TCTAGATACCTTGAAGAGGGATGCCTTGTCGAAAGCTAGAGAATTGTACTATGATTTCTCCCCAAGTCAAAATTTTCGCCGGGGTGGCGATATTATGTATCCATTAAGACTTGCTCCTAGTGAAATCCGTAGGGCATGGCGTATGACCTTATAAAATAATTACCAGTTAAAAAATAAACTCTCAGACTAGAAAATCTGAGAGTTTATTTTTTACGCTTCTTTGTAGCCTTCTTTTTTGGCTGCTTCTACAATTCCGACGGCCTTGAGAAATTCAGTGAAGCTTGCAGCAAATCTATCTTGCTGTTGCTTCATTTTCTCGTCATAACCCTTCTGCGTCATCCATGGACGGGCAAGAATTAGGAAACTCATATGGTATTGACTAGAAATATTATTCCAGAAGGCCCTACATATCTTATTTCCCGAGCAGCCTAACAGCCAGATTACAAAATAGGCAACGAAACAGATGAGGCAGGAAACGAAACAGGAAACCAGATATATTTTAGCGAACTTATTCATAATAAGTCCTTCCTGTATAATGAAGACTCATTCTTGTCTTAGCCCCAGGCAACACCTGATGATCTAAGATCTATGTTCTTCATTCACATTATTCTTATACCTAGTACTATGTAAAAAATTAACCAGACCTACACTTTTATGTGCAGGCCTGATTAAGCTTACTTTTGTTCTTTTTCTAGAATGGTAAGCAGACATCCTAGTGCAGCACTACTTACGAAGCTTATGATCGCTAAGCAGATCAGTGCGATACCTTTGAATGCTTTATCCATAGCATTACTCCTTTCATAGATATTTTTCTTTACATTATATTTATAACCACAAAATTACTAGAAATTTAGTAGCATTGACATATTGCCCGCCATAAGCTATATTACATTGTAGATATCTAAACTCCGGAGTAAAGTAATGTCAGAAACATTTAATTTCAAGGATCGTGTTCCAGTAAGAGGCACGCTCCAGCTCATCTATATGAAGGGCGAATATCCGATTATAATGGGGTCTGATATTTTAATAGATCCCGCAAAGACCCAGATCCTATTCAGGGAAAAGGGCCAGAATCTGGTTGTTGACGAAGGACGTAAAATTTTAAACGAAACTATGTCAGGAACCTTGCCCCCAGGAATCACATCTGATCCTATTAAATATTTCTGTACAGGTACAGGTGGATATATTGGAACACCAGACCCGGATTCAGATCCGGAACCACCTACAGGAGCAGATTTAGATTTATATCAGCCCCTGTTCCAGAAAGAGATATCTTCAATATCACATCCAAATGCTCTGGCCACTACTTTTGTGACTACAATTACAGAGACAGAGTCCATAGGCAATTTGACAGAATTTGGTTTGAAGACAGCCTCAGGCAGACTTTTCTGTAGAAAGACTGTTCGCCCCCGCTATAAAGATAATGGCGTTTTCTTTGTCGCCAGATGGACAATCCAGTTTTAATCTAAAGGAGAAACACCATGGCACAGAAACAGACATTCGTATATAAAGCTCCTCCGAGCACCAGAACATATAATGATCACATCGCCAAACTTGTAGCCCCAGGCCTATATCATGGTCTCATGATAGTTCCAACTGCACCACAGTCTATGTATGTTGGTCTTACCGCAGGCTATGCTCTAACAGATGAAGGTGTCAAGATAGAAGAAACCGAAGATGTAGGCGTTGAGCTTGGCGATGATCCAACCTATTGGCCAGAACTTAAGTTCTTACAGATAGATGATCCTGACGCTGACTATCCACGACGTGATCTTATTGTCATGCGCCACAGATATAATCCCAACGGCACATGGACAAGAGCTACTCCAGCTGTTAACCCGGCATCTTATGTAGTTATCAAGGGCACACCTACTCCATATATTCAGGGTGAACCTCAGGCAAAACTGAGTGACATGGAACCAGGTGACATTCCAATGGCTGAAATCCTGGTAAGTCCAGGCATGACTACTATAGGACGTGCAGATATCTTCAATAGAACCAGAACTATGACAACCACAGAGTTAATGGATCAGGTAGCTAACGCTCTTTATATCTGTCTGGGCAACTTCGTTTTCAGCGGATGGCAGTTGTCTTCCAGCATGCTCAATGTAACAGTAAGCCCAGGTACTGGTTTTCTTGCCGGTGTTGCTAATACCAGTGAAGAAGATTACACCATCACAACTTTGAGAGCTCGTGAATATCTCTATAACGAAAGAGACAGACATCCAGACACTGGACTGTTCACCGGTAATATCAGATATGCCTGTGATAACATGACTCTGGACAGGGATCCTGATTACCCAAGCACACTACGCTTCTATATTCAGCCTTCAGTAGATAACGTTGAGGGTGACATATACATAAGTGGTTACGACATAGCAGGTAATTACAGAAACAATGAGATATTGCACGTTGCCTGTCCACATGCCAATCAGGTATATGAGTTTGTAACATCTACTACATTTCGTTCTATAGATCACGAAGGCATTGATGCACAAGACCTTGAAGATCAGGATGCCGCATGTCGACTGTGGATTAAGGACAGCCCCGTTGCTTATATTTATGCTGTAGGTACTAACAGCGGTCGCCCATTGTTCGAAGCCGTCTATGAAAGATTGTCTCCAGTTCCGGTAAATAAGCTGTTTTTAGGTTATGCCATAACTGACGAGCATCAGGTTATTGAAATGCAGCGCTGGATAACTGACAGCTTTGCTGAAGTGGTTGAAGACTTGACCACTAATGGAAGAGCCGACGGTTATAACAAGGTATTTGTAATGAACGACATGCCTAAGGAAGGAACAGAAACTGTGATTCTTGATGGTATCGTCTTGATGAAGGATAGTCCACACCAGAAAGGCTACACTATTCAGGGCAATGTAATCACTCTGCAGGAAAATGTTCCAGCTCCTGACTCAGAAGGCAATGTGTCTGGCAACGGACCTGCCGATTTCTGGGTAAAATACAGAAGAGTATAACGCATGGCACTTAAAGTCTCCACATTATTAAGAGATAAATTAACAGGCAGCACCTGGATCGGAGATCCGGGTGTTGTTTCTGGTTGTGGAGTGCGCATTCACGACAGAGTATGGATAAACGTACTTCCAGGCAGACTGAGTTTTCCAAACTCACGTTCTGCCACTATTAAGCATGAGATTATAAACGCATGCAAGATACCAGTAGAGCCAGGCATTTACTATGTAGAAGCAGTAGTCGGACCAGCAGGCGTCACATTTAATTGCCGAAAAGGAACATTATCTGTGACAAAGCCTAACGGAAGCCTTCTTAAGGGTCAGCCTGACATGGTTCCACTTGCCAGAATAAGATGGGATGGCAAGATGGCTCAGGTATTCGAACACGTCGATACTACCGAAGATCATTTGGTAGGCTTTAGAAATGTATTCCCAGCCCCTGATGGCGATACCTCCAAGTTCTTCCTGGCAGAAACAGTATATGCCAACCAGGCACTGGATCTGCATGTCGCAGGAGTTGCCCAGGTGGAAGGCGAAGATTATGTGATAAGGTCTGAAGTAGGCCCTGACGGCAAATACATTTCTATCATTGAGTTTTTGAACGAAGTACCGGCAGCTGGTACAGATATCACTGCCAGAATATATTTAGGGAGAGTTGGTGTAACCAGATGATTTTTTACAGACAGCTGCCGATAGTATATCCTTTTACTGCATGCTATAACGGTTATATCCAGGATCTTGGAGATAATCCCAGGCTGACAGTCAATCTATATAGTGAAAATGATAACGCGGTGGTAAACGTAGATACAGCTGTGGACTTGAAAGAAGTTCGTCAGATATCTGATACCACTGTTTTTATTGGGACCGCCTATGTCAACAGAGACGGGAACAACCTGCAGCCTGGTAACTACAGACTGCTTATTTCTGTTAATGGCTCCTACAACATAATTAATTTAATTTATCTGCCAGTAGAGATAACCAATAAGAGAAACTCTTTCCAGGTATCTTACATGAACAGGCAGAACATCACAGATGACGAACTGCGCACTTACCTTAAGGATCTGGTGGATCCAGGTGTTAAGTTTGGCTTCAATGTAAGCTATGGTCAGGACACTAATTCTTTTGATGTAAGTTCCGGCATTGCTTTGAGCAGGCAGGGAGCCAAGATAGTGTTGACCGAAGATATCAAGCAGGCTTTTACTATTAAGCCTACTGGGGAATTTCCCAGAACAGATGCTGTGTGCATTAAATACAATGAAGACCTTTATGACAGGTTCGGCAAAGTCTGTGAGCCTCAGATAGTTGTAGTGGAAGGTGATGTAGCAAGTTTCGGTGCTGTTCCGGTATTGCATGATGATATGCTGCCTATAGCCTATATTTCTATAGCTGCGGATACTGATATACTCAGACCGTCTAATACTTTAATATCCAACCTGAAGAGATCCTCATCCGGCCGCCCGTTCTTTAATATAAAGGCTAGAGAACTGGGTGACGGTATTCGCTCCGAGTTTACATTCGATGTTGAATATATCAAGGATTCAACTCATGCTTATGTTGATGGTGTAGAACAGTTCGTAGGAGAAGATTATAAGGAGCTTGGTTCCGGCAATGGTATAGGCCTTATTAAGTTTGAAGGTGAAGTACCGGCTGAAGGTCAGGTGGTTACACTATCAGGGCAGGTGATGAATGCTGTTTATATAGATCCACGAGGTTTGCCCTTCTCTAGCCCCGTCAGTCCGTATGCTCCGGTATATGAATATGACGAAGGTAGTACTATAGCAAGCTTCAAGGGATTTGGCTACAGTACTTCAGACTATATGTGGGTTGGCGATAAGAGTGAAACTATGATAGCCACTCCCACACTGCATCCACGCAGAGCTTTTTCACAGAGTCTTGGTTATCATGTTTACTTCAGACCAACTGATAAGCTGGTTACCTCGACTGGCTATAACATGAGGAATGTAACCTATCTGTTTTCAACAGATGTCAGAGAAATGTCTCAGACAGCTGAGCCACAGAGGCTGCTAACTACTGAACAATATAAGATAGACCTGATTGCTGGATATGATTTGTTCCAGATAAAGCTGTCAGATAATCATAATAACTCTTATGTTCTCGGTGTTCAGCCCGGCCCTGTTTCTACAGGTCCCGCAGTTATATCTGTTTCTATATTTGATGATGCAGTTACCATACGCTATAATAATATAGTGAGAAGCTGGGATATCCCGGCAGAAGTAGAAGATACGACAAGTCTTGTAGCTCTGGGATGTCCCCAGGACGACACAGCTATTGGCGCAAGTATAGGCCTGGCAGTATTTGCAATGCTGGATCACGTTTTAGATAATAGCGAAGTAGCTATGTTTATGCCAGTAATAGATTAAGGAGATAGAAGATGCCTTTTACATATATAACAGGGTCAGGAACCCAGCAGGATCCTTATTCAATAGGTAGTATAGATGCATGGAACGAGTTAATAGCTAATTGTTCCTCTCAGGATGGAAATGAGCTTACTGACGCTTATCTATGTTTGGACACAGATTTAGAATTTAATGATATAACTGATTTTGCATCCTGGGGAACCACACCCCCGGCTAATCCAACAGGGCCTATGGATAGCTGCGATTATGACTATAGAACATGGGTGTACCTGAAAGAATTTAACGGTAACAATCACACCATCAGGGGAGCTTATGTTTATCAGGACACAGAGGGTCAGTGGTCTTCCTGGTTATCCTTAATTACGTCTGCTGGACGTAATGGTGTAATACGTAATTTAAAATTTGACCACTGTTATTTTAATATAAATACAGGTACTAACTACGATTATGAGGATTGCACTGGCGTATTGATTTATGGCATGTTTGGACACTATGTTCAATATAGCAGCTCCTCTCCGGGTAGGATTAGTAATGTCGAAGTAACAAATTCTGTTTTTAATTTTACAGGAAGATATTATTACCCCGCTTTATTCAGAGCTGATTGTGTAGATCATATTTATGTAGACAATACTAATATAATAAATGTTGGTACCACTATGTTCTCTTGCGTCTACTGTAATATCTGCGCAGATAATATTTATGTAGATCCTGTTATAAATGTTGTGGATAATGCTTACACAAGGGAATATCTGACTATAGCGCCAGTTATCGTGGATGGAAATAACGTATATAGTCTTTATAAATATAATAGTGCTACTGGCAAATATGAAAAAGTGACACAACCACAACTTACATCTATAGGTATTTCTGAGGAGTCATTGGCATTTACTCGGATGTATCTGGGTGGAACCATTAATTTAGCTCCAGCAACTATAAATTATTTGTATGTAGCACCCTTTATAATTAACAGTAGTGCTGCAGCTGTAGATTACATGTCAGAGTGTATTGGGGCTCTAACAGTAAATGGGCAGAACACCAGTGTGGTAAACAGGGCGGATTTATCCGGTTTATATTACTACTCTCAAAGTTCATTCTCTATTTCAGCAGGAAGCTTTAACGCTGGTGAAGAGCCAACTAGAGAACTGAGAGATTGTTATTCTATATGTAATTATACTTTAGCTGCTGTACCGTCACAAACCACTTATGCAGGGTTCTGTTCCAGCTATAATAACAATAATGAGCTGCAGATCGAAGATAGCTATAACTTTGACTCTGTTGATTTAGGCTCTGCTTTTACTGGCACTGGTAATAATGTTATATTCAGAGCTGTTGGTGGCTTAGACACACAGGATGTCCATTCAGATAACTGTTTTTATGTTGAAAACACACCCTCATTTCAGGCCCCGCAGTATGGAACTAATACAGAGCTTACATCTCAGGCCTTTGCTAACACCGCTAATTTATCTACACTGGACTATAATGACACATGGGAAATGAGCAGTGCTAAAGGCAGACCAATATTATCAGATACTATAGAAGGTGTTCCTGCATATGTCAATGGCGATACCTTACTGTCTCAAGCAGCTACACCAGTAGTTTCCACCTACGAGCTTATTTTACATCAAAATTATAATAATTATGGCACAGTAACAGGTGCAGGCAATTATGCAGAAGGCGATTCAGTTGTCATTACAGCAACACCAGCTTCTGGCTATGCTTTTGTAAGATGGCATGATGGAGTTACTGAAAACCCAAGAACTATAATAATGCCAGCTAGTAGTGTTACATACACTGCAGGTTTCGGTTTTACTTTAAATGCTGTTTCAGCAGATGCCACTATGGGTAGTGTCACTGGTGGTGGTAATTACTGTCCCGGTGAACACGCCACAATAACAGCTGTGCCAAATGCAGGATATAGATTTTCGCAATGGAACGACGACAATACAGATAACCCAAGAGATGTATGGGCAGATAATACAACATATACAGCAACTTTCGTTCAGATAGTCACACATACAGTTACACTAACATCCAACGATGCCAATCTTGGGTCTGTCGCCGGTTCCGGAACATATGAACACGGTACTCAGGTTACCCTGGTTGCTACCCCAGCTTCTGATCACGTCCGATTTAACGGTTGGAGTGATGGTGAAACCGATCCAACTAGAACAGTGGTGCTTATTGATGATCTATCACTGACAGCTACATTTGAACAGCTGTACAGTTTGACTCTGGAAAGTAGAAGTGGCGCTCAGTGTGCATCATTCGTCGGTGCTGGATTGTATCCAACAGGTACAGTCGTTCATATTGCAGCTGTACCGGACGATGGTTTCAGATTAAAATACTGGGATGATCTTAACACTAATCTTGAAAGGAATGTTACTATAGGATCCAGTGATCAGACTATCAGAGCATTTTTCCAGTCTCATATAGAAATAAGCGTTACAGATGAATCCGATACTATTACATATACAAGTAATGCAGGCAATCTTACTCGTGAAAATAATACTTATTCAGGCTGGTGTGATCCTACTGGTAACCTTAATGTGACTCTAGTTCCAGGTGAAGACAGAGACCTGTCAGCATGGAGTGATGGTGTTACATCATTATCAAGAATAATATCAGCAGCTAATCCTGTGAGCCTTACTGCTGTTACATTCAGGGATATCCCAGTTTATACGCTTACTGTTAACTCTAACGACAATAATTTGGGTACAGCTACCGGTGGTGGTGAATATGAAGCTGGTGAAGTAGCAGAGATAGAAGCTACAGCTGCGCAGGGTGTATCTTTTGTCGGTTGGAGTGATGGCTCTGTTGCAAATCCAAGAGGTGTGACAGTCAATAGTAATCAGACTATTACAGCTTTGTTCGGTTACATGCTCCAGATATTCCAGTCAGAATATGGGACAGTATCTGGAGAAGGTGCTTATGCTGCAGGTTCAACGGCTGTTCTGACAGCTACTCCTGTGGAAAACTTTTATTTTGCAGAATGGTCTGATCACAACACAGACAATCCTAGAACTGTTACTGTAGATGCTGATGTTTCCTACGAGCCAGTATTCAGAATGAAGAAATCTCTTACTGTGCAGTCTAGCAATGGAGCTAATGGCGGAGTTTCCTTCTCGGAAGAAGGGCCATTTGAAAACAGTATAACAACTATGGTGGTGCCTGGCACTGAAGTAACAGTTTATACATCTCCTGCTCAGCAGTATCAGTTGTCCTCGTGGAGTGACGGTGGCTCCGGAATTTCCAGAACCATCACTGTGAACGACGACTTATCAGTAACAGCTGTGTTCTCCAAGATTCTCAGGACTTTCTACATCAATGTAGAAACGAATGATTCTGAACTTGGAAATGTAACTGGTGAGGGCTATGCTCAGGAAGACAGTTATATTACTATAACAGCTGTTCCAAGAGCTGGTGCAAGATTCATTGGCTGGAATGACGGTGATATGCAGGCAACTAGAAGTGTTCTGGTAACCGGAGACGCTACATATACAGCTTTGTTCGAAGAAATAATATACTTCACAGTCGAGGCTACCTCTAATGACCCGGTATTTGGTCATGTAGACGGTGCTGGTATCTTTGAAGAAGGTAGTCAGATAACTTTGACAGCTGTCCCAGAAGAAGGATATGCATTCTCTGCCTGGAGTGATGGTGTGCTGTCTGCCAGTAGAACAGTTACTTTGGATGAGAATAAGTCTTTCCATGCTATATTCATGAAGCTTTATCATAGAATGGTCAATACTTACCGCTATGATGGCAAGGTTGGCCGTATGAAAGCCAATGGTAAGATTTATTCCAGCATCACTTTATATCGTTCTCTGGATTTAGCTGAAAACGCTTGTGTAGAACTGGGACAGTTCGATACAAATACAGGTAAGCATTTTATATTTGTCAGCGTCAAAGATGCTACAAGATATATTCTTAAACAATATTCGCTCTCTTTGAACCATAATCATACCAGTGGAGAATGGTTCAGAGCAGATCCTCTGGATTCCAGTGACCTGGCTTCCAATGAATTCCAGTTGGAAGTTAAGTCTGACGGTGTTAGTGCAGCACTTAGACTGAAAAGACTTACAGGTGGAGATGAGCTGGATTTCCAGGTAGTTATACAGAATTTAGGCATTGAGGATGAAAGCTGGTTTGAAGGTCAGGAAGCCTACATAGACACTACTGAAGTTCCATCTTATATAGAAAGTATGCCTGCAGGCTTGAACAGATGCGACCACATGCACCTGGCCAACCGTGGAGACCATACTCATGCAGAAATAGATGCTCATTTGGATGACCCAAACCCTCATCCAGGCCACGAGGTTATATCAGACAAGAATGTTCCAAATGGATACGCTGGGTTAGACGACGATGCTAATGTCCCTATTGAACATTTACCTATTGGTGGTGATGATGATCAGCTTGTTCTTGGTTCTGATCCAAGACTTAGTGACGATAGATATCCAACTGAACATGCGCATTCACATACTAGTGATGGTGATGACACTCTATATTTGAGCACACTGGCAGGAAATCTGGCTCAGGATAGAACACATAATAATGTGGATACTGATGACAGTGAAGAAGCTATACATCATACTCTAGGTGATGGCCATACTCAGGCAGCTCCTGGTGACCACCTGCATGATGAAAGATATGCTCCAATAGATCAGGGTGTTCTTGGCGGTAACAATCACATTCATGATGGCGAAGATACTGCTAAGGTAGACCATGCCAATTTGATCAATAAAGGTGTTTATACACACGCTCAGATTGATGCTCATATAGAAGCAACAACACCTCATAGTGGCCACGAAGATAAAGCTAATAAAGATATTCCTAATGGATATGCCGGCTTGAACGCTTTAGGTAAGATAAAGTCCGAGGAGATAAGTTTCGGTACTGGTTCTGGTAGCGTTTGCGAAGGCAATGACCCTAGACTTACTAATGCCAGACCACCTTCCGCACATGCCCAGTACCATGCAGCAGAAGGCAGTGATCCAATTACTATCAGCACTCTTGCAGGAAATCTTACTCAGGCAAGAAGCCATGATAGTGCTGATACTGATTCATCTACATCGGCTATTCACCACACTATAGGATCAGGTGCTAATCAGGCAGCAGCAGGTAATCACAACCATGATTCGGCATACGCCCCAATCAGCATGTTACTTGCTGATAATAGTGACCTTGGCCCAAATCTCAGAGTAGCTAACAGTGCAGATACTTATGTTCTAGGCACTGTAGCTGTCGAAGAAAATAGCGAAACCGTTCTTAGAACTAGATTCCATAAGCTGTCTCACAATGACTTAAGTGATAAGGGTACTTATGATCATGATGATATTGATCAGTTTATCAATGATGCTACTCAGTATGAAGTAACAGCTCGTCGTGGTCAGGCTGATGGCTATGCAAGTCTGGATGCTAATGGTCGTATTCCATTATCACAGATGCCGTTGTCAACTGCAAGTGCAGTTCCGAATGTTGCCAATATAGCAGCTCGTGATGCTATGACTAACGTAGCTGATGGTGCTCAGGTAAGAGTTCTCGATGCAAGCGCTGATGCAAGTGTAAATAGTGGATGGGCTTTATATACATATTATGCAGATCAGGACGTCTGGGTAAAACTTGCTGAACAGGAAAGCCTGGATATGGTTACTGACTGGAGCAACTTGCAGAATAAGCCAGTATCTACAGTATCAGCTATAGATACAGCTGTAGGTCAGGCTCATGATCAGAATACAGACCAGGCCCTTGATTATGGTGGAAATAATGAAGTTACTGCTGCCGCAATAAAGGCTCATCTGGAATCATTTACAGCCCATGCTGGCAATGAAGTTCTCTCCAATAAGGGTCAGCCGGATGGATATGCTGAATTGGACAGCACAGGGAGATTGCCAACAGCGCAGTTGCCATTGAATATAGCAGCAGCCACAGCAGATAGTGCCACTACTGCAGTATCAGCAACTACAGCTGGTCATGCAACAACTGCAGACAGTGCTACTACAGCAGATACTGCTACAACGGCAGCAAGTGCGGCGGAAGCTGATGCTTTAAGTGAAGCTTTTGAGCTTTCATTAACTGGAGATGCTGAAGGAAGTGTATCTATTGATGGTAGTATGAATGTTACTCTTAATGTAACTATTCCAGCTATAGCTGCAAACCAGTTTAGCCTGATGTCGGCAGAAGAGGTTGAAGCTATAATAGTTTAATGGTATACTAATATGGAGCTGATAATACATCAGCTCCTTTAACTCGTGAATAATAGGACAAAGTTATGGCCTTTAATATAGTCGCTGGTGTAAATAATGCTGTATATGGCAGTGTAAGCGGTTCCGGTAGTTATGTGGAAGGGGCTGAAGTAACCCTGGAAGTAACTGCTAATGACGGTTACAGATTTGTATCATGGGATGACGGTAGTACTGACAACCCAAGAGTCTTTAATGCTTCTGAAGATGTTACCTTAGTAGCCACTTTGGAGGCAATTCCAGAGTATGCCATTTCTGTCACTACTAATGATAATAGTCTTGGGACCGTTAGCGGTTCTGGAACTTTCAGAGAAGGCACTAGTACCCAGATAAGTGCTACACCATATGTCCATTCCAGATTTGTGAATTGGGAAGATGGTAATTCTGATAACCCAAGAACTATAACAGTATCTGCAGCTACTACATACAAGGCCATTTTCGAAGCAGTTAATTATTTTACTATCAGCACAGCTGTGAATGATGCTAATCTGGGAAGCGTAACCGGCTCAGGGGAATACGATGAAGGTGATACCGTTACACTTACAGCTGTCCCGGAAACAGGCTGCAGGTTTGTAAGCTGGAATGATGGTAATACTGATAACCCCAGGATATTTACATCAAGTGCTGATATTACATATACAGCAACGTTCGAGGAAATCCAGTATACTGATGTTACTATAGCGAGCAATGACGTGTCCTGGGGGACAGTAGGCGGCGCAACTTCTGGTAATATTGAGACTGGAACAACAATAACACTAACTGCTATACCGGCTACTGATTATAAATTTGACGGCTGGCAGGTGGATGGTGAAATAGTGACTGCCTCCCCTACAGCCAGCTTTATTGTTGATGGCCAGGAGATGGACATTATAGCTGTATTTTCTGCCATAGTATTCTATCAGGTTACTTTGATAACAAATGACGTTGACTGTGGAAGCATTTCTGTCGTTTCAGCTACTGCGGAACCTAGGGGTGAAGCTCATAATATATGGCCGGATGGAACTATTATAAATCTTCAGGCTGTGACCACTGAGGGCGGAAGGTTTTTGAACTGGAGCACAGGACAGGCGGCCACTGAGATAACTGTTAATGTTCATGGAAATGAAACTATAAGAGCTAATTTTTATCCTGCCACAGGGCTTATCTTAGTTACTAAGAAAATATTTCAGCACGCCTGGAATACTATAAAATCTTTTTTCTCCGCCTCCACAGGTGCCAGCAAAATAGGAGCTCCAGCTAACAACGCTCTCGGTGCAACTACTCTTGCAGACGTAGTAAACAGTGCGGGTCAGCCTGGTGGTATTGCTATACTCAATAACAGTGGAAAAGTAGCCGCAGCTGATATAGATGGGACGCTGAGCAATGATACTTCTGGAAATGCAGCTACAGCGAGTGTTGCGGATAAAGTGGGAACAACTACCGTAGGCAGCAGCACTGAACCAGTGTATATTAATGCAGGAACACCGACTGCCTGTGGTGGGAGTCTTGCTGTTGATATTACTGGTAATGCTGCTACTGCAACATCTGCTGCTGCTTGTACTGGAAATGCAGCTACAGCAACAGATTCAGAAAGTGTAAAAGTATGGTATTCTACGGGTAATGCTAATAGACCATTAATGATGGTTGATGGTACCACAGTCTCAGATACTTCGCATAAGCAAGAGCAGGGTGTCTATTGTGGAAGTTTTTATGCAAATCCATCTACTGGTTATATCTTTTCTACAGGCGGCTTTTCTTCATCTAAAACAACCTCTACATATCAGAATGGTTACGGCGAAAGTGGTGCTATCATAGTGAGTACTGCCGCAAAAGGCTTTAATATGCTGGCACGTATGAAATCGACAAATGGTAAATTCATGCACGGTGTATATAATGCTGATTATCAGTTCTACTACGTTGCTGATACTGTAACTACAAACACTGTAACAAAAACTTGTTTAACTATAAATGAAAATGGAACGGTATCAGCTCCCAACGGATTCAGTGGGGCATTGACGGGAAATGTAACAGGTAACTGTTCTGGTTCATCCGGTAGCTGTACTGGTAACGCCGCTACAGCTACTACTGCAGCAGCATGTAGTGGTAATGCCGCTACTGCAACTACAGCTACAAACACCAATAATGCCAAGCTTACCCATACTGTAGGTAACACAGAATATCCACTAGTGTTCGGCACCTCTTTTGTAATCACAGATGCTCAACAGGCACTTAGAATCGGAACTCCTACAGCAACAGCGGCAAACTGTGCTTTAAGAGCTAAAGCCTACTGTGCCGCCGCTAACACTCAGGGTGAATCTTATATTGTTATAGGTAATAACATTGCAAAAACCGATGCGAATAATTCACGAGGCGGATTATATTTATATGGTACTGGTACAACTTGGGCTAAATTTCAGGCAGGTGACCAGACAGCTAATAAAACTGTAACACTTGTTGCACCAGCAGATGTTACACTAACACTTCCCTCAGCTACAGGTACAATCGCTCTTACATCATCAAATATCACTGGTTCTTCTGCATCCTGTACTGGAAACGCCGCTACAGCTACTACAGCGTCGGCTTGTTCTGGTAATGCCGCATCAGCGACATACGCAAGCAACATAAGACCGACATCAAAATCAGCAAATTCTTGGTATTATCCAGTATTTACAACAGGAATGACAACAAGTACTAATTATGCACCTTATGCAAATACAGGTTTTAAAATACAAGCTTATACAACACCAACAACATCAAATGGATATTGTGCATTATCGTTGGGAACTTCTACCGCATATGGTACAGCAGGAAACGCATTTGGATTTATAAATCTATACAAGCAGTCAGATTCTTCACATAAAAATCCTGCAAAAATACAAATAAAACCACCTATGTGTGCAACGTCATCTGATACAGATAGAGAAATTGTATTTCCTGATGCTAGTGGAACAATCGCCCTAACTTCATCTAATATCACAGGCTCATCTGCATCCTGCACAGGAAACGCCGCTACAGCAACTACTGCATCAGCCTGTTCTGGAAACGCAGCATCAGCTACTTATGCAACAAACATTCGTGTAACGGATACTGACAGCAATACCTGGTACCCAATAGTCCTTTCTTCTGGTTCTGCAGCATCCACAAACTATGTTGCCCGTGTCGATGCAGATAGTATCCTTGCCTATCCAGGGACTGCTCCAGCAGCAGGTACTCAGGGACATTGCTATATGCAATTAGGTAATGCTAAAGCTACGGCTACGGCAGCTAACAAGAGAGGACATCTTAGAATATACGGTGTTAATACTTCTTATTCAGAAATAGTCAGTGGTGTTGCTACTACAGCTAGAACCTTCACACTTCCAGACATCACTGGATTAGCAGTTGTATCTTCAGATTCAACGGTGTATAATATTTCAGTGGTTTCTGCTTTACCAAGTAGTCCGAATGCTAAAACTGTATATCTGGTGAAATAATATGGGAAGTATAAAAATAGGAAGTACAGCAGTTAAAAAAGTATTTATAGAAAGTACTCCAATAAAAAAGGTATATGTTGGAAGTACTTTAATATGGACGGCCCCTTCACCTGTTCTTACTAGAATAGGTACTTACACACTAGGGTCATCCAGTAGAGGTATTACTCTTTTGAAGGATGGGAATTACGCAGCTACAGACTGGAGTAATGCTTGTGTTAGAGTTTTTTCTTCTGCAGGTGCTTTAAAATATAGTTTTGGTAGCAGTGGAACTGGAGACAGTCAGTTTACAAATCCTTACGGTATATGTCAGGATAAGGATGGTTATATTTATGTAACCGATTGGAGGGGTCAAAGTGCTTCATGGTATTTACGAAAATTAAAGTATACCAGTACAGCTCTAACCTATGTATCTAAGCTTCAGATGCCTTCAGGCAGTGGACATCAGATAAGCTATAATACGACTAGAGATAGGCTGATTGTCAGTTGTTATGGTGGGGGACAAGTAGTACAGGTACCAAGAGATCTATCCTCCTATATATCTTTAGCTTCTGTATCTTTACAGATAGGAAGTACTATGACGACAGATGGCAAGACTTTGTATTATACAGGTTACTATGGAACTATAAAAAAGTCTACATTTGCATCAGCTTCTGACACCACTGCTTCTTCTACTGAAACTATTTATTCTGGAGGCGCCTCTGGTAGTACTCAAGGCATAGCCTTATCTGGGGATAATACTTATTTAGTATATGTTGATAATACAAACAAGAGAATACAGAAGAGAATAATAGCAACCGGAGCCGAAGAAACAGTAGCCTCTGATATATTTGCTTTTAGTATAATGAACTGTGGCGGAGATACTTTCGTGTTTACGGGAGGTGCCTCTGATTCTACATTCCTATATAAGCTGGAATTGTAAGAGACCTTTACTAACCTTCCAAAATAAAGTATTATAAGAATATATGTATTAAAAGGAGAACAGCCCGTCATGGCAGATCCTAAGAAAAGTTATAACGATATTATAACCTGGGCAAAGGGCACGTCTAACGATATCATTGCTAAGAAACTGGCTACGCCCAGGTCTATAAGTATTACAAATAATGCAGGAACATCATTGGCTTCCGGGAATTTTGACGGGAGTGCCGATGTTACGTTGAAATTACCTGCAACTGTTGCTGTAGATATTAGTGGGAATGCGGCTACGGCTACGAAGTTAGGTAGTAATGCTGGGAGCGGTACCATTCCTATATATTTTTCAGGGGGGAAGCCCGTAGCTTGTGGGTCTTCTCTAGCAGTAAGCATTACTGGAACCGCAGCTACAGCATCCAAGTTATCTACAAATGCTGGGGATACTTATACTCCTGTATATTTTTCTGGCGGTGTACCTGTAGCTGCAACTTTATCAAAGCTACCAGTGAATCCCACAACAGTGCAGAAAAACGCTTATCCAAGTGGTGCTGTATGGATAGAATCATAAAGGAGAGTTTATTATGGCTGATCCCACCAAATTAAGTTATAAAGATCTAGTCTCCTGGAGCAAGGGGGAAAATGATATTACGGCTAAAACAGCCAAGACTCTTGCTACAGCTAGGACTATTACAATAAAAGATAACAGTGCAACCAATGCCGGCCCGGCTACATCATTTAACGGCAGTGCCGATATTGTTATTAAATTGCCTGACACCATCAAGGCAGGTTCCTTTGTAGGACCACTTACTGGAAACGTAACGGGTAATGTCACTGGTAATTGTAGTGGAAGTGCAGCAAGTGCAACCACCGCTACAACTGCCACAAAGCTTGCCTCTAATGGTGGAGCAGCTAATACCCCTGTTTATTTTTCCAACGGACAGCCAGTTGCTGTTACGTCATTAGGCACAGGGTCTCTGCCTGTCAGAATCCCGACAGCCCAACCTTCCAGTCTCCAGCCCGGGATGATATGGATAGAGGAATAACCTACTGTCGGAGGAATAACCTATTGCGTAAAGACTCCTTATATGTTAGGCTGAACATATAAGGAGTTTTTCTATGTTAGTAAGAATATACAGGTATTTTTTAAAGTTATTATATAAGCTGTTTTCTCGTTTTAATGGGAAGTTGCCCCCGATAAAACTTGTATTTCTTAATCAACGGCATCCCACTTATAAGATGAGAACAGAGTATGATTGCGAGAACGCTGCAATTATAAATGCATTGTCGTTAAAAGATACAGATTCTTACGATAAGATAGAGGCTGCCTTGTTAAGATTACGCTGGCTGGGCTGGCTGCAGAACCCCATGTATGGAAATCCATGGAACGTTAAAGCCTCCCTGGAAGAGTTGGGATATTGTGTTGACAGAGTAGACCCGGATGAGCTATCTCTTAATGACAGAGCTATTATTCTTATTCACTGGGATAACTGGGAGGACGATAGAGTTGCTCATATCCTGAACCAGCATTGGATAGCTTACGAAAATGGTATGCTGCACATGGGAGACGGGGATGTGGTTTCACTGCGGTCTGTGGATTTAGCGAAGAAGTACCCCTCACCTTTTGGTTCCTGGTGCTATAAGATCACTGTCAGATAGTTGATTTTTAACTCAAGACAGAGTATATTGATTATATATTCATTATCAGGATAACTAACATGGCCACACTACAGGTATCCAGACCAGATCTCGAAACTCCTTTATCATCTACACTTCTGACCTTCTCAGATATCCAGAATATGGAAATCAATGAAAAGAAGGTTGTAGCTATCATATGTCCGCAGGTATCTCCAGGAGCCTATTACCCACGATGTGTATCAGGCTCTTCTTCTGCTTTTACTCAGAACGGAATTACAGCAAGCGGAAGTGACAGTGAGTTGGATGCCACAGTTTCTTCCGTTTATTCTGAGCCCACAGCTCACTTTGTTCTCACTAAGACAGGTATATCCATGTATACTCTAAGAAATGTGGGATACAATTTTTACAGCCCGAGATATGACGCCGAAGGAACCAATGGTTTAGCCTGGGTAGAAATTCCCGAAGAGTTTACATTAAGCTCTCCGATCATATCAGATACCACAGGAATAGCCGTAAATGCTATGGCAAGCAACTCATCCTTTGTCAGATTCACAGAAGGTGTTGCAGGAAAAGTATTATCTGCTGGTGCAGATGCCTCTGAGTTTGGTTTCAGCTCAGCCGATGACATTACATCTGTCTGGTATGTCTATGAAATCAATGGTTACGTGGCCGAAGATCTGTATACTGTTACCTGTAAGTCCAATAACACCAGTTATGGCGTTGTAACAGGTGCCGGAAATTATACCGGAGGTTCTTCGGTTACAGTGGAAGCCAGTCCAGTATCCGGAGGCAGGTTCATAGGATGGACAGATGGTGACACCAGTACTCAGAAGACTTTCATTATATCTGCAGATACTTTGTGCAGGGCTAACTTTGTATCAACTGCACACGGGTTGATTTATCTGGCCAGAGAAAATCTTATCACCATGTGGAACAGCATTAAATCCTATTTTTCCGCTACTACAGGTGCCAGCCACATTGGTGTTGATTCCAACAATGCTGTAGGAGCAATCACAGTAGCTGATGTTGTAGGAAGCATAGGCCAGGCGAGTGGGATTGCAACCCTGGATAGTACCGGGAAACTTGATAGTAACCAGCTTCCAAGTGGCTTATTATCAGGAACAGTAGGTTCATCGACTACCCCTGTTTATCTCGATAATGGAACAATTACCGCTGTGGGAAGCTCCCTTGCTGTAGATATAACCGGATCTTCAGCTAAAGTAGGCGTAGCTACCGTAGGTAGTAGCAACCAACCTGTTTATCTTAATGCTGGTACTCCGACTGCTTGTGGGAACAGTCTGGCTATTGATATTACGGGTAATGCCGCTACAGCTACATCTGCAACTACAGCTACATCAGCAACGACAGCAACTACGGCCTCTAAGTTAGGAAGTAGTAATGTAGGAAGCTCAAAGCAGCCAATGTATCTCAATGCCGGTACTCCGACAGCTTGTGGTTTCAAGGTTGAAAGTGTTGCAAGCCTGCCGGCTAATCCAGATGCCAATACTTTATATATTGTAACAGGGAGCTGATCATGGCCCAATTATATTGGGGAGGCACCCAGATAAAAGGGATTAAACCTCCAGGAATGAACTTCATACCATTTTATAGCGGAGCTTATAGATTGTATATTGATGTGCCATCAGGTACCACTGCATTAGAGGATAGAGCTTTTGATAGCTGTGGACCTTTGTTTAGTATTACAATCCCACCATCAGTCACTTCTTTGGGAAAAGAGTGTTTCTATCGCTGTTCTTCTCTTACTTCCATTACAATCCCACCATCAGTAACTTCTTTAGGTAACTATTGTTTCATGGATTGTTCTTCTCTCCCCTCTATCACAATCCCACCATCAGTCACTTCTATAGGTGACTATTGTTTCTTTGGCTGCTCTTCTCTTACTTCCATTACAATCCCATCATCAGTTACTTCTTTGGGAGAATCATGTTTCTACAACTGTTATTCACTTACTTCCATCACACTCCCATCATCCATCACTTCTTTGGGAAAAGAGTGTTTCTATGGCTGTCCTGCCTTTACTTCCATCACAATCCCATCATCAGTCACTTCTTTGGGAATAGCGTGTTTTTATCTCTGTGAATCCCTCGCCTCTATTACAATCCCATCATCAGTCACTTCTATAGGTGACTATTGTTTCAGCACCTGCCGTAGCTTAAGAAAAGTGTATTTTGCAGGTAATCCTCCCACATTAGGTAGTCCTTTCCCAGGCTTAACCCTTACTATTTATCATAAATCAAATAATTCTAACTGGACTTCTTCAATAAAAACATCTAATTATGGCGGAGCTAGAAGTGTAACATGGAGTACATATTAATATGCCAACTATATATTACGGAAACATTCCACTTGCTGAGGTTAAGTCATCAGCTAAATTATCGGACATAAGCTCTATCGCAATCCCATCATCAGTCACTTCTTTGAAAGAAGCTTGTTTCAGCAGCTTTTTTTCCCTTACTTCTATCACAATCCCATCATCAATCACTTCTTTATCTAATAATTGTTTCAGAGACTGTTCCTCCCTCCCTTCTATCACAATCCCGTCATCAGTCATCTCTTTAGGTAACTATTGTTTCTATGGCTGCTCTAACTTGAAAAAAGTGTATTTTGCAGGTAACCCCCCTACTTCACTATCTTCATCAGCTTTTTCAGGTCTTACCCTTACAATCTATCACAAAGCCAACAATTCCAACTGGACGTCCTCAGTAAAGACCTCTACTTATGGTGGAGCAACCAGTGTAACCTGGGCCACCTACTAATAAACAAAGGAAGAAATAAATTATGGCAGACTTATGTATAAGACAAAATGGAACAATAAAGAAATATGAACTCAAGGACAGCGTTTCTTCATCACCTAAACTGGCTGTAAAACAAGGTGGGTATACCAGGTACCTCCCGTTGAAGCAGGGAACCAAGAGTGGAGAATTAAGTCTGAGAGTTCAGGGGAAGACCTATTATGCCTATTCTGAAAAAATACTCCCCGTAGAAATGACAGATCCAGTCAGGTTGAGTGACATGCATTTCGCAAGATCACAGTATGATGCTGATCATTATGACTGGGGTACAGACGAAGAAAATAACAAAGCCTTCAAAACTACTTATAACGTGGGTGGTCACGAATACTATTATAATCAATGGGGAGGAACGGGTCCGTTCAGAATGTATAAGACAGAACCGTACAGTGACTATAAAACCACACCCCCTACTTTTGAATATGTAATGACAGAACCCCTTTACTTTGTATGGACAGATCAGTCTACATCTTTGTATACGCATGCTCATGGTGGAGAAACCTATATATTGGATGTATTGAAGAATGGAGAATCTCTGTATTCTTACAAGGGAACCTCGACACCTATCTTGTTTGAAACAGACGATGTTATGTCTGTTATTGTCATGTTTGGTGGTTTTAATACACAGGAGGATAGCGGAGCTACAGCATTTACCTATGGCTGGTATCCTAAATTGAGACCTGCCAGCAAATATAAGTTTGCAGACGCCCCTTTTGGTTTTTACTGTCAATGTAATAGCTCTGTAGCCGGGAATTCAAATTTTTATGGTAACTTAGTAGATTGGGGAGAAAATCCTTCAGCATCTCCTGATTATTCAGTATATAGAACTTCTCCGGAATATTATATAGCTCAGCACGATTATAAATACTATCCTAGTGATAACAGTAAATTCGCGGCTTCTCCTACTTATTGGGATATATATGGACTTAATATGCCTTCTTTTGGCATTAACTTTCATGTGTATTCTTCTAAGTGCATAGTAAATAGTACTAGATATGACTGGAATCAGGAGTTTGAAATACACGCAGGTGATCGTGTAACTATTCTCTTCAGATTGGATGGTAACATGCCAAATACTAGCTATACACTAAACGTAGGTATTAGACCTAAGTTACGTTTAGCTGCTGAATAATTCAGCTGAAAACCAGGACCCCATAGATCCTGGTTTTCTTTTACCCTTTACTTTTCCACTGTTAAATAGTAATATTAAGTAAAGCTTTATTTCCTAGGAAACCAAGATGAAAAAATTACACGGAACCCATTCAATTCAACCGTTGACAATAACAGATGCTGTTATTGCTGAGGATGCTCAAATATCTGAAAGCAAGATAGCTCTTACTTATAATACCACTGAGCTGAACGATCGCGCTTCGGCTGTAGACCAGCGATTGTCTGCACATGAAGCCACCTCGTCAGATCCACATGGCCAGATACTGACCCAGTCCACTATCCGTTCTGAAGATATACAATCAGCCCCATCTTCAATTCAACAGACTATAACTGTCACGAATGCCGGAGATGGTAATGTTCTTTTAGATATAGATGGTGACCTTAAAGCAGACAATGCTACTTTGGATGGGGATGTTAATATAAGTGGAGTTACCAGTATAGGTGGTCAGACACATATTTCCGGCAGTGTTGTTATTGATGGTGACCTCACTGTTGTGGGTACCACAACTAAAGTTGAGTCAGAAACAATAGACTATGACAGTCTTTTAGTTACACCTTCATCTGCAACTAATCACACTGGTATTATTGTGGCTCCGGATGGGACTGGTCTCGACGAAGAAGCAGGAGAGCCAGTCGAGGATACTTTCCTTGGAAATCTTCTCGAACTGCAGACCAGAACCATGGGTCTTAACGAAGCCGCTGTAATTGTTGACAGGAATGGTAACCTTAACATCCTTAAGGGTGATGTAACTATTCAGGGCAACAAGCTCGGTGTTACCGCCAACGGTATCAACTTCACTTCTGACATAACAGTTCCTTCTGTAACTACTACAGATGAGGGATTTATATATAAGGCCAACTCAGCCGCTACCCCTGGTAGTACTGTAATTTCCTGTAAGAACAGTAGCAATAATAATTTGTTTACAGTCGGTGGTAATGGTGATGCTTCGGTTGGTGGCACTCTTACATTAGGTGGTGCCAGTGACCCGATCTACTATGCTGGTAACGAATATGGCACCCAGGCTGACGTAACTTTTACTAACAATGCTGTTACCCTTGACGACAGCATACTGACTCTGGCTTCAGGCAATAATACGCCTTGGAAGATATTCAATGCCCACTCCTCTGTAAGTTTATATTTCGGTGTTCAGAATGCACCTAAGTTTGAAATATCAGAAAATGAAGTTACCATAGCTCAGACTAATACCTCACTTCAGAATCTGGCTGTTCATGGAACTTCCAGCTTCACAGGTGATATCACTGTTGCTCTTAATGCCACAGTTGATGGTGTTGATATTGGTATTCACGACCACTCTGGTGTTGCTAGTCATGGCGAACGCATTCCAGCTACTTCTGTAATAGGCCTGCAGGAATTTCTCGATGGCCATATGGAAACTGTTCAGGATTATGTCGGTGGCATGATTAGTGGAAACACCGAAAGTGGAATTGCTGTTACATATGATGATAATTCCGGCAAGTTGAACTTCGATGTTAATGACTTTACCATAACAGCAGCCGGTAATGTATCAGGCAGCACTACAATAACTAATCTTGGCAATTCTACGTTCACTATGACTGTTCTGGATTCAGACAAGGTCGATGGTTTGCATGTGACTTCCGGCAGTGTAAACAATGAAGCCAATAAGCTTGTAAAGACCGATGCAAGTGGACATACAAAATGCGGCTGGATAAATACAACCAGCGGAAATGCAAGCACTACTACTATGGATAGAGTGTATGCTTCATATGATGGTTACATCAGATACTATACTCCAGCTAACTTTGCAACTCAGATATTGGCTCTTGGTGGAACCGTGAAAAACTCTCACGTTCATGATAAGGTTAACAATCTGAAGCCTATGAGAGGCTCCTCTACATTTAACGGAACTATTGGCAGGGTTGTAATGCTACCAGCTGCTTTTGCAAATACAAACTATACCGTTGCTGTTACACCAACAGCAAACACCGATGGACAACTTGGTGATGTCTGGGTTTCCAAGTCCACAGACAGATTTACTGTTTATAACACCGGTACTGCCACTGTGGCATTTGATTATATCGCTATAGGTTGATAGGAGATAAAATATGATAGTAGATGGCAAATATATTGAAGAGGGCAGTATCCCGTTAAACAGGCTGGAAACCCAGCCAATGACAGCTGGTGATGCCGCCCAGGCACACACAGAGCTTAATAATAGGATCTCTAATATTGAAAATTTAAGTGCCCCCAGCAGTTCCAATTTGATGCACTTCAAGGCTGATATGGATACTCATGTGGGCTCTACAATATCTGCAGCAGCTTCTTCCCCACATATCGTGGGGGATAATTATATTACTAAAGCCATGCTTCATTCTGATCTGGCTGGAGATATAGTTTATCGCACCGGAACAGCTCAGGAAATTACAGCTGTGAAACATTTTAAGGGTGTAACCACTCAGTTCTCTGCAAGTTCTTCCACAGCAGCCGCTATTAATGTAACAAGTGGTAAGACCACTTTACAGGCTGTGGAAGCTAAGGCAGGTACTTTTGCAGGTGCTCTTACAACTACTGGCACAAGCTCGAATCTTACTATTGCTGGTACTGGCAGTAATAAGATTGCTGGTAATTTGGATATAGGTGCTTCTGGAGCCACTAAGAAATTGAGAGTATTTGGTGACTTGGAAGTGACCGGTAATGTTATTCTCAACTCCGTTGTAAATACTACTACGACTAATACTGAAATTAACGATCAGGTTATTCTCCTTAATAAGGGTGGTACCTCAGCAGTTAACTCAGGTATTGAAATAGACTGTAACAGCACCTATAATCCTCAGCTGGTATACTCCGGTTCAAGCACAGGCAGCGGATGGGCTGTCCGTAAAGCTGGTTCTTCTAATACATTTAAGCAGCTGGCCACTATGGATGATATTACAGCTGCCGGCGGACAGACCGCTACGCAGGTTGCAACAGCCATTAAAAATGCTATATTAACGGAAGTTAAAAAAGTTATTCTGGCAGGTAAAGGTACTACTTATACTGCTACTACAGCGACTACTCTGCAGGGGACAGCTGGAAGAGCAATAACACTGCCATCTGGCTTCGCTTCAGCTGCTGGGGATTATGCAGTATTCATCAGTGTAGACGGAACAAGTGCACCAGCCACCGTGGGTAATGTTGGCGAGATTTATGTTGTTAACAATAGCGCTACTAAATTTACTGTCTATAATTCTGGATCTAACGCAGCTGCAACTTTTACTTGGGTAGCCATTAATCTTACTAAGTGGAAAGCCTACGGCGGAACCAATGTATTCTAAGGAGCAGTTATTATGATGAATAAATTAGCTTATGATATAGCATTTATGGCTAACGTTAAACTGGCTGCTCTGGATGACTTGTTCGAAAAGTATGCTGCTGCTGGAAATATGCAGCAGTTCCTTAACTTTTTCCAAACTCAGCCAAATAAGGCCTTTACAAGATTCATTTCTGGAATGCAGAACGGAACCATCCCATACCCTGCTGCTGCCAAGTTATTTCATAATGGAATAATGAAAAACCCACAGCTGGCCACTACTGGCAGACAGCTTAATTTCCTCTCTCAAATCCAGAATATGTTGAATAACACGGCTTATCAGCAGGCAGCTAGGCCTAACGTAGCCAAAGCATTCAAGCCAATTACTATGTAAAAAAATAAAACCCTGGGAGATTATCCCAGGGTTTCTTTATTTTACAGCAAGAAAGATAGTTAAGGCTGCCCAGCCTAATCGCTCAATCCTTCGATTGTATTTCTGCTGCTGAGAGTATTTCTTCGATTTTTGCAATGCTGTCTTCTGCTGTCCTAATAGCTCCCTCTGCTTTTGTAATAGCTTCTGTACTTCGTTCAACTGATTTATTGAGTTTATCAGTTCCGTCTGCAATTCTCTGTGCGACTTCTGCCATTTCTCCAGTTCGGTTTTTTGCGTTAACAATAGTTCTTTTGACAGTAACAGTTCTTTCTTCGAGTTGTCCAGTGCCAGAGTCAAGCTGGCTATTGATGTTTTGAGCCTCGTCAATTCTGTCTTCAACCCGGCCATCTGTTCTTCGGTGAAGGTATAGGTCGAGCAGAAACCCTGCAATGAAAGAGACAAAACTAACAATAATGTAACTAGTAAGGTTTTCCACATTTAGGCCTCCTCTATTGGTTTAGTACCAAAATCAAATATTTTCAGCTGATTGTTATCATTGAGTCCGGCATTGTGAAAGGCCGTCTCGTGACTTCTGAACATTTCTGGCAGAGCCATTTTATCAAAGACGTTTCGTATATCCTTGACCTGGTAAAGTTTACCATCAGCGCCACGTAGTATAGGTGCAAAACGCATGTTGGGCCCTATCTTACCATTGGGTGTTGTAAATTTTTCCGGGAAGTCCGTTCCATAAGCCGGCTTGTCTCCGATATGAGCTTTCATGATTCTTTCAGCTAGGTCTGTATTCATGGATATAAAGTCAGCTTCAGTGAACCCTTTCGAGTCATCTTGAACTTTTAGCTTTTCCATAATAAGACTACCTAATCCTGGTTCTACAGCTCTTATACCCCCACCTATATTTTCATGCACTCTTCTCGGCTGGGCTTTAGCTAATGCAGCAAACAGATCAGCATTATCAGGATTCATTAGTACTTGCATTCTTTCAGCCAGCCTGTTTTTCATCCGTTTGCGTGGATTGTCTGCAGCATATAGTTCATATGCTTTCTCAAATTCCCCAGCATCAAATAAATCTCTTACCTGCTGGTCTATTTTGTTACCTTTTAATTCTATCATGCGTTGAAGGTGAGGTGTCTCGCCATAACAACCGTTAAAGTTTTTCCTGATAGCTTCACCCAGGTCTTTAGTCAGTACTGGATAAGCAGATCCCTCATACCCACGACCGATAGGTTTAGAAGATAAGTAGACTACTTCATTGTCTTTAAGGGAGTTACGAGCAGCCTCCTGTTCTTCTGGGGTCATATCATAATAGCCTTTAAGAACTTTTTTAGAGCCAGTTTTTTCGATTAATTTAGCAACCTGTTGAAGTTCTTCAGGGGTAGTCCATATCTGAGCTTCAAGGTAATTCTGACCTCTGCTATTATTTGTACTAGCCTTTACTTTCTCTATAACTTCATTTAAAGGCATGCTCTGTATGTCCTTAAGACTGTATAATTTTCTGCTGGCAGGGTCTGCCTTTCCAAGTACTGGTATAGAGTCACCAATACTAAAGGTAACTTTATCTTCTAGTCCTTTTAATGGTATATCTAAATGAGAGTTCATATCCTGGAATACTTCAGGAGTATACCCCAGATCTAAACTGCCATACGTTGGATATTTAGTATCAGCTTTAATACCTAACTGAGGAAGTTGTTCATACATCCAGTTTTCCAACTCATGTCTAGTCTTCATATATTTTGCTGGGTTGTTGTTTTTCCAACCAAGTTTATTATATAAATCTAGGAGAAAGGCTTCGGCAGCTTCAGGGTTCTCATCATGCCATTGTGATACCGACTTGCTTACCTGATCTTTTGGGCCACTTTTAGTGTAGTGTTGGATAGTATCTAAGGCTGCGGTTTTCTTATTGAAGTTTTCCCACGGACTAAACCCATAGACTTTCTTGCCGGGGTGATCAGGCGACCCGGCAAGATCCCAGTTACAGGTCCCGACAGTGCCCCAGTGGTCACTGCCCCTGACTATCCCCATAGGAGTTACCCAGTACTCGGAATCGCTTCCTTTCTTGGGTGACTTTTTATCGGGCTCTCTGTCGGGGCGCTTAGTGGTCTTTGAGAATACAGCAGAGGTGCCATGAGTAAAGTTATTCTGGTTGGCTTTAAAAGCCAGCTTTATCAATGTAGCTGTATATATGTCGTGGGCTAGTTTGTGGAACATTGCTTATTTAAGTGAGGCTAAGTATGCCTGAGCATCTTCGTGTAGTTTTGTTAAATATGGGAGATTATCTTCTTCAAATTTCAGCATCCTTGGATCAGTTTTAGGGTCTGATCTTAGGTTTTCTATATATTTTAAAGTTTTAGGATATTCTTTTAAAATTAACTCAGCGTTTTCTTTACCATAAGGTCCCTTATTAAAGTCATAAGCAGCCAGTTTGATAATAGCAGCATTATATATATCTTGTGCCAGTTTTTCTATCATATTATTTGTCCTCTACTTTAGCTTTTGCTCCAAGCATATTGGTATACTTGTCCATAGCCCTTAGTCCAGCAGCTCCGCCAGCACTCAGGCAGGCGAAGATCTCATAGTTGAATTTGGCTGGGTTGATATATAATAAAATGCAGCTGACGATAATAAAAGCGAAAAATCCGCAGAAGCTCATTATTTTGCTGCTGCTGAAATAACCGTCAGGTCCTTTGAACATACCTATAAATGATTGCCAGAAAGTCATGCTAATCCCCTTTATTTTTGTTTGATTTGTTGAGGTGTGCCAGAATAGTCTACGAAAAGAGCATTTTTCGTAGACTTTTTAGATTGAATATTTTTGCGTTTTTAGTTATTTTATCCAACTCTTCTAGAGGCAGCGAGATCTAGAAATTGTTGTGGACTTAGAGCAGCCCGAGGACTACTTGAGCCTAGAAATTGTGTAAAATCATATGGTTTTATTCCATATTTTGATTCCTGACCAACCATTTGTCCGACATTATTAACTATTTTACTTTTGAGTGAGTATGGTAGCTGTGAATTAGCAGCATTTCTTGCTCCACTGTAGGCTCGGCCTGCGATCGCCTTTAATTTACCAGCTAAAGCGTTATATCCTGGCAGATCCCCCATGCTAGCCGTACCTGCAGGTGCATTTTTTGCCATATTTAGCATTTGTCTAAGATAATGGCTAGCGTCTGCTGTTTTTTCTACTTGTTCAGTAAGAGCAGCAAGTTTTAGTTGTGCCATGTAAGCTATATCTTCAGCTAATTTTTCAAACATATTAAAACTCCCAGATAAAAAAATCAGTTACACTGTAGTATAACTGATTTATGCCTTTCAGTCAATCTTGAGGTGGGGCGAATGCAGCTCGCCCACGCTCTAGAAATTCCTGCTTACGCATGGCAGCCCAGTCTTTCACATATTGAACCAAATCTACTCCGGTGAGTTGTATTCGAGGATCTTCGGTTTTCATGTTAGCTAAGTCCCTTATAACATTTTGGCAATATGTAGTGGGCAGCATCATCCATCTATTATTTTCATCCACTATGGCGGTCATCCCTGCAGGCCATGTTTTTTCGCATGCCTGGCAAGGGAAGATCTCCTCGCTACGTTCGTTACAGAAAATGCAATGTTTGGGTCTTGGCTTAGTCATTGTTTATCTGTGATAGAATTTGATTAGCTTCGCCCTGCATTACAGCTTTCAGGAGTTCTTGTTCCATAGTTTCAATCTCCTGAAATCTTAGCGCCACATTTAGGGCAGGTTGCTATTTCGCCCGCAAACAGTGTTACCTTTTCACCACATTTACAGATTACTTCTTTTCCTGCTGCATACTTTTCCATTATATTCCTCCTACTTTTCTTAGTTTATATACTATAATTAGTCGGCTGCGTTTCCATAACCTGACGGCTAGAAAGCAGCCGGCTGCTAATATTATTAACAGTCCGGCTACATATTTCATAATACAATCTTACCCTTTCATCAAGAATTTTATCATATTTGAAATTGTGTCAGCTTTGCCAGGCTGACCTTTGCTTTCACATTTTAACTGCAGCATTGTCAGCTTGAGAACAACATCCTGAATATCTTCCATTTCAAAGATAGACGGATATTGGGTATCTACTCCTAGTTGTTCTACGAGATCTGGATTTTTAACCACGATATTCTCCTTTGTTGGTTTGGGTGCTACGAATACTTCTTCAACTTCGATAGTCTTGGCTGCTGGTTTATGGACTTCCATTGGCTGTTCTATCTTTATTGGCATAGCTGCTCTAGTTTTAGGCTTGAGCTCCAGCTTAGGAGGATTAAGCTCATCGTGTTTGATTTCGATTTCTTTAACCCTAGGTTTATCAGCAGGTTTAACATAGTCATACTTCGGAGTCTCAATCTTCTGCATTGGGGCCAGGTTGTCTTTACGTGGTTTACGTTCCAATAGTCGCTTTTCAACCGAGTACAGCAACGGACCGTCGCTGTCCTCGATAATCTGATGAGCTACTGCTTCTGCCCAGTATCTTTTCAGCTTAAAGAAGGCTACTGATTTTATGAGGTCAGTAATAACAGTCAGATCCGTCATAGAATCCCCGTAGAGCTTAAGGATCTCACGTCCTAATTCAGTCAGGTATGCAATTTCTGAGGCACCATAGTCATTATTGTCCAGGCCAAGAAGCCCAGCTTCGACCATGGTTTCTATTACGCTCTGGCAACTGCAGTTGTCATCCCAGAACATATAGCGCGAACTTTTACGTAGGATTCCGTTAATTCTAGATATTCTCCCACTAGTAAAACCGGTAGTTTTAAAGTGGTTTAAAATTTCAAGAATCCCAGAATCCCTGTCTGGAGTCTTTTCTTGTCGTTTCAATCCCAGTTCACCACAAGCCCTGTTCAAAGCCTGCTCAGTAAAAAGGGTGGCATCATATTCACCCATCTTGTCCTGAGTCTTAATAACGACGTCATACTGAGCCGGTGCCCAGAGATATGGGTTACCCATGCCTGGGAAAGTAGCTTCTATAACAGTAGCTATGTTCCTGACCAGCTCAGCTTCATCACTGATGTTACGTTTAAAAACCGAGAAATTGAAGGTGGTGGGAACACCACCGGTTTTAGTTCCCAGATCAAGAGCAGCGCGCTTGATCAAATCTTTTGTGTGTTTAGAGTCTTTCACTGTCTGTCTCCTTAATTTGAGTTAGTAAGCTCAACATGAACTTACAGTTATCTTATACCTAAAAATACCAGCTAAAAAAGAGCCAGCACATACAGGCTGACTCTTTTACTCTTAGCGGAAGTCTAAGGTTATGCATCCATCCTTGGTAATTACCTTCGGTGGGTTAAGCTTCTTATCCATGATGTCTTTTATTTTAGTATCGAGAACTTCTGTAACTACAGACTTATCACGACCGTTCAAGTTTACTGTAAGACTTCCAGGATTAGTAGTGAACTCTAACGGTGAGAACTCTTCGAATTCCTGGTAGTCTTCATCATCGTCGTCTATACCTCCGAATTGTTCTTCCCATTCCTGTCTGCGCAGGTCTTCTCTTTTGTTATCATTGATCTGGATATCTTCGACAAGATTGTCGATGATATCGCTAACCATTTCTTCCTGCTCTGGGCTTAAGACTACTTGCATTTTAGGTCCTGTCGGAGCTTTATCCCAAATGCCTTCGTCTTTTTTGGGAGCGGCTTCCTGCTGCTTCAGCTGGGCCAGGATTCTGGCTATGTTTTCCGGAGTAGCCTCACCTGTGATTTTGTTTTCTTCAGCCGGTTTTTCTTCTTCTATAGTAGAGAAACATTCTGTGAAGATTGAAGCCCCGACTACTGCGAAATCCGTATTTCTTTTAATAACAAACATATACTTTGGCAGAGACATGCCAGCAATAATTAATTTTACTTTCTCATTCTGCACTTCTATGCTTGTTGGGATGCTAAGATGGGCCAGGAGTTTGCAGCATTCTGCCGCGCTTTCCAGAGTCCCGCGAAATTGAACTGCTTCTATCTGTTTATTAGCAACAGTTTGAAACATTATAAAGTACCTCCTTGGTAAGTATACTTTGCTTATACCAAAATATACTTATTATTGAGGTCTTCTATTAAGCTTTCCCATGAAGATATCTCCGGCAGCTACCTTTTCGTCCAGCTTGGGATCCACATAGTATTTTGGCAGTTCTATCTTAGGCAGTTCTACAGGCTCTCCGCCCATCCTCCATATTCCGGCAGTAAGTCCGTCACATTTGATATAGGCCAGGCTCATTGTATCGAAACAGAAAGAAAGGACATCCATCGGACCGCTGTTCTTGAATACAGAGGTGTCGAATGTCCATATAGGGTGTAGTCTGGGGTTGCCTTTGTAGAAGAGTTTATTGAACAGGTCGAAGGTAGGACAGGCAGACCTGGAGACATCTTTTACGAATTTCTGAAATTCACTGGCATCCAGGAATGTCATTATCTTAGGCATCTCACAGCCCTCTACTTCTCTGCTCAATACAAATACGTCAGTTTCACCGGTTTTCTTGTCCTTTAGTTCCACCGATACTATATACATATCAGTATTGAATCCGGTTACTTTCTCTAATACCTTTCCAACCATCGCATGCCTCCAGACAGAGTTTATCTTTAAAGCCCTGATATTCGGCCCAGAATGTAGGATCATTGATGATGCAGGACATCTGGTTCGTAGCAGGGTCCTTACTCATGTTAGCACAATATGAGCAGGGATGTATATACTTTTCTGCTATTTTAGGTTTGGATTTTTGTTTGGCCATATTTGTCAGCTCCTTACATAAGTTGGGATATAAATGTCCAGATTGAAAGCTTCTATAACTTCCTTTAACTTCCAATCTATGTAAATTACAGTACCTATTTCCTGAATAGTGGGTGGGTCTTCGTCAGGCCCTAATACCTGATAGTCTGGTTCCAACAGCTCAGGCAGGTTGTACATCATGTAATCACCCATAAGCTTCAGTTGCAGCTCTTCTCTGCGAGCATGTTCCTGTGCGGGTGCATTGTTCAGCTTCTGTATTACGGGTGCGAACAGGGTATGGTTTGTAGGAAGATTTGCATAGCCTAGATAGACATCATTGATAGTCCAGCTGAGAATTGTCCCCAGCGAATCTTCGGCTCCGAAATAATCCCAGAAGTTGATTGGTTCTTCGCCTTCTTCCGGTTCCAGAGATATGCACAGTTTGTTAACACCTGCTGTGATCAGCTCATAGATGTCATTTTCCATGGTCTTCTTGTTCTGCCCCTCCACTCTGAACCAGCCGGTTCCACCGTTGATATAACCGGACAGAGCTTCTTTCAGATTACCGAACTGTTCAGTATACCAGGCTTTAGCTGTTCTTACCTGTTCAGCTCTTCCTGAGTTTGTGCCTGACACATTAATAGAGTTCAGCTTGGTAGTTACTGCAGAAGCCAGAGAGTTAATGTGAGCCATAGCTCCTGCATATGTTTTAGCAGCCATTGTCTTACTCCTTATATGTAAAAATTATACTTTAGTTTGAGATTTAATAATGACAGACAGGATTGCCTTTTAAGGCAATCCCGCTATCGAGTCTGGAAGTTCATATGCTACTTTTTATATACAGGTATCCGTGCTATGCGGGCCGATGGCGCAGCGGATGTGAAGGAGCACCCAGTGTCCTGGAGAAGGTTTACCTGCGTAAGGTACTGGGTATTCCTTCTCATCCGTAGCGCCGTGGCCAGCTGTGCACTGGATAACCTGTATATAAACGAGTGTGTTAGTTGCAATCCACCCGGATGAGGTATCCTCATCCACAAGTCTAGCAAATATCTTACCAGAGGTACCTGTCGATATCAGCATTCAAGATAACTGGCGAGCTAATTTCACTGACGATGTCCACCTGGCTGGATAAAAATCGACGGGTTTGCAGTGAAGGATCCTGCCCCACAAGGCAGGATTCCGAACAAAGACCCGTCGATTTGTTCCAGCTCGGTGGACATATGTCAGGGAATTTAGCTCTGCAGTTATCTTATAGTTCATAACTGATATTATACACTGCAGCGGAATCCGCTGCAATAGTTTGCTTTATCGACAAAGCAGCCAATGAGAACTGGAGGATTCGAACCTGCCATTCTGGATAGAGCGCGCATAATCCAGGCTTAGACCATTTAGCAGAAGTTCTCTTAGGAGGGGAGTAGTCCCGGAATATTCTATAGTTCATACTAGAGCCGTCTTCCATGGGTGATCTGGAGAGCTGAGCCTTCTGATCCAGAGAAGGAGCAGCTATCCAGATCACCCATGGAAGACAAGCGCCAGTATGAACTATAATAGTATGTATTTTCCATAATACTATGAAGAGGAAACCTCTTCAAATAAGGTTATTCCGGGGGTCCCCATAAAGGTAAAACCAGGAAGCCGTCAACTTTCTATTCATAATAGTTTACGCGAGTGCACTGCCGCGTGCAAGGAGTAAAGCATGCATCCTGGATCCTGAAGTTCGGGGGAAGTGTTCACCGGTCTTCAGAGTTCGAAAGGAAGCTACTGTAAGGAGCGAGTTTCGAATTCTGAGACCGGTTTACATGATCCCCGAATATTCGGGATCCAGGATGCATGCTGTTCTCCTGGAACGCGGCAGTGTATGGTGAGTAAACTATTATCTAGTTTGACTCAAATATTTTGCGTGGAGGCTGAGACAGCAACCTTTAGTTTAGAAAGTATATTGTACTTCCTGGAATTACATTTCTCTTATACCATAAATTTTTACCTGTTGAAAAAATGTTGCCTTCGGAGTATATGTTATAGTGGGCTTAAGTATTGACGAAAAGCTCTCTAGGTTTTATATTAAAGTATATCTTATGTAGGACTTTTATTATGGCGGAACAGGAAACAACACGACTTTACAGTATGCTGGACAGGGTCAGTGAAGAACAGCGCACCCTACTCACATCTGTCTCCGCACTGAAGGAACAGGTTAGAAAGATAGAAATAAATGATGAGTTACAGATCACTGAAATAGGCAATTTAAAGCTGTCTTTGGGAACAACCACTGCTTCTATGCAGTATCTCACAGAACAGATCAACGAGATTTCAGACCAGAGGAGTAAACTTATGTCTGCTGTAGACTCTGCCAAGGAATCTGCTCGTCAGGTAGCATCTTTTGAAGCTGTATGCAATGAAAAGTTCACGAACATTGCCAACACTCTCGAGCATACACATAAAGAGGAATCTCTGCGTGTGGAAAAGCTTGAACTGGAGCTGGATATGCTCAGGAAGTCCTATGAAAAGCTGGAAACCAGATATAATTATATATCAGGTGTATTACTGAGCAGTTTTGTAGGCTTTATTATCTGGGTAGTAAAAATGTTCGGCACTGCCAAAGGCTGGTGGTAATATGAGACTTCTTATAGTAGAAGATGATTCACTATTGTCCTCTCTTTATAAGGACTGGATGCCTAGAATCCTGTCTGAATACAATTTCAGGGCCCCTGTCGTTATAGATATGGTCACCTCGGGTGAAGAGGCTGCTGAGTTGCTAAAATATTATACTTATGATATTGTATTTCTGGATATGGTTATTCCAGGAATGTCAGGTGTGGAACTGTTCAAGCGATTTCATACCTCAGTCAAATATATTGTTCTGACTTCATCTCATGTGGATTACTTTAAAGAATATATTGCAGAACCAGAGTATCCTCTATGTCTGCAGAAGCCTTTTGATTGTGCCAGAGTAGGTGAAGTGATACGTGAAATCATAGAGGAGGGAAAGTTAGATGCTTACAGCACAACAAATAACCAAAGCAAAAAATACGAAGTTGTCAGATAACTTTACTTTATATGAGCTGATTCGAAGCGACAGCCACCCAGAATTAGTTACTTACCCTATTGATGAAGTTATAGAAGCTTTAAGAGTTCTCTGTCAGGATGTTCTTCAACCAATCAGAGATAAGTTTGGTCCCATTAGAGTTAATTCCGGTTATAGAAATACCAGGTTGAACAGTGCAGTTGGTGGTGTATCCAATTCTATCCATAAAGTAATGGACAGCCACGGCATTTCTGTTGTAGGTGCAGCCGCTGATATTGTTCCTTTAAAAGCTGATGTTAAAAAAGTTTTTGAACAGATACCCGAATTGTCTAAAGGTATCAAGACAGCTATTATTTATAGAAGACCCAGTGTGACAAGAACTCCGTTTATCCATGTAGACAATCGCAACACTCGCACTGAACTGAGTATGCTGGAAAAGATAGGTCCCAACACCTATGTTCCATATAAGAAGTAAGAGGTAACCAATGGACGATGACGAATTATTGAATAATGACAATGATAATCCCACTGGTGACCAGAATGATGATCCAGGAACTGAGCCAGGAACTGAGCCAGGAACTGAGCCAGGAACTGAGCCAGGAACTGAGCCAGGAACTGAACCAGGGACTGAACCAGGGACTGAACCAGGGACTGAACCAGGGACTGAACCAGGGACTGAACCAGGGACTGAACCAGGGACTGAACCAGGTGACCCCGAGGAACCTATTGAACCAGAAGAGTCGGCTGAACCTACTCCATTTACGTGGGAAGTTCTACCTGTTCCAGGGCTTCCAGAAGAGTGGGTTGAGTATGTTCCATACCCAGTAATTTTCAGAGCTACTTCCGGTTCTGGTATAGTTCAGCTCACTGAAGCTCCCGATTATCTGCTCGGCGCTGAAGAGCTTAAAGCTGGTGTGCATCTGACTGCCGGTGAAGCAGAAGATGAAGAAAGCTATACTACAATATTGATGATGTCTCAATGTAGGGCTGGTAATCAGTTTATTATGGAATTTGAAAGCACTAATGATGCTACTCCGGAATTAGATCCCGTGAAGGATTGCCTGGATATTACCATTGTAACTGAAAATGAGGAATATCCTTTCTACGGAGTCAGACTTACATGGGAAAAGCAGTTGGATGCCGCTTATTATGTAATACGTGCTGAAGATCCGGAAATACCTCTTCCAGAGGAGCCAGCTAAATGTCAGTGCGTTAGATGTTCTGACGATATACAGCCCAGTCTTAATGAAATTATTGAGCTGTTAAAGGCTAATCTGGCAGCTAAAGCTGAAGAGGAGCCTTCCGAAGAAGGTGAACCTGATGAAAATCAGGAAGAACCCCCAGAAGAGCCTGAAACTCCGGAAGAACCTGTTGAAGAAGAACCCGAAGAACCTCAGCGTTTCAGGACAATTATTGTTCCGAATGATACTTACAGCCGTGCAAAGCTCCAGTGGTTCCTCGACAGGAAAGGCACTCCCAAGACTCTTTATACAATATCTGCTATGACAGCGGATGGTGTTGAGGGTCAGGTTTCCCCAAAGAGACACGCACCGGATATATTCTCAGACCTTTGCCTTGTTCAGGGCACTATCGCAAGTATCGGAGCAGAGCCTTCTGAAAGTATACCTTTAGTATATAGAATTAAGGAACCTACCAGAATAAATAACACCTTTATCAGAAAAGGCACTAATCTGCTCTATACTGATGAGCGTGGTTATTTTGAATTCTTTGTTCCTAGAAAATGTATTATTAATTTAATTATAGATGATGTTGGATTTAACCAGTCTTTGGTAATTCCTGACCAGGAATATATAGACATCGAAGAACTGTTAAAACTCCCACAGAATTTACCTGGAGGAAAATATGTTCAATAAATTTGCAGATTTAGTTCTGGATATAGCTTCTGATCCTGGATACAGGAAGATGGCCGCTATTGTAGAAGAAGTCGGCAGAATTGGAGATGACAAGGAAGTTTCCCGTGCCATGAAAGCCGTTGCTGAGTTCAAATCTGAAGTAGAAAAGCTGGATGTTCTCGGTCCGGAAGATCTGGGACTGCTTCCAGACAGTGACTTCGCTCTTATCCACGTAGCTAAGGATGGTAAAGTTACCAGACGTTTCCCTTGCCCTGATATTAATAACGCTTTAGTAAGTGCTATATACCTGTCCAAGGTTTATAAGGAACTCCCAGCCAAGGCAGCTGCTATAGCCGCCAAAAATCTTTATAACAGGATAGACTCAGCTGATGAAGTCCCAGGCTCTATAGGCAGGCGCATGTGCTGGGCTTTCTCTGATGTATTAAGAGAAATTGCTGGTGTTAAATACAGCGTGTATTCTAGCGAGCTTGCCGGCAACACCTATCGTGAGCCATCAGAGCCAGAAGCTGAAAAACTCCGCGACCATTTTGACGAAGAAACCAGAAACATCAAGGAATCCAGAGCTAAGCTCAGCGATGACAGTTTTGTATTTGTTTCCGAAAAAGACGGTCAGAAGAGAAGACTATTCCCTATAACAAGTGCAGAAGATGTTGAAAAGATGGCTTCTTACTTTGATAAGAACCACAAACAGTTCTCTTTGGAACAACGTCACACTTTCGCTAAGAAGCTTCGTGACAAGGCTGCTGAATATTATGTTGAAATTCCAGCAACCACCGTATCTAAATACGCCTCTCATGAATGGTCTCCAACAGCTTATGAATGTATTAAGACCCGTATAGACCAGCTCAAACAGTATGAAGTAAAATATAACGAAAAGACCGCAGAACATGAAGTAGTTACTAAATGTGATGATGAACGTGCCCAGGCTCTTGTAGGTTATGTTAAACTGTCTGGACTTATTGGAAGAACCGATATAGACAAATATGCTGAAACTCTGCATATGTTAGATAAGGTTGCAGGTTTTGATAAGGGTTATGGTAAATTCATCCGTGACCCCTATGGCAGTACCTATAAACCAATACTTACTTTAAGTAATCCAAAACTTGAAAAAGTAGCAAATACTCTTGATGCTATGGCCACTACTTTTATGGGTAAACCTGTAAAGGCCAACGATCTCATGAATCTTAATGCTGGAGACCTTGGCGGACTTATTGACCAGGGCACTCTTGATGAAATGGTAGCCGATCCGATTGCTGTATTTAATTCCTTGCCTATCCCTTACAAATCTGTTATAGTGGAAGCTATAGGTTCTAAAGGAAAATAAATTCGGGAGGCGGCTATGGTCGATGAAAAGACTTTGTCACAAGATTTACGCAATTATATTAACTATGCTCTTACGCAGAAAATATACTATCCAGCACTGGCTATCTCTGCCATAATGGATTTTATATTCTCCAGTGAAAACTGGTGGGAGTTTGAGTATGAAACAATACTGGAAGAGCTGGAACGTTTAGGCCTGGCTAAACCTAATAATAACATACTAGGTGAAATTCAGTGTTTATCAGCAATCAGAGGCGGCAAGTCTTTCGTAGACCAAGAGTGGCACTTGTTTGAAAAGACATGTGCTGCTCTTACCGGCATCCCCGTTCTTTTTTATGAAAAGCAGAATCTCCCTATAGAAAATGTAGTCCATGCTATGAGAATCATGGAAAAGCTTACTAAGGTGGAGTATTCTGAAGAAGTGCAACATTACATCGGCTGTGAAGCCATTAATGACGAACTCTTCTGGCATCCCTCCGAAGAAGTCGATGACTATCTTATGAAAGCCCTCGAAAGAATGAAGACAGTTCTTGGTCTGGATATGAACCATATCAATGATATACGTGAACGTGTCAAGGCTAAGTTTGCTGAATACAGCGGGCAGGAACTGGCTAAGATAGATTTCAAGGATAACAGCGTAGAAGACCAGATGTGCAAACGTCTGTTTGTTTCTATGATTAACAGCCACGACCTGATAACTAAAGAAAAAGAAGCCCTCGATATGTTCAGCAATGTCAAGGAAGGCCTCATTCATTTTACTCAGTCTGGCGAATCTTCCGAAGCTGTAACTAAGGAAGATATCAACGCCGGTATGCTGGCACCTGTATCTGATGCTATGGATATAGAAATGCCGGATGAAGATTACGGCCCCCTCGCTTTTACCGAAGGGGTTAAGGAAGCTATGCTTACAGTCCAGGAAAAAGTAGCTGGATTCATGATGAACAATATGTTTGATGAAATGGAAGCAGCTATGGGAATTTTCCAGCCGGTAAGCTTTGTAGCTCATACTGCTAAAGTTGCCTCGATTCCAGGTTCTCCAATAATGACTGGAGTATCTGTTGGTGGAATCTTCCCCGAAGAAAAGAGTGAGCATTTCGAACTGGAATCTACAGAACCTCATGAAGGAAGTGCTGTAGAAATTATGCAGGAAGTCGCTGATACTGAACTTTCAGATGCTCCTGATGTAATGGCTATTGAAGAAGAAGAAGATGACTATAACCCGTTCATGGGTTGATAAGGATTATATATTATGCCTATAACACCTATATCACCAGATGATGAATTATCGTTGAATCATGGTGCCAAGCAGGATAGCGGAAGACCAATTCTTCCATATCCATCACCGTTTTTCGACCTTGCTCAGACCTATTTCCCCAACTCTATCAAAGAGTTGTTCCAATACTGTGTCTATTTTTATAATACGAACTGCATAGTCCCTGCTATAGTAAACAAAATGGCAGCCTACCCGGTCACCAGTTTTGTTTATACGGCTGTAGAAGATAAGGAAGTACAGAAGAAGTGGAGATTCTTGTTTGAAGATCAGTTGAATTTGCCGCAGACACTCTACGAAATAGGCATTGATATGGGTGTTTATGGCAATTCCTTCTTAGGTATCTATTTGCCTTTTAAGAGATATCTCAAGTGTCCTAAGTGTGGTTCTATACATCCTATGGGGCTCTATAAAAACCTTAAGGCTAAGATAAGAAAGATGGAAATATCCGGTACTTGTCTGAGTTGCAATAAGAAAGTTATTTTCAAGATAAAAGATCGCTATATAAGAACATCCAAAGGTGTGTCTATTATAAGATATGACCCTATGGCTATGGAAATAATAGCAGATCCTGTTTCTGGTGAAAAGCAGTATGTCTGGGATCTACCAGTTACTTATAAGGAAGCTTTACTTGAAGGTAAAGATATGAACCTTATTGAGCACGCCCCTATGATAGTGCTTGAAGCTGTCAAGGAAGATAAACGTGTTGTTCTTCGTAAAGATTTATTCTATCATTTACGCAGACCAAGCTTAGCCGGTCAATGCAGCTCTTGGGGTTATCCTCTGATAATGCATGCTCTTAAGAGTTTGTATTATTTACAGACCTTAAAGAGAGCCCAGGAAGCGGTTGCTGTTCAACATATTGTTCCTTTGTGGGTTTTGTTCCCTCAGACCGGTAATGGGTCTAGCCTTCCTCCTGCAGCAAATATCGGCCTCGGGAGATGGAAGAGTAATGTTGAAAGTGAATTAAAGAAATGGAGACAAGATCCCAACTATATTCCAGTCTTTAATATTCCTATAGGTTTTGAAAGTATCGGTGGCGAAGGTAGAGCTTTGTTACTTGGTCCTGAAATTCAGCAGGAAGTTCAGCAGGTTATTGCTTCTATGAGTGTTCCACAGGAATTTGTATTTGGTGGTATGACCTGGACTGGCTCATCTATTACTTTAAGAATGTTGGAAAATACCTTTGAAGGAATCAGAGACGGTATGCAGCGTTTTATCAAATTCCTTGTAAGTGTATTTTCTAAATTCCTGCATTATGCTCCAGTAGATATTTATATGTCTGAATTGCGTATGGCTGATGACGTTCAACGCCAGCAGATAGCTATGAACCTCGAAGCTACTGGTAAGATCAGTAGCTCTAGAATGCTGTCTGAATTCGGTTATGACTATGTAGAAGAAAAGAGACTCAAGCAGGAAGAAGCTGCAGGCAGACTTGGAGACTTTATCCGTGACGCTGTCAATCAGGCTAAAGCTCAGGGTGAAGCAAGTCTTATCAGTAATGACTTCCAGATGCAGGCTCAGCTTAAGCAGATGGAAGCTCAGGGTGATATGATGGTAGCCCAGACTGTTGCCCAGGCTAAGGCTCAGCAGGAATTGGCAGAAATGGGATTGATGCCTCCAGCAGGTGATCCTAATGCTCAGGGCGGAGATCCCAATGCTCAGGGCGGCGAACAGCAGCCTCAGGAAGGTGATCCTAACGCTCAGGGCGGTGATCCTAATGCCCAAGGCCCACAAGTAGACCCTAATACTGGGTACCCGATAGATCCTAATACAGGTATGCCGATGGATGCCAATACTGGATATCTATTAGATCCGCAAAGTAATCAGTGGATAGATCCACAGACTGGTCAGCCGGTGCCTAATCCAAATGATCCTGCTCAGCAGGGTCAGACACAAGACCCAGGTCAGGCTCAGGGTGGTCAGCAGATGGATCCGCAGACAGGCTTACCTATAGACCCAAATTCCGGAATGCCTTATGACCCCACAACTGGTTACCTCATAGATACTGCTGCTGGTGTGGCTATTGATGTTCCAAATCATGCCTTCTATGATTTACAAAGCGGTCAGCAGATCTCAGAGGAAGAGTATAGAGCTCGTCAGCAGAATACTTCTTTGGATCCAAGACAATCGGCGGGCCAAGGAACCTCTCTTCAGGCTCAACCTATGAGTAAGGGTGGTTCTTTAAAATCCGCAGCTTTTAAAATGGAAGAAGGAGAATTCCAGACTTCCAAACGCCAGGAACAGGAACAACGTGCTAAAGAAAGCCTTACTACAGGTGTAGTTCCTCCTGGAGTAAAGTCTCTGGTTACATCCTTAACCAAGGACTTAATGGCGTTAGATCCTGCAGGGCAGCATCAGATTCTTGCTCAGATGAGAGCCGATATGCCAACACTGGAAAATCTTGTCCGTAGAAGAATGAGCGAAATGCAGCAGATCCCGACAGCTATTATGCCTCCGAAATCTCCAGACCAGGATACAATGTTTAAAGGTACTACTAGAAAGAGAATGTAATTATGAAGCCGATAAAATTTATAACTGTTGAATATTTACCTGCACTAGAGTATATAAATAATATCACAGTTACTTACATACCTCCGGAAAGTAAGGAGGACTAATCATGCAGTACAAATGCAGATTGTTTTCCAGCGATGTCGATGGAGATATGGAAGCTTTCGAAGAGCTGATGACACAGTCATATGACCAGGATGGTCATGTGTCTGTTGTTCAGAAGGAAACAAAGCTTACTGAAGAAGGTAAGTATCTGATAGCTGTTCACTGGATCGAAGAGAGCGGGGCAGCTGAATCAGTTAAAAATATTATTAATGAAGTTATAGATGAAGGATTATAATGCCTCTTAATTTAAAATTTTTAGCCGATAAACTAAAATTAAGGAACCTGGCTCCAAAAGCTAACAGACTAAATCAGGCTGGAACCCAGATAGCTAAAGCTGTCACAGAGATTCCACCTGTAGCTCAGGAGCGGTCGTTTTTACGTCAGATGGCAGATAACGCTATGGCTATGTATAATCCTGTAGCTTATGCAAAAGCTATCAAAGCTATTCCTGAATCTATACAGTACCATAAAGATAACCTGGCTAAATCTTTTAAAAATCTGGCTGCTCACCCATTGACTGGTGCTTTAGGTGCAGCAGGTGCCGTTGCAGGAGCTGGTCTTGACGCTGCTTTCTCAGCCCTTCCATTATACAGTGCTGTGAAAGATAGAGAAGATCTCGACACTGCAGGTATGTTTGAGAACATAGCAAACAGAGGGGCAGATGTTCTCAGTGGTCTGGCCTTTACAACTAAAGGCGCTGATTATCTATTTCCCGGTGGAATAATGTCACAGCTGCCCTTTATGTTTTTTGCCCCATCTACGACTGATATATTAAGTAAAGGGGGTAAAGCCCTCGATAAGTTTTTTGGAACCGGGCCAACTAAAGAAAAGGTAATGTCCAGATTTGCTACTAGAGTTAACGAAAGAATGAAAGAACTCAATCCTGGTTTTACTCCAGGTAATCCGAATCCCAATCTTATGCAGCAGGCAGTTAATGATGTCTTATCGAATGGGCAGGATTATCTTAAATATATTAACAGCTAAAAAATGGGGCTCAGTATAGAGCCCCATAATTTTATTTACCTAACAGTATACCCCCATTACTTTTTGGGAGTAGTATGTTGGAAGATTCTGATTGAAGAGCAGTGTATTCTGAACTTGCTGGATCCAGTTTAAATATAGTTACCTGTTTTCTTTGTGGAATCCAGAAATGACCTGGAGTATCCTTAGCCATATCCAAAGCCTTACTGACAGGAATTACAGCCTTGTCTATAGCCATTCCACCAGGACCGCCGACCGGTCTGAGCATAACATCCCACATATCGGTAAACTCAATTTTATCTCCCGGACCTATAGGGGTATTATAATCTGTTGCCAGCCTGAGGTATTTTCCTACACCATCAATCAACATGACGATTATATCATTTTTCTTTAGCTGCATTTTTGCGTTTTCTCCTTTTCTTGGTGGCTAATCGCATCTGGTTTATTTCAACCAGGCTTTTCTTGAACCGATCAGCCCACTGATCCTTAGCCATATGGGCAAAAGCTATCCAGCCATTCAGTTTATATAAAGTGGCGGGAGGTAGAGTTTCACCATTCTCTATAGCTTTTTTAGCATTGTGCAAGGCTGCTTTGATTATATATCTTTTCTTACGCGGAAGTCTAGGATGATCTAAAGTATTTACGACACACAGCCCCAGAACCTCCTGTTTGTTTCTCATAAGACTTATCTTCTTCTGATTTATCGGGAAGTTGTAAAAAGTGCATATCCTTTTTACGATAGCCTGCAATTTTAACAGCTTGGATAAATCATTGCAGCTGAAGATAAGATCATCTACATAACCAGTGAACACAGCTCCCATATGACCTGCTGCTCTTCCGAGCGCATTATACATCTTTTCAGATACCAGATTTGCCAGAAACATTGATGTAGGTGCCCCCATTGGTAATACATCATTTGAGTTAGTGCAGAGATTTCTGATAAACTCCGCTGCTTCTGGTGTAACTTCCTCACGCTGCTGGAGAACCTGCGCCACAGATTCGCCATGAACGTTGTGGAAGAAATCCGATAAATCTACTTTCATAACATATTTATTAGCTACATGCTGTTCTGCAGCCATAACTATGTTGCGTTTACATATACCCCCATAGGCGAACCTGCTTGGAGCATACATTGGATATAATCCTTTGAGGATCTGCCACTGCTCCTGCTTTACTTCATCTATCGGGGCTTCTATCTGTCTTACTCCACCAGACTTTTTTGGGATATTATAAGTCTGGTACCATTTCTTTTTATCTGCTTCCATACTTATTCCTCATCAAAAAAATTCCCCAGAGCCTAAGCTCCGGGGAACCTTTCAGTGCTTGAATTTTTTCATTTTGGAGGGAGACGGTTTGAACTTGCGAGCATTACTTACTCCCTGCAAGGACTTTTCTATATTATGTTCCGTCTCGATAACTGCAGCCGCCAGCACTGGATCAGGGGGAACAATAGGTTCCATTATCTGGTCCTTATCTTTCTCCCATTCTGCCATTCTGGTTTCTATATCGGACGGGAAATAATATTCTCCCTTATTCACACGAACTGCCAGATTATGTGTCTTATAAATAGACAAGCGTTTAGCCATGTTATTCTGAGTCACCTCTGGCATATTTGCCAGCATCATAGATATACTTACGACAGAATCGCCACAATGTCTGACATAATTATCTACCTGCTGTGCTATCGGAATTCCACCCAGATGTCTGGCCGGAAACATAGACATATCTAAAGCCTCCTTGGTCGGTTCGCAACCAGTAGCATTCCTGATTACGGCCTCTCGTTTAAGTCTACGTCTACGTTCCGAAGCAGATTCCATTTCTCTGGATTCTTCATTTTCCCCCATTTTTAAAGACATCAGTCTGTCTGTAGCCATGTCATTCATGGTTGAGATTATGGCTGCTGTCTTATCAACTCTGGAGGTCAGGAAATTAACCTGATCGAGTACCTCATTATACTTCTTATTGAGTTCGTCGATCCTGGTTATCAGGTCATTCATTTTTTCCAGTATTAATGCAGTGCTCACTTGTTCCCCCGGTTTCAGTTTGATGCTGTCATCCATGATCCTGGCTCTGGCCCTGTCAAGAGCGGCAAAAGCCTCATCAATAGATGACTGGGGGACTTCTTCAGTGCCCCCGGTGTCGGTCTCCCCCAGAACTTCGTCCAGCCTTTGTTCCTGATCTTTCTTTTTAACACCGTTTTTGGCCAGAGCAGAAGCCAGGGATTCTTCAGCTGTGCCCTGTACAAATTTGCCCTTTTTCTTTACAAGAAAACTGGTATCTTTTGGCATGGGCATTCTGTAACATTGACCAATATACACCTCCATGTTTTTATTGGCAAGTTTTACACAATCTGACTGAAGTTCATTACCACTTTTAGTGAACCATATCTGCATCTTTAGCGGATCAGGCTGCTTATAGCTTAAAGCCCTGTATAAATCCTTGCTTGGTATTGCTGCAAAGCTCTGCTTGTTCTCGGGTAATGAGCCATTAGAGGTTAGCGGGCATCCGAGAAATCTCTCCAATGTTAAATTTGTTACAGGGTCTTTACTTTTTATAAGCATAGTTCCATTCATCTGTGCCAGTTCAATATAATCTCCTTTAGCATCTATAAGAGTTTTTAGCTTAACTGGCATATCAGACGAATAAATTACGGGAAATTCTTCTATGTCAGAATCTGGAATCATATTATTACAGAACGGTAAACGATCCATGTTTTTGTTAAAACAACGAAGCAGTACCAATCTGTGTATAAACTCTTCAGCATTTTCTGTCATAGAAGAATTATTTGGCTCTTTTGACCGGAAGATGAGTAGACATTTATCTAGCATACCCTCATCATTCTGGGGGCTGCCTGTACATATTTCACAGCTGCAGATATTGAATTCTTTTGTCAGGAAATTCACAATATCTTTAGCCTCTTCCAGCGGCATATTCATAACAAACTCGAAAGATTCTATACCCGCTCCGGTTTTTATGTCATCTGCAGTTATATTTATTTTATATATAACCGTAGGGGAACCCCCACTAATTGACAATGTATTTTTACCATCAAAGTGGAATTCTAAAAACCTGAGACTACAGTCATTGCCCTCTTGAGCAACTTCTACAATCTTAGCCATAGCGTTTAGCATAGTCATTCCTTCGAATCTGAGATGGATTCTCTGTGCAAAAAGCTCTATAAAGTCAGCATTTTCGATATCTAAGGTATCTAGGCCTTTAATCGGCTTATCAGGCCTTTTCAGCGTGGGTGTCTTTACTAACAGCCCGTCTTCAGAGTCAATATCTGCACGGCTTTTAGTTGATGTCCACAGAACAGCCATGTGTAACCTCCTTTAAATCTTTTACAGTACCCAGAGCCAATAACATTTCCTTATCAGGATTTATTACTGGTATTTCTGTAAATACGGGATCTTTTATAATTTTATTATATATGCCAAATACTCTTGTTACTTTGAATCGTGTTCCCAATACCTGGGCCAGATCCTTTATGATACAGGAGAGTTTCTCAGTTCCTCCGGAACTATTTATTATTATTTCTTCCGGAGCTGGTTGCATATTTAACACTAAACAGGCAACCCGTCTGACAGTGCTGAGATATTCTTCCTGGCCATAAAGTGGATTAGTCAAAGCAAAAATATTGACATGCTCATGTTTTAAAGAATTGTAGAGAGATACAACACAGTCGCAGCTGGTGATTACTATGGCTTTGTCAAATTCAAATCTCTCTTTAGCAGGTCGCAGGAAATCCTTTGTTCTGGACGCAGTCATTCCTGCTGGTGTAATATAAAGCTTCATTTCTTTACAACTTTCACTGCTTTATACAATTCCTTTCGTCTTACTCTGGTATCATATCCATTAGCAATTATATCTACCGGATATACCCATTCAGAACCACTCTTCTTCATATTTTCACCATCTGAAGAATAGATGTGTAAAACTAAAACCCCGTCCTCTTCTTTTAGAACCACAATAAGACCTTCCTCCATATGATTGTCTATACAGAGTTTCGGCTTATCCGACTGCCCCGTTACAGGCGCAGGCTTTGGCTTAGGTACAGGTGCTTCCGTCTTTCCCTGAATAAACACTTCTGTGGGAGCAGGTTTTGTTATTGGCACATTCTGAACTTTGACTTCAGAGACAGCTTTAGCCTTGGCTGCCTTACCAGGCCTATACTTCTCAGTGGAATAAAATTCCTCCGGAGTAAGTCCCAATTCTTCAATAAGAAATGGCATTATTTTTTCTTTATATTCTTCTGAGCGAAAAACACCATTTTTTATTTCTTCAAATATAGCCGGAGTAAGCATATCACCGCATTTTGCATTCACTCTTGCAATAAATCCTGCCTTACCTCCCTCTATACCTATATTATTGCTTTTCATATTATATATGATACCGAACCTGTTTCCCGGATTAAGTGCCGTCCAGTAAACTGTTCTGGCATTGTAAAACCATCCTTTTTCCATATGGATGAGACCTCCTAAGAATTTATTGACAGGTGGAACAGGGCCGAAGCCCTGCCCACGCTATCTTGAAAGTAAAGATGTCCAGCCTTTACCACTTTCTGCCAGACTCCTGATCTCATTAACTGAGATGCCAAGTTTGGCAATACTGTATGCTTTCGCCTGTTTTGGCAGGAAGGCAGAAAGCATCGGGGCTATAGTTTTAAAACCTTTAACAACCGTTGTAAGTTTGTCTAACATAATATCACCTCTAGACTAAATTTTCTAGATGGCTGTTAAAAGTTCGACATCTTTACTTAGTAACTTGGTGATTGTTGTGGTGTTGTTAATTTCTTAGCAGCCTGAATAGCTCCGTCTATTAGATTTTCCAGTGTAGCTGAATCTACAGATTTGAGTGCTTCAAACTGTTTCAGAAACTGAGTTATAAATGTAGCCCATTCTGAGGATTTGTGAACAAAGAACTTCACCTTTATCTCCTTTAATCTTGAATTGGCCATAAGTCTTAATGCCCTGTCAAATAGATAATTATCAGGTAACTGCTCGTCCCAGGCGATCAATCCTTTAGATGCCACCGGAGACATTTTCATCCGCCTGAAACATTCTGTTGACGGAACATTAAATTTAAGCCAGTCAGCTACTGGAGATTCAGTAGGATCATTTATTATTTCGGAAATCAAACAGGTATTAAAATCTCTGATTTCATTAGCCAGAGTGTTCAAGACCTTTTTATCTTCCTGTGTGAGTTCTATATCCAATTTCATCATAGGGGTATCTTCCTTGTGGAATATTTGGAAACATTCCCAGTCTACTGCGCCCCAGATATCTATTGGAGAAGTATAACCTATCGGCCATTGTTCCCAGCTGGTTATAACAGCTTTCTGGGCACATAGCCATAGACATACTGCCTCAAGTTTATAGAATTCCTGATATATAGCTCTCACAAAATAATTTCTGAATCTGCTGTGCTCTTCCAGTGCACTGGCTGCATAATTTTCAACATCACTCACTAACAGTTCATCCATGTCAAAACATTGTGGGACAACACTCACATTGCTCATGAAATTCTTAACACTGTTAGTATAGAGCTGTTGATAGAGTTCGGCCAGCTCTTCTGCTGATGCAGCAGTCTGCGCCGGCAATAACCCAGGCTCCATTTGCGCCACTGGGACACTAGGTTTGAATGCCTCGTTCATAGCCAGCAATGATAACAGACATACAGAACTCCACGTTCCTATACTCTGCCAGTTATTATTACTGAAGAACGAAGTATTGGTGTAGGGATTAAAAGACATGTTATTACCTCCATAGTATATTGTCTTTTCACGGTTATACACTTAGCTTATACCACTAATCGACTAAATCAAATCGTTGACTGGAGCATAGAAAAAGATTATTATATTTGGAGTGACATTAACATTTCAGGAGTTTATTATGGCCCAGATATTCGATGCTCCAAGAGCATTCCAATCATTAAAAAAAGTAATTACAGACGGGGTCGAAAAGACATTTCCAGTAAGCACGGATAACAGAGAACTTACCATCTCCAATGTCCGGGTGGATGACTCCAAGGCCAGTACTTCCGATTATAAAGCGCAGAAGGAACTCAAATTACAGGGCAAAGATTTTGTAGCTCCTGTATATGGCGATATTACTCTTAAAGATAAAAAGACAGGTGATGTAATAGATGTAAAGAAAAACTTTCGTATCATGGACGTACCTGTCATGACAGATAGATATTCATATATTTTAGGTGGTAACGAATATACTGTAGATAAGCAGCTTCGTATGAAGCCAGGGATATATACTCGTGAAAAAGAGAACGGGGAATTAGAATCCCAGTTCAACCTGGCCAGAGGCGGTGGCCGCGGATTTAAGCTCTGGATGAATCCTGAGGATGGTGTATTCAAACTTAAGATAGGAACTGCCAACCCACCACTGTATCCACTATTAAAAACATTGGGTGTTAATGACTCCGACATGAAGAAGATGTGGGGAGACAAGCTGTTTCTTATTAATCAGAGTAAGGGTGGTAAAAATGCTGATTCTGATATAGGTAAAATCTATAAATCCATTTTCCAGAAGGAAGCCCCGAGTAACGCCCAGGCACAGGTAGAGATAAAGGATTTTTTTGATAAAACTATTCTATCTGCTGAAACTACTAAAAGAACTTTAGGTAAGGGATTCGATAAAGTAGAACCTGAAACTCTTTTGCTTACCAGTAAGAGACTTCTAGATGTCAGTAGAGGTACTGCTGAGGCTGATGATAGAGACAGTCTTGTGTTCAAGAATGTCTATGATACCCCAGACCTTGTTCAGGCCCGTATAGAGTCCTCACAGCGTAAAGTAATCAACGACATCAAGCGTGTTATGGATAAGCGAGACAAGGTTACTGAGATAGTCAGTAAGGATATGTTGAATAAACCTGTCCGTCAGTTCTTTGTTCAAGGAACTGTAGCGCACGCTGCTGAACAGGAAAATCCAACTACTATACTTGCTGAAGCAACAAAGGTAACCAGCCTCGGTGAAGGTGCTATTGGTGATATGAATGCCGTTACAGAAAGTATGCGTGATGTTAACGCCAGCCATGCCGGTGTTCTTGACCCTGTAGCTACCCCCGAAAGTGAAAGAATAGGTCTTAACTTACACTTGGCTTTAGGCGCAGGCTTAGATGGTAAAGAACTGGAAACAGTTGTTAAAGATCTTAAAACAGGTAAAACTTCCTATCAGAAGATATCTGATATTTTTGATAAGACAATGGCTTTCCCAGACCAGTACGACAAGGACGGCAAGCCTATTCATAAAGACAGAGTAATGGTAATGCGTTCTGGTAAAATTACAGAAGTTAAACCCAATGAAGTAGATGTCGTCATGAACTCTCCAAAACAGATGTTCGGCTACATCTCTAATATGGTTCCTTTTGCTGCCAACATACAGGGTAACCGTGCATTTATGGCTAACAAAATGTTTGCACAGGCTATTCCTTTAAAGTATAGGGAACAGCCTTTGGTTCAGACTAAGATGCCAACAGGTAATACCTTTGAACATTTTGTAGGTGGTATGTTTGCTACTGTATCTGACCTTGATGGTACTGTAGAGAGTGTGGACAGAGATCATATTACTATTAAGGGTGATAACGGTCAGAAGAAAACCTATAATCTTTATAATAACTTTCCTCTCAATAATAAAAGCTTTGTCGACTCTAACGCTTTAGTTAAAAAAGGCGACAAGGTAACTGTCGGGCAGACACTTGCTGACACTTCATTTACTAAAGACGGCACACTTGCTATAGGAACAAATCTCAGAATAGGTTATTTACCTTTTAGAGATACTACTTTTGAAGACGGCTACACTATAAGTGAAAGTGCTGCTAAGAAACTTACTTCTGAACATCTTAGAGAAACTGCTGTCCAGATAAGTCAGGATGACTTGATGGATAAGAAATCCTTTATAGCTCATTACCCAACAGCAGCTAACGCAAAGTCCCTGGACAAGCTTGATGAGAGTGGTGTAATCAGAGTAGGGCAGAAAGTAGAGCCAGGTGATGTATTAATTGCTCATCTACAGAAAGTAGAAGCTTCTGAAGAAGATGCCAAACTTGGTAAACTCAGCAAGAAGCTTGTAAAGGGCTTTAGAAATGATGCTCAGATATGGGATAAAAATGTTGTCGGAACAGTAACAGACGTTTACAAAGATGACAAAGGTATCAAGGTTTTTGTAAGGACAGAAGAGCCAGCACAGATAGGTGACAAGATAGTAAACCGCCATGGTGCCAAGGGTATTATCTCAGCAGTTATCCCAGATAACGAAATGCCGGTAAACAAAGCCGGAGAACGTATAGATGTAGCTGTATCGCCATCAGCCATTCCTGGTCGTATTAATCCTTCGCAAATATTCGAAGCTGCTGCTGGTAAGCTTGCTCTTAAACGTGGCAAGCCAATGAAGATTGAAAATTTCGGTGAACACAATACAGTTAAAGAATTGAAAAGTCTCTTAAAAGAACAGGGGCTCACAGACAAGGAAGAGCTTATAGACCCGACAAATGGCCAGAGTCTTGGGAAAGTAATGGTTGGTGATAGCTATTATATGAAATTGATGCACCAGGTTGACAAGAAAATCAACGCTAGAGGCATTAATGAAGGCTATGACATAGATTTACAACCAACTAAGGGTGGTCATACTTCTGCCCGTGCCTTGGACAGACTCACTTTCCAGAATTTGGTTGCTCACGGTGCCAGAGAGAACCTGTATGAAATGACTAACTACAAAGCTGAGAAGAATCCAGAACTCTGGCGTAACGTAGAAATGGGTCTCCCACTTCCAGCACCTAAGACCCCGTTTGTTTTTGATAAACTTATGGGCTATATGGCTGCTGGTGGTGTCAATGTGAAAAAGGAAGGTAACAAATTAAGACTCCTCCCATTTACAGATAATGAAGTATTGGCTCGTTCCAATGGTGAAATAGATGATGCTCGTGTAGTTGTATCTAAAAATATGAGACCTGTAAGAGACGGTTTGTTCGATGATAATAAAACTGGTGGCCTGCGTGGGACTAAGTGGACACACGTTCATCTGGCAGAACCGTTGCTTAATCCTGTAATGGAAAATGCAGCACTGTCTGTATTAGACCTTACACAGTCTCAGCTGAATGATATAAATGCCGGGAAACTCTACTGGGATAATAAGTCCAAACAGTTGACTAAAACTGATACAGGACTTACCGCAGGTAAAGCCTTGGAAACCATGTTATCTAATATTGATGTTCAGAAAGAATTGAACAGCTTAAAGGAATCTGCAAAACACCTTAAAGGTCAGGGACTCGATAAGGCAAATAAGAAAATGAGATTTCTTCGTGCTTTGAATCAGAATGACCTTAAACCCGCAGATGCTTATATGATACATAATGTTCCTATTCTGCCTCCACAGTTCAGACCCATGTATCCAATGCCAAATGGTTCATTGAATACAGCACCTATTAACTTCCTTTATCGTGATATGATAATGGTTAATAAGCAGCTTAAAGACTTGAGTTTTTTAGACGACTCCAGCAAGAGTGATTTGCGCAAAGACCTGTATCAGTCAGTTAAGGCTATTCAGGGCTTGGGTGACCCACTTGTTCAGCGTGGAGAAAAGAAGATCATAGGTGCTATAGACCTTATTAAAGGTGATCAGCCAAAGACCGGTTTCTTCCAATCAGTAGTATTCAGTAAGAATCAGGACCTTTCCGGTTCTTCTACTATTACACCTTCTACTGATATGAGTCCGGATGAAATACTTCTTCCTAGGGATATGGCCTGGAACCTTTATCAGCCATTTGCAATCAAAGAACTTGTCAGTATGGGTTACAAACCTTTGGATGCTAAGGTAATGGTTGAGAAGAAAGATCCTATTGCTGGCATGGCTCTGGAAAAGGTAAGTAAGGAAAGACCTGTATGGTTGAACCGAGCTCCGACATTACACAAATTTGGTATTATGGCATTCCAGCCAAGACTTTATAATGGGAAGAGCATCGGGGTTCATCCCACCGTCTGCGGCGGATTTAATGCAGACTTCGACGGCGACACAATGGGTATCTACGTTCCAGTCAGCCACAAAGCGGTTGAAGAAGCTAAACAATTCACCCCATCTAAGTGTCTGGAACATGCCGCTGATGGCAGTATTATGTTAAAACCAAGCCACGATATTATGACTGGTATGTTCTATATGACCAGAAGCGGTAAGGACTTGAGCCAGAAGTATAGCTTCGGTAGTGTGGAAGATGCTCTGAAGAAATATAAAACCAAAGAAATTGAAATGTATGATACTATTACTATTGCTGGCAAAAAAACTACTATCGGTAAAGAACTGGTTGGCCAGGTTCTTCCGGAATCTGTTAAAATTCCAGAGGCGGGACTAAGTAAGAAAACGATGGGTGGTTTCCTTAAAAATCTTAGTAAGACTGGCCCGGAACAGTTTAATAAAACCATGGACCAGTTAAGTAAACTGTCAGCTAAATATGATATATATTCATCTATTTCTCTGGGTTTGGATGATCTTGAACCAGACTATGACCATCGTGATAAGCTGGTGGCTGAAACCCAGAAAATGATGCAGAAAGCTAAAACTGACGATGACAAGCGTAGAATTATAGCGGCCCAACTGCCCAGATTCGATGCCACTGTTAAAGACTATATAGCTAAGCATCCGGAAACATCTTTATCGCAGCTCATGAATGCTAATGGTAAACCATCATTTGACCAATATAAACAGTTAATAAGTACTCCGTTTGCTGTATCTGATGTTAGTGGAAAGGCTTTCCCAGTTATTACAACCAAATCCTATGCTGAAGGTCTCCCAGTTTCAGAGTACTGGGCAACTTCCTACGGTGCTAGAACAGGTATGATCCAGAAAAGACTTGAAACAGCAGAACCTGGTTACTTTGCTAAGCAAGTGCTTTCTGCTACTATTAATAATGTTATTTCTGAAGAAGATTGTGGTACTAAGGAAGGCGTTGTGATAGAATTAGAAAAGAAGAATGATATTGTTGGCAGATATGAAGCTGGCACTAATATTCTTATAGATGAGGCTGAATACACCAGAAGATTAAAGTCTGGAGCCAAGACAATCAAGCTCAGATCTCCGTTGATGTGTAACTGTAAAGAAGGAACCTGCTCTAAATGTTTTGGATTAAGAGAAAATGGCAAAGCTGCCCAAATAGGTGATAATGTTGGGGCCCTTGCTGGAACTTTCTTATCCGAACCAATGACACAGGGATCCATGAAAGCTTTCCACAGCGGTGCCGTTCTTGGTGCAGGTGCCTCTGTTTCCGGCGGTCTTAAACGTATGCAGCAGTTGACCCTTGTCCCAGACTATTTAAAGGATAAGGCAACATTAGCTAAGGAAGACGGCAAAATAGAAAGAATAGAAGACAACCCCGCTGGTGGTAAGAATATTTTTATAGCAGGTGAGCGACATTTGACAGGACCTAGAAATATTATTAAATATAAAGTAGGAGATACAGTTCATAAGGGCGACGCTCTTACTGACGGCCCTGTCAAACCCCAGGAACTCTTAGAGCTGAAAGGTATGGAAGCTACTCAGAAATATCTGGTAGATTCTATGCAGGATACTCTTAAGGGTATGGGCAAGGAAATGAACAGGAAACTCCTCGAAACAGTAGTAAGAAGTACTACTAACCTTACTACTATCAAGGATCCTGGAAATCATCCTTACTATGTGGCAGGTGAGCAGGTGCCTCTGTCCGAAGTAAGGAGCTGGAACTTGCATCGTCAGAACGAACTGGATCTCGACATGGCTCTTGGAGCCAAGCTCGCTGTGGGTGCAGGTCCCTATAAGGCTGGTGCAACAGTTGATAGGGAAATGATCAAGGTATTAAGAAACCTTAGAATCAATACCGTCACTGTAGAAAGCACCCCGATCAAACATACACCTTCTCTGGTAGGTATGAACCTGCTGGCTAGAATGGGTCGTGACTGGGTTGCCAACATGAGCACCAACTATATAGAACAAGGCATTACTTCCGGAGTACAGACCGGAGCAGCAGCACCATTACATTCTTACCACCCGGTAACATCTTATGTAATGGGTCCGGAATTTAATAAGAGCGAGAAAGGGAAATATTAATATGGAAAAATTTGCAGAACAGGTAACTCAGCAACTAGCTAATGACATCGCAGAAGCAGCCAACTATAAATTAGCTGGAGCATTAAATCCAGCACTTAATGGACTACTCAGTGGTATTGGTGGAGCTATTGGTGGCGGTGTGGATGGTTTAATTAGAGGTGGTCTAATTGGTGGTGGCATAGGAGCTGTACGAAATTTAGCCAACAGTCAGCAGACCTGGGATACTTATCGTAAGGCTATACTAAAAGGAGCTAAAACAGGGGCTGGAATAGGAGCTGGTATTGGCAGTATATCTGGCGGTATACATGAAGGCATCAATGGATATAATTTTGCAAAAACTCAAGACTATATTGACTCTGTGGCTGACAATGTGCGTAAAAGCTTCAGTTAAATATTTTAGTACGATTTTTAATTTTTATAATCGGAGGAAATAATATATACATATGGAAAAATTTGCAGAACAAGTAACTCAACAATTAGCTAGTGATATAAATAATGCGGTTAATTATAAACTGGCTGCTTTTAGAGCTGCCCCAACGTTAGGTTTGCTGGGCGCCGGCCTAGGTGCAGCCGGATTAGGGTGGCTGGGGCATAAATTAGGTTCTCCAGAAGATATGTACGATAATGGGCTGACAGCTAGCGGATTAGACCTGAAGCCTACTCCAGCATATGAAGGTCAAGAGCCGGTCCCGTGGTATAGGAATCCGCATGGAAAAACTATGGGGGCCATAGGTGGCGCTCTCGGTGGACTCATGCTTGGCGGTATGTTAGGTGGCCAGGCAGGATTGTCAATGGATATAGCTAGACGCTTTAGAAATAGTAGATTCTTCTAATACTATTGACAAATAAGCCCTCTTGAAGTAGTAATATAATATATACTATTACTTCAAGGGGGTTTTGTTATGCCAAAAAAGAAAATGAAAGTACCTACGGTAAAACCCCCAAAAAAGTTAATGGTAATGCTTTCAGACAGGCTATATCGTAAGATAGCTAAGATGGCAAAAACTGAACGAAGGACCGTATCTCAGCAGCTACTGTACCTTATGGATATTGGCCTGGACTTTATAGAACAACAGATGGATACTTACGCCATAGCCGATACCAGCGATAAATCCAGTACAGAAAATTCGGAAGAATTGTCTCCCGCCATAGGTTTTAAAATAGAATGATGGATATTAATAATTATGCTATAAAGCTTGCATCTGATTATATGGAGAAAGATGAACGTTCTCCTTTGACTAATATTTTGGCTTTGGGAGGTGCTGCAGGACTTAATAATTTAATAGGTACCACAGCTAATGGTATTTCTCACTTGCTTAATGCTGCGGAACAGCAAACCGTACCAACGGGAGAAGCTTTTGCAGACTTTGCTATAGAACAGGCAAAAAAATTAAAATCTAAACCAGATATATTATATCTGCAATCTACTCCAAGAACTGCAAGCGAACTTTCTGGAGGTAATAAACTGATTGATTTTATAGTACCTCCTCCAGCCTTTGTTCAGTCTATGAAACGTACGCCTGAAGGAGTGCTTGAACGTATAGGCAAAAATGGTGCAAGGTATCCGGCAGAGCAGTTGAAATATGTACTTACTAAGGAATTGACTGGAAAGATACCCGCTGATAAATTAAATAAAAACCCATTATTAGCATTAAGTTCTGTTGAAAATTTAGCTCGTGATCTAGAAAACAACACCCATATGATTGTTTCCCCAAGAAACAATTTATCTACCCTGGCACACGAGGTAGGACATATTTATGGAGAAGATCTTTTACATGCCCCAGCATCTTCAGGCGTATTAAATAAAGCAAAACAGAAAGCTGCAGATTTATGGGATCTTCTTGGCGGAAGTACTGACACATTCATGAGAAAAACTCCAGGGTTAAAAACTTTAAGTGCAAAATTTGATAATTTAAAGATAAGTCCTAATATAAAAAATTTATTACGTAATGTGTTATTTTCTGCTCCTCCTTTAGTTACCGCAGGTGCATTACTGACAATGACTCCAACTACTAGAAATACTGTCAGAGCAGCAATACCAACAGAAGCTACAGATAATGTAATGGATTTTATAGCGGATCATCCTGTCGCTGTAATGGCTGCTGCTAGTGCCCCAGCATTATTGCATGAAGCTTACACCATGATTCCAGGCACAAAGCTCACTTATAATTTCTGGGATAAAGTAAATAAGGGTGGTATAAAATCACTCGCTCAATTACAGGGTAAAGTTAATCCTTTAACAAAATCTCTTGGCTTTATAGGTAGAAACTCTCTACCTTTGATTGGTGCTGCGGCACCATTATTAAGCGTTGCGTTAGCTTCTAAATTTTTAAACTCTGATAGTGACAACGGGAGTGAAGTATGATACAGTTAACTCAGAGACTTGCAACCGATACTGATAAAAAGAAACTGGTAAGTAGCATGGAGGATATTACCAAGCATATTATGCGAATAATAGCCGCCTCAGACGAGCCGGTGGACACTAAAGAATCCTTGGCAGATTTTATGCTGTTTATACTTAATGTTCTGGATATTGAGAAGGAGAGAATTAGGTTTGAGACAGTCTGCAAAGACAAGAGAGATGGAAGAATATTACGACAAGCTGAAATGGTACATTAATAAGCTTGCCGTATACTTAACATCAGTATCTAAAATACCCTATGAAGACCTCTGTCAGGAGGGCTTTTTAGGTATTATACGTGCTCAGGAAAAATTTGATCCTAAGCTCGCCTCTTTCTATACGTACGCTCAGTATTGGATAAAAACCTATATGTATGGGTTGGCATTTAAGCACGCTCATGTTGTAAAAATCCCAGAAGAATATCATTTTGTTTATACTAAATATCTGCGTTTAGTTAATACACCTAAATATAGCAAAATGAAAAATAAAATGCGAGCTATAGCTGAAAAGCTGGGGGTTACCGAATCCAGATTACATAGAATAGTAAATGTTATGGCCGGTTTAAAGCAAAGCTGTCAGATAGAATCTCTGGAAACCACTTCCGATAATAGTATTCCAGACTTAAGCGAAAGCTGTACAGACACATCCAACCAGAATCTGGACTTATTAAGAAAATCAGTAACGCCTGAAGAATTTTTTGTTTTGGACCATATTTTAGGACTCCTGGTGCCGGCCCCAAAAACACTAAATTGGATAGGCAATATTTTAGGTGTTACTAAAGAACGTGTCAGACAGATAAAAAATTCCGGGCTAGCTAAATTTAAAGAAGCATACCTGGATGAATATGGTGGAGAACCCGGAGAGGAGTATGTAGATGACTAGTCATCCCTTTTTTTCTTTAACTGGTTATACCAGGGAAAACTCTGTCTGGGGCCCTATGAATAATCTTAATGCTCTTGACACTGATAATTTAAGAAATATAACTACTATTACAGGAACCGTCGAAGACGTAGATCCGGATAATTATACATGCACTGTATTACCCTCTACTAAAGTAGGTCAGCTTACTGAAGTCCTGTGGTCTTCTCCATGGTTTAACTGTACTACAGGGGCTGGATTTTCTCACAGACCAGAAGTACACTCTACAGTTGTTGTATCTAAATTACCTACTGGAAAATGGGTTATAATAGGAACTATACCTCAGCTAGACAAGAGTGGTTTAGATGAAAGTGGTTCTGTATTTAAAAATAAGAAACCAGAGCTGGGTGAAGGTGATATGCAGCTCAGCACTGATGCGGGTAATCTTATTGGGGTGCAGAAGGACTCTCATAGAATAGCTATTCAAAATGCCGAATACTGCAAGGTACTTCTAGAAGACATAGAAAACCTGATAAGACTGCATAGTATTAGAATGTTGATAGAAAATGCTGCTGGTCGTGTAGATATGAACCATAACGACGAGTCTGGTAATTCTACAACAACAGTAACTCTTTATAAAAACAGGGATGACAAGGAAAATTTCATCAAAGCCACTATGGGTACTTTAGAAGATAAGGAAAGTATCTTCTCACTTAATATAAGCAACAAAGTGGGCCTGACTGTCAAGACAGACGGTAAAGTAGAACTTACATGCACTGAGCTTACTATAAATACCATAGGATCTACTAAGGTAAACTCTAACGATGGCGTTAAATTGGCATCTCCTAAAATAGATCTGGAAACTACAGGAAATCTTATTCTAAAAGCTGGTGGTAATGTTCAGCTTGAAGGTGCTTCTATAAAAGAAACCTCTGGCGGTAGTATTATACGTGAGGCCGGAGGTAGTATTAAGGACGCCGGTGGAACTATAATGCATACCAGAGGAAGTGGAACTACGCCATCAGTGCAATATACTAAAGTTAAATTTGAAAATGAAGACAAAGAAGCTTTAACCTCAGATAGAAAAGAACCTCCGGGAGCTACTGCTCCAACAGCACCCTCAGCCTCTGTGGAAGTTACTTCTGTAAGTACCACACCTACGGCTGAAGGAGCCAGTTTAAACAATCTAGCTAATAGTGTGGCTGCTGCTGACATACCCCCAGCGGCTCAATTAAATGCTTTATCTGACCAGTTATCCGCTGCTAACTTTAACACTTTGGCTACCAATCCAGTATCGGCAATAAGCCTTATGATGGGTGACGTTGGCGAAGCCATAAATTCCGTGTTGCCAGAAAATCTTACTTTACCAACTGATCCTAATGCTCAGATTATCTGCCAGGAACTCAGTAGAAGTAAAATTAATGGTGTTCCATATGCTGAAGGCGTAATGACAATAAAGGATAGTTCGGGCACAGTCCTAGGATCATATAATTATGTCAATGGCGGACTTAATTACATGCCATGTCTTCCACAGACAGAATGCCAGTTAATATGTGAAGCAGAGCCAGATGTTACAGACCTTGTAGCCATGTCTGCAAAAAATGGTGATTCAATTCAAAGCTGGAAGTTCATTGTCAGTGACATCTATGATGAAGAATTGACTGGAAACGTAAGAACGGGTATATCTATTCATCCGAAGAGTGGAAACTCTAAAGGCACTCGTGGCACTATAGGTATTTTGGGTTCTACTGATCAGCTGGCTGATTGTAGAAAAAATTTATTAGCAGTGTTGCAGTCCTCCCCTGGAGGTGTTAATATGAAGATAACAAGAAAGTAGGTTTATACTATGAGAAGTTTAGTACCTCTTCCCGCTATGAGCAGTCATGGCGGTAGATTATTCAGGTGCTCCAGTCATAATGTCACTGTTGGTTATGGCGGAGGCAATCGACCTTGTTCTGTGTATGGGGACCTGCATTGCTGTCCTCGTAAACATCACGGTGTGACCAGAGTCTTTTCATCGGGCTTTGCCGTAGCTGGCAGCCGACGTTTTACGCTTACCTATGATCACTGCGGATGTGGAGCTAGAATACTGACACGAGCCGCTAATACATATTGTGGATAATGGAGATAGAATATTATGTTAGAAGATTTATTTTTAACCGATACCCCTACCGAAGCAGGACAATCAGAAGTAGAGCTGAATGAGAATATAGAAAAATGGCCTGAAGAGATTCAGAATATTTTAATGACTCAACTACCTGTACTGAACCAAATTCCCGGGCAGTTAAACTTTGACGCTGTGGATCAGGATAAACTTTATGCTAAAGGTAGTTATACAATACCAGTCGATCCAGAAGGTAAAACTAACGTAGTAATTCCTGTCCTTGTTCAGAATGGTAAACTGCTCCCAATGGATGTGTTCTTGTATAACGATGAATTCAGATACCTTGACCCGGAAGCACTGGAAGAAGTATTAATGTCTCCAGCTCTGGGTGATGAGCTGATGGCTGATGAAGATATTCCAGCAGCAGCCTATACTGGTTTTTCAAATAAGGTTACACCGCCAGGTGCCTACGGTAGCGGCTATGTAAATAGTTATGCCAATAAGACCGGTTCATTTAATTATGCTAAAGTAGCCTCTGATTTACATGAGGTATTAAAGCAACACCCGACTGTCCTGGCTAAAGTCGCACAGAATCCAGCGGCCAGTTTTGTAGTAGATGCTATGCTGCAGGCTAATAGTAAGACTGCTGGTATCAATGGCCCGGCTGCTGTATCTGGTAACAAAGTAATAGTAAACCGTGGACGTGGTAACTTAGTTATCAAATCAGCTGAATTGAAATCCGATGGGACTATGGAAATTACAGAAACCCCCTGCGATGTATACCAACTGACAGACTGGATGAAACATGCTGGTCTCAAAGGTGCCAGAAGAATCCTCAATGATTTACAGAACAGTGGCATGGCATTTACCTGGGAAGACAAAGCCAGTGCTTCCAATAATCAGATAGCTCCAGTTGAAAAGGCCGGATCCTATACTTGCTACACCAGTACTGATCTTACTCCTGTAAATGTTACAGTACTAAAAGTAGCCTCTGCTCAACCTGAATTTTTAGCTATCAGTGAAAATGGCAGCTACAGCTTACAGAGCAACCTGGTGGGTATGCCGTCTGAGGCTATAAAAACTGCAGCACTAAAAACTACTGATAACGTTAAAGTTAATGATACAGTTACCTTTTGGTTAAACCCACAGCAGGAGTATATGACTCCAATAAAGGTTGCCAGTGTTGTAAACTTTTCCTCTGAATCAGCTGGTTCTGGAACAACAATTACCGGCTGGTGCAATAACGGTAAGGTTGCTGTAGTCAGATTGGATAATAAGACTAATGTTCCATGGACCCAGGCAGTTAAACTGTCATCTTTGTCCGCTATCCCAAAAGAACACTTTACTAGCGGCTGCCCAGAAGTGTGGTATATCCCAAGTTCTGTAAAATATATCAAATTGGCGGGGCATACTCCACTGGTAAAAACTGCGGAAGACTATATGGCCGGTAAATATCTTGTCAGCGGAATGATACCAACAGTGAGTGGAAAGATGTGGAAAACAGGAACCAACAGTTATGCGGTTAAACTTGGTTCTGCATATCCTCAGATGGTAGATGCTGCAACTGCATGTGTAATTCTGAAACAAGCGGGCGAAAGCAATGTGCTTGAAGAAGTTACTAAGCTGGCTTCTGGAAGTATCAAGACTTTTGACTATTTAAAGGGCACTATAAGCAGAGCTAAAGAAATGTCCAGCAGACGAAAGAATCTTAAAGTCAACGATAGAAAACATGATGAAAAAGGGCGTTATACTAGTAAAGAACAGAAAGATGTTCCAGCTATGGACAAAGAATCCATGCTAGCTACTTTAAAGGTAGCAGCGGCTATGGATGATGACGAATCTATAGATACTGTTCTTTCTCTGAATTATGTAACACCTGAAAATATTGAAGAATTTAAAATGATGCTACCTGATATGGAAAATACTGAGAAAGGTTTAGCAAAGCTCTTGATTTCTATCAGATTAGGTAATAACATAGCAGAAGAACAAGATATACGAAAAGTATTAGATTGTTTACATGACGTGATTAAGACTCTTAAATCAAGGATGTAATAATATATGCGATACCCCTATGACAGGTATATGAAAGCGCTTCTTTTAAAAGGATACTCTGTTACTACAATAAGTGACAGACTTAGAGCCTTTAAGCTTACTCCACCAACTGAAGCAGAGATGGATAAGCTTAGAGACAGCTTGCTTGTTAATCTTCCTGAGGAATCGCTTGAATATGCTCGTCCAGGGGTAAAGTATGATTTTGAAAAATTTTTACAGCTGGCTGGGGATTCTTTGAAATCTTTAGACATTGACGAGATGATAGACGTTATGAGAGGGAATAAAATTCCACACTGGAATGAAGCCCTCTTAATAATGACCGACATGGATGCCAGAATACTTGTTGAATGTATGTATGTTTATGGCAAAGAAGATAAAGAGATCCTTAAAGCTGTAAAAGACAGATACAGAGCCAGGGTTTCTTTAGAGGGTTTACAGTTATTCTACAAATATTTCTGGGACCTGGAAGGCATGTCTCAATTAGAAATATACAACTATATTGGCTCGTGCACACACCGTAGGCATAGGTCACTGCTTTTGAGCAGCTATAGAAAGAGGGAGAAAGAAACCTCCTGGAAACTGTCCGGTCAGAATACATTGACTTTAGAAGATATTTTAACTACAGTAATGAATGAGTCTTTTGAAAAATTCAAAACTTCAGTAGCTGGTGAGGATACTGAAAGTATGAACAAAACTTTACAGTGGGCTAATATGGCTATGCGGGCCGCTGAAAAGTTGGAAGATATCACAGGTAAGGCTACTCCTGCAGTTGCGGCAGACTTGGAATTAAGACTGGCTAAAATTAAGCAGACGGATATTCCAGAGATGTCTAAACTGAAGGAAGATATTATATAAGGAGTCGTAAAATGGCTGATACTCTAACTGAAAACTTAATTAATGATGTTGCTACGGCGGTACAAGTCAAGCTTGCTGCATTAGACAATAGTTTAACCGGACACGAAAAAACAGCTTTAGATATAGGGGCCTTAGCCGCTCAGGCGAAAAATGCCATAACAAGTCCAGAAATGGGGAATATATTACGTCGAGCTAACCAACGAGGTTTGCACTCCGGCGCTCTATCTGGAATACTGGGTAGTCTTAGAGGTGGTGCAACTGGTGCTGTCCAAGGCTACAAGAATGCTGATCCTGGAGCTTGGAATAAAATAAAAGGTACTATGGGTGGCAGCTTAAAAGGTCAGGCTACTGGTTTAGCTAAAGGCTTCGGCGGTGGATATGCCGGTGGTGCGGGGGGCTCTATTATAGCTGATGCTATGCTAGGAAATAAAGATATGCAAACACTTAAAGGCATGTTTGGCGGTACTCCAGCAACTGCTGTACCAGCAGGAAATAATGCGGCATTTGATGCCTTAAATTCCGGTGATTTTAAGTGGGGTAAAGTAACTGGCGGCGGCATACAACAAACTCCGCGCAGAGTTTGGAATTGATTATATAATATAAATAAATGTCACAGATAAACTGCTCCAAGTCAGACTTGGTACAGACAATGCTCTGTCTTAATAATGAACCTTATAGTTTAAAAGACAGAGCACCTATGTTAACCCTGTATAACTTGCAGGAAAACGATGTGCTTTTAATGATGGGGCGTCAGTACGGTAAATCTACATTTATCGCGTCTGACAGCCTCATTGATTCTTTTGTAATGCCTTTTTTTAATACTCTTTACGTATCTCCGCGCAAGGAACAAACCTCAGAATTTTCAAACAGTAAACTGCTCCCCTTTATAAGATTTTCCCCCACATTCAGATCTTATATGCTGAATGGACCTACTGTTCAGAACGTTAGTAAACGTACATTCTCCAATGGTTCAAGCATAACTTTGAAATATGCTTTTTTAACAGCGGATGCTATCCGTGGTGTATCAGCAGATAAGGTTACCATAGATGAGATCCAGGATATTATCATGGATAATGTCCCCATTATAGAAGAATGTTTGTCCGGTTCCAGATATCAGTGGAGAACCTATGCAGGCACCCCTAAAACTGTAAATAATACTTTAGCCAGATTATGGGCAAGATCTACTCAGAATGAATGGATAATGAAATGCCCGCATTGTAACAAGTGGAATATTCTAGGCATGGAAAATATAGGTCTGGAATATATGATATGTAAGAAGTGTGGCAAAGAACTCCCTAGAGATTCTGAAGGACAATGGGTAGCTAAGCGTAATATCGGAGACAAGGATGTTTATCTATCAGGATTTAGGGTCCCACAAATAATATCCCCAACGGCCAAATGGTCTAAAATAATTGAGAAGTTAAACACTTACCCCAATGCTAAGTTTATGAACGAAGTAATGGCACTGCCCTGTGATAGTAGTGCTAACCCTATTTCTGAGTCAGAACTGCGGGCGGTATGTGACGATAGGAGACCACTAGCTTTAAAGAGAACACCACATACTCAACCTTTACATTTATTCCTTGGGGTGGACTGGGGACACGGTGACATCAGTGTAAGTGCTCAGAAAAACGGACATGCTACAGGCTATACCGTATGTAGTCTGGGATGTTATGACTGGGATGGTAAGTTCAAGCTCCTTGGAATGCATAAGTTTACAGGAAATGAATCTGACCCAATTTATCAAGTTGAATATATTAAAAAACTGGCTACACAGTTAGGTGTGATGGCAGTCGGGGTAGACTGGGGTGCAGGATTTATGCACAATGCCCAGCTCAAACAGATGCTTGATCCCGACAGAGTTATTGAATGGCAGGCTAGTGACAGTCTAAGAGTTAATGCTAAATGGATACCTGAAGCTGGCCGAATGGTATTTAACAGAACCGAATGCATGACAGACAGATTTGTAGAAATAAAAAATAAAAAAGTGGAATTTTTTGCCTGGGAAGGATTTAAAGATTTTGCACAAGATTTTCTTACCATCTGTGTAGAATTCAGGTCCAGTGGTGGACAGATGTATTATGATCATGTACTTCCTGATGATGCCTTCCATTCCTATATGATATGCAAGATGACAGCAGATCATCTACTCCGCACACTATAATGCTTGACAAATCTTTTAAAGTTTAGTACCTATTAAATATATAGGAGGACGAGGTAATGAATAGAACCGAACTCGAATTGAAGGCGATGGGGAAATTCGCCTCATCAAAATACCTGGATGAGCAGGTACCTATGAATGACACTATACTACAGCTTACTAAGACAGCCTCACTCAACCCACATCAGGTTGCCAGAGTCTGTGAAGCTGCTAACATAAATACTTATGACACTCTATGGGGTATGCATAAAAACGCTGAGTTTGTATTCGATATGGCAGACCAGGAAAAAATAGCTGAAGCTATGAATGCTATGGGCAAAGAAGCATCTTATGATGAAACTACCGTTCCTGTAGATTCTATTCGTGATCTCCTTCCGTCAGATACTAAGATAGCTTCTGCTAAAAATACTGCTGGTCTTGAAAAAGTAGCTGCTGCTATTACTGATTACGAAAATCAGGTAAATATTTCTGAAACCAAAGCTAACAGAATAATAGCTAAGCTTGCTCAGTTGAAAGATGAACTTGACTTTCAGACTATCAATGCTAAGCGTTATATGGTAGGTGCTGAAAATAAATTAACACAGTGCTTAAAAGAAGCAGCTCTTCGTGGGGAAGACATCTCCATGGCTTATGCTGCTGGACGTATAGCTTTTCCAAACCACACTGAGTTAATAAATCACACTTTTATGAAGGTGGCTGAAAATCTGAAGAAATATAATATCAGTTTTTCCGGTTCTCATAAGCAAGCCGAAGCAAAGGTTATTTCTGAAACCGCTAAAGGCGTGAGAAACGACAGTGTAGTTAATAAAGCTAACCCTGTAATAAAGAGTTTAAACACTATTGTTGATAATCATGACTGTATTTGCGAGTCCTGTCATGCAAGAGACTATATAGTTTCTAAGATAGATTCTATTAAAAAAGGCATTCGCAGACATGATATGAACAAGGAGTAAATTATGTCTTTCAAGTATGGCAATTTAGCTATGGATCTTGGAATGCCTCTTTTAATGACTGGGGTATTCAATAAGGTATTCGGGCCAGGTAGTTTAAAAGCATCTGCAGCTAACCATTTGATGTTTAATGGATTACCTAAATTCAATATGCCACAAATACCTCAAGCCAGAGCTCCAAAAGCTCCGGGTATTGCTTCTGCTACAACTGTAGATTATAATAAGTTGAATGAGAATATAAATTCTTTATATAAAATTTCCTCGGTCAGAAACATCCGGGGTGAAAGGTCTGATAGTATGGAAAAGATATCATCCTATGATGTTAAAGTAGTTAATGACTTAGTAGATCATATTTATATGACTAAACAAGCTGGTAAAGATTGGACTGATGTAGGTGTTAGTGCTTTTGATAATCTCCTGGCAAAGCCAATAGGTAACGGTATATCTAAATTTTTGGAACATGTAATGGATAAAAAATTGAATCCAGCACCTGCTAAAGGCCGCTTGCTTGAACTATTGGAATCTCCAGCAGCTAAAGCTATTATGCCTGTAGCTGGGCTTACTGCTCTTGGTGGAATTGGCCTTGCTGCCGCAAGTGGGGCTGCTGATCATATTAAAGATTCCGTAAAAAAACAACTTTCTTACAAACAGATGTTTGATGAATTTCCAGAATTAAGCGATATGCCAAGAACACAGGTTGATAAGTACTGGAATGTTCTTAATGACTTTGCCCCTAAACTTACAACTAACCCATTAGTTGCTGGTCAGTTCATAACCAATATGTCTTCTTATGGTATGCGCGGTGTAGACCATAATGTAGTTGGTCAGTTAGCTAAGATTCAAGGCGACCTTACTTCTAGTCGTGCCGGTATGGAACAGGCTCTTATTAAGAATATTACTAATAAAGCCTTTGAAGAAGCTTTAGGTTCTCAAATGGTGGATCCCGCTGGTTACTAAGGTGATATGATGGATAAGATTCTGGATTTTGATCCAATAGATAAGTTCGGAGAACCAACAGTCAAAGTGCTTGGCCAGCAAGCCGATAATGTCAAGCTGGCTAGCTCCGACGCTTATGCTCCCGAAATAAGAGAATTCATCCAAAGCCTCAAACCTGTTGTTGGAAAACTGTATGCCCTCATAAACGCTATGGGGGCTACAGAATACTTTTCCTGTAACAGGAATGGTGACGCTTTCTATGAAGATGCTCTAAAAAAATATCATCATACATTTGTAGAGGACGGCCATGCTTTTATGCATCATAAAAATAAAGATCCTAACAAATCTTATGGTAGGGTCATCTTCTCAGCCTATAATGATAAGATGCATAGAGTAGAGCTCATCGTGGAGTATGACACCGACAAATTAGATAAGAAGTTCGTAGATAAGATAAATAACGGTGAAATGGTCAATGTTTCAATGGGGTGCAGAGTAGACGCTGACTATTGTAGTATATGCGGTCATAAAGCTAAAACCCCGGCAGAATATTGTGAACACCTTACATCTAATCCCGGATTAACCAAGATGTTACCGGATGGGAGAAAAGCATTTGCCATTAACAGAGACCCCCACTTTTTTGATATATCTATAGTAACTATTCCAGCGGATCCGACTGCCAGAGTTATGGCCAAGATAGCTGGAGGAGATACAATAACCTCTTCTGTAGATAGAGCAAAAGAAGAATTTGGTGAACAAAAGACTGCGGGATTTGAAAAGACAGCTAGTGGGGAGATTAAACCCCTGGATATGTCTCCAACAGTAGTAATAAAAGAATCTGAACCAGAAGCTTTATCTGTAGAAGATGAGAAGATATCTGACTGCATGGATAAGCTTATCGACACTTTTGATAGGTTTATGGGGCCGGATATACCAACCGACATTCTGGATGATATTGCTGGGCATTTTCCTAATCCACTGGATTTGCTACATAGCTTTATATCTAGAAAGATCTTTCTACGACCACATGAAACTCAGAGAATAATATTAGTGAGTAAGGGCAGGAAAGACCTGGCAGACGAGCTGGATAACAAACATATAGTATGTATGTCCGATCCAGACCGAGGGCTTTCAGAATTTATGGATAGCTTTTGCGCCCCTAAAATTTTACCTGCCGATTTGCCAGCTGATATCTTGGAAGCTAGAAGCTTGACACCAGATAATATTAAAAAGGTAACTATTCGTATAGTCCTGAATCCAGATGACTGTTGCGAAAAGACCTCAGGAGTTCGAGCAATTCCTGTGGAAATGTCAGATGACTTTAAATACTTGTTAGGAAGAACCCCAAATTCCGAAGCTTATGACTTTCAGCAAACATCACCGGCAACAGATGAAATAGTTACTTATGGCATATTAGGCAGTCTTATTGCAGCCATGAACACCTTACTAAGCAGGAATGTACCAACATCAGCCTTACTACCTTTGAATGCTGCAGCTATTGCTGTAGGTCCATCAGCCATCAGGGCATCCCGTCAATTAACAGGTGCCGTAGCTGACGCTGTGCTGCCGGAAGAAGGGTTTAGTAGAGCGCTGCGCTCCGTCAATATGCCTGTCCAGGAAATGATGTTTATGAATCCTAACAGCCCTAGAGCTGTAGAAGCTGCTTTAGCTGATGCCCTAATCAAAGCTCAAAATAGAGTTAAACTCAGCTCCCTTAACACAGACCATCGCCATTGGACCCCTAAAGCTGTATTGGCTCTTCCAGTTCTTTACGGAGCAGCTAAATTAGCCAGTTACTCTGATGTAGTTAGTACTAAATTAACAACATCTTTACCTATTAGTTATGCAACTATTTTAAAATTCGCAGGAGCCCAAAAAGCCGCTGCTGAATTTGTTAAGAGTGCTAATAAGTCTTGTATTCCTATGACCAATATGGAAAAAAGACTTGAAAATATTTTACTAACCAACTAATATATAGTTGACAGACTTTATATTTGCTGGTATATCTTATCGTAACGTACAGATTGAAAGGAGTACGAACATGCCTACGCTTGGTTCTTTAATGAATGATATCATCACCATGGAAAACGCTATAGAAAAGAAGGCTAGCTTAGCGAAAGGTAACTCAGCTACACCTTCTAGTGCTGCCAGTGCATCTGCTTTTATTGATAATCTTATCAAACGCGCTGAAGCTCATGGCGAAAACTGTGAATGTGAAGAATGTCAGAATAAGAAAAAAACCGAAAAGGAAAATGAAAAGGAGGGTTCCATGAGGAATTCCGACGTAATGAAAATCGCCCGTGCTATTAAGATAGCTGTATTGGACAATGAACACACTCAGGGTTCTACTGTTCAGGTTGGTCCTAAATCAGTAGACGGTGCTGCTACTAATGCTGCCAGAGAACAAGATCAGATTATCGACGGCTCCTCTGTTGAATCCGCTGCTGACTCTAACCCAGAACGTCACAACACTTCTACTTCAAGTGATTTGATTGAAGATGAGCCAGTTAATGAAAAAGATATGGCCAAAGCTCTTAAAGAAGGCCGCCTCATTCTCATGACTGATAAAGAAGCTGCTGTACTCAACAAATTTGCTAGTGTTGGCTATGACTTCGTAGTTGATACTTATTCAGATCAGATTGTTAATGAAAAGATTGCTGAATCTCAGTTAGCTATTCAGGCTGCTCAGGCTCCTGTAAAAATAGCTAGTGCTATGATGAACACTGCCGCCAATAACGATGCAGATGTAAATGCTAAGCTTGCTGCTCTCAAACAGAATGACCCTGCATTATTTGCTGCATATAGAACTTTAGCAAAACGCGGATTACTCTAATATACTAACAAGGAGGGAGGAACCTTATGGATAGAGCTGAAATCATTAATAACCTTAAGGAAGCCTCTTCCTGTTTAAAGAAGTATGAAGCCGAAAGCAAGGAACTGAAGGAAAAGGTCGCTAAGGCAGACAGTGCTATAGCTCAGCTTAATAAAGAAGCCGAAGCTTTGAAGATAGCTATGGATATGGTACTGGATGAAGTTGCCAAAAAGGAAGTTTTTGACAAGTTCGCTACTTTGAAAAATGAAGACCTCACAGTAGTTAAGAAAGCTTTAGAACTTGACCTGACCAAAAAGACAGCCTCTCTGGGCGACTTGTATGACAGTGATACCCGTGTGTCTGTCTCAGATCCTGTAAAAGCCTTCATGTCTGTATTTAACAGCAAGAGCTGATTAAGTAACCTTATATTAAACTAGGAGAATATAGAAAATGGTAAAATTTGATTTGTATCGTTTCATTGATAAGATGGATATCGAAGATGTAACCCTTAAAAACAGAGGCGATTACAACGTAGTAGACAGCGGCGAATTCTTAGTTCCTGCAGAATTCAATGGCATGGATTCAACTTGGCAGAGAAGTAACTTCGTAAGCAGCTCAGATAAATCAACCAGACTTGCCAGAATGGTATGGATGGAAAAAGGTAGAACTGATGCTAGGGCTGTCGGTAAAGTAAGCGTTATTTCTGGTGATGGTGTTAAAGGTAAGACCGAAGTTTTCGATTCAAGCGCAAGCTATGACGAAGGCGACGAACTCACTATAGCTGTTATTAACGATGGTACTGAAAATGCTGGTAAAGTTGGTTTTGCTCCAGCTTCTTCCGGTGACATTGTTAAAGCTATCTGTATTGTTAGTCCTACTAACGACCCAGAAGGTTTGCTTCACTTTGAACTGAAGTACTAATATCAACTAAAGGAGAATCTATAGAATGTCCAAGTTAGTTTATGACGAAAATACCAAATACTTGAACCAACTCTTCGTTGATGCTGTTCATGCCGGCGATAGAGTAAAATGTGCACAGGCTGGCGAACTCTACATCAGAGAAAGAATGCGTGAAGCTCCTTTCTGCCGCAAGATATTGCCACCTATCCCTATAACAAAAGAAGACTGCCAGAGATCTACTGAACACGATACTCTGACAATCATCAAAGATATTGCTCCAGAAGCCGAAGCAGTTTCTATGACTTTCCGTGGTAGACCTAACCACAAATACATTCAGGGCAAACGCTTTGAGATCGGTTTATACAAGATCAGCAGCCCAATGTATACTAAGTCAGAAGCTGAACTTTTAGCTTATGAAATGCCAATTACTGCCCTAATCGAAGAAGACATCGTCAAGATGATGCAGAAAGAAGAAGACAGTAACTTCATGGCTCAGTGTAGAGACGTAGTCTCCAGAAGCGGTAAGAGCCTCAATGTAACTACTCCAACACACAAGATTACCCGTGAATCACTCACTGCACTCACCAACATGATTGATGGTGATGAACTTGAAACCGCCTGCTTCTTAATGTCCAAGACCACTTGGAATGAATGGGCTGCTCAAGGCAATGAAGTATTCGATATCGGTGCCTGGGACGTTGTAAGACATGGCTACAAAGAAGAAGAAATTCTTGGTAGAAAATGTTTCGTAACTCTCAAAGAAGACTTGATTCCTAACAATGAAATCTGGGCCTTCTGTTCTCCAGAATACTTAGGTTATATGTTCACTCTTGACGATGCTAAGTTCTGGGTAGACAGCAGAGCTGACGAAATCTTCTTCAAGGGCTGGGAATTCATCGGCTGTGGTTTCGGTAACATCCGTGGCATGGCTATGATTACTATCAGCTAATCTTAAGCTAGAGCAAGTATCCTATAAATGGGATGGGGGACATTTACATCCCTCATCCTATTTTTATATTTAAAGGAGTTTATAATGAAATATATTCAATTAGCATCTAATCCTGATGATCATCAGCATTATACTGTATGTGTTCCAGCAGTTGTAAGACCAGCTGTAACTTCATGTTCTATTATAGATCTTGGCACCCCAGCAGATAAAAAACTTAAAGGGGTAATACTATCTGACGAAGAATATGCTTCCTTACCAGAAAGTGAATTAGATAAAATAGAAGGTGCCGACTTCAACGCCGTGGATTTGTTTGATCCTAGAGATTTCTTAGAAAATACTTCTGAGGAAGATCTGTATAACGCTTTAGTACACGATGCAGGTAACAATGTCGTATGGTCACATACTGAAGATGACAATGGCACTTTAACAGAAGTAGAAGGTCTTATTTCTCATGGTGATTTAACCGACGATGCTTCCTTTTCTTTAAATCTTACATATACCGCAGCTATAGGCAAAATACCTTTAAGATGGAGTTTTGAAGCTGAAGGTGGCGCAACTCTCACAATGAATGAGAGTGGTGATGTGACCGTAGGTGGTACTTACGAGGCTCCAGTACATGCTCACATAACTGTTACTATAGATATGTCTGATTTTGATCCTGACTACCCTCTTAAGAACTGTGTAGCTTCGAAAACTTTCGAAACTGTGATTGGTGACATTAAATAAGGAGTAGTATATGCCTCATTCAATTAAATTAACCCCTAAGGGAAATAAGCATAAATTCGGTCTTACTATATCATTGCCAAGAAGTATAATCGACCTCAAAAGGTTCTGCCGTGTTAATTCACAGCTCCTTCTCTCTGATGACGAATATACATTCGCAATTAAGGCCGGCCTTAAAGATCTTGTTGAAAAAGGTCTTGTAAAAGAATCACTGGTAACCAGAGCGGCTAAGGCTATTACTAAAGCTCCAGCTAAACCTAAAGTTGTAAAAGCTGAAGAACCAGCTAAGGTTGAAGAACCAGCTAAGGTTGAAGAACCAGCTAAAGTTGAAGAACCAGCTAAAGCTGAAGAACCAGCTAAAGCTGAAGAACCTGTAGAAGAACAGAAGACTATTCTGGAAATACAGGATGAAGTAATCGGCGGCGCTGAAGAACAGGAAGAAATTCCAGTTACTACCAGCAAGAAGAAGAAAGGTAAAAAATAATGGATCCAGTAACCGACAAGAATATTCTTGCGGCAAGGAAACCAGATCCTAAACTTCTTGAAAAGTTGGACAGGCTAGAAAAGCTTGTCCTCCTTTTACGGGAGTACATGCAGGACAATACAGAAACCAACCACCTGCTGGAAAATGAGGAATTTACTGATAAGCAGCTGCATAACTTTCTATTGATGGCTTTAGATTACTATAACAATATGGTAACCCCTATCTCCATCAAAAGTGATATTATGCACTTTCCATCTCTTGTACTATGGCTAGAGGGGGCCGCTATATTTGCACTTAAGTCGGCCATCTTTAAATTCATACGTAACTCATTCCAGTATAATGACAGTGGTGTTCAGGTAGCTGTTGAAGAAAAAGCAGGGGAATACGAAAGAACTCTCCAGCGTATGATGACAGAATTTACCCAGGCAGCCAGAATGCTTAAGGAAAACATCAACATGGAACAGTGCTACGGCGGATTCTCTTCTGAATATCTTAACCTATATACTGCCGGAAGAAGAAATTTACGAAGTATTGTATCTTAACTATAGACTATTTTAACAGAATAGTGTATGGTTATTTGTAAAGGAGGTCACATATGGACGAGTATAATTATGCTGACCCTGGAGATCCAACCGGATCTTATGGTGAAGAATATGATAACCAGGCCGAGTTAGAGGAACTGTTAAACAGTGATGAAGACCCGGACATTAAAATAGGTTCTTATTTAGGAGATAATATGAATTATTTTGAAAAACTGGCAGAAGATGCTGAAATGTTAGAAGCTCTTGATAATGCTGGTGCTTTGGACGGAGACGAAATAAACGCTCTAGCCGAAGAAGCCAATGCTAATCTTGGCGATGAACCTCAGGGGGAAGATTCTGAAGGAGCTGAGGATATAGATCTGGATAATATAGATCCATCTGTCCTTGACGCCTTGAACGAAGAAGAACTGGCTGCATTAATAAACGATGATGACATTACTGAAGAAGACCTGGAAGATATGTCAGGTGAGGAATTAGCAAATCTTTTACAAGAAGAAAATGTAGACGAAGAGGCACTTGCACAACTTATTGCAGATAATGAAGATGCAGAAGATCTGGCTGCCATGGAAGCAGATGCTGCTGGCGAGGATGACGACTTATCAGCTATGGAAGATGACGATGATTTATCGGCTATGGAAGCTGATGAAGAAATTTCACCAGAAGAAGCTGCTGAGCTAGAAAAACAAAGTGCATTTCACTACGATGTTCTCGGTAAAGCGTATGCTAAAACTGCTGGACTGTCCGAAATAATGAACGGCTTACTCGGTAATAATGGGACAGTTAATACTCCATTGATGGCTCTAGGTGGCGCCGGGCTTGGAGCTATGGCTGGCCGTGGTCTTGGACATGGTGCATTAGGTACTATTGGAGGCGCCTTACTGGGTGGAGCTCTGGGCGGAATAGGCAGTAATGCTATTAACTCCCAGAATGACTACCAGAACGTAGCTGATATGGCCATGATAAATAATGTAAATTCAAACCTGAATGCTAATATGCAGTCAGATATGGCTCAAAATCAAGCTATCATGCAAACTAACGAAACTGTAGGTCAGTTAGTAGATGCTGTAAATGGCCTTATGGCTCAGCAGCAGGCTATGGCTGGCGGTATGCCAATGGATCCTTCTATGATGGGTGGCGATCCAAGTATGATGGGTGGACAGCCTCCAATGGATCCTTCTATGATGGGTGGCGATCCAAGTATGATGGGTGGTGCTCCACAAGGCGGACCTGGTATGATGCCACCTCCTCCCCCTCCTCCAGCTGGCCCGGCAAATAATGGTTTAGGTCAGAAGCAGGGGTCATACAAAGGTGACCCTATAGAAAACCTTTTAAGAAGGTTCAGAACTAGTGGATATTGATAATGTAAAAATTATCCCTGTAGCCGAAAACAGGATATACATCTCCTGGAAATTTAAGCAGACGCTAGAAAATTTCCAGGAGTATATCTTTATTTTAGAGAGATCGGAAGACCCTGCTTCTGGCTACGTCCCTGTATTTGAATTCAACCATGACATAGAATATACTGACAGTGTCTGGTTCAAGAAAATCTGGAGAAATCTGTACTATCGTTTTAGAATAGTGCATACACCATCCGGAACAGTAAATTACACTAAAGCCTACAGGATGTCTGTAGCTCCTGATTTAGAAGCTTTAGAGATAGTGCGTAGAAATAACATAATGCTACGCAATCGTAGATATGGAACTGGGACACCCATAGCTGTATTTAAACAGAAGACAGTGGGACCAAAATGTCCTGTATGCTGGGACTACAATAAACAGAAGGTAAGATCTTCTACCTGTGACGAATGTTTTAAAACAGGTATAGAAGGTGGGTACTATGATCCTATCATTACATGGGCCAACCTTACACCCCCGCAAAAAATGGTTCAGATACCACAGTGGGGTGAGATGGAACCTAATGAAATCAGAATCTTTTTAAGTAATGAGCCTGTAGTTAATCCTAAAGATATATTTTTTGCACCTAACGACATGCTGTTTTATCAGATAAATCAAGTAGAAACATCTTCCAGGAGGGGCTATTTACTTCATCAATTAGCAGCTGCCTCTGTACTAGACAGAAGTAGTATAATATATAAACTTCTGAATAAATATCCACAATTAACAGAACAATTAGATACTGAAAGGGAGAAAATTAAGTTAAGATGAGAAACTCAGCAAAGATAAGCTCCTTGAAACATGGACAAATGGAAGCTAATGCTGCTATGATTAAAGAAATTGCCGGGCAGGGTGATATGGAACGTGTTGCTCCTGGAATTGATCCGGAAGTAGTGTCTGCTATTGCTTCTATTTTAGCTATGGATGGTAATGGAGATTCACAGGAAGACATGGAAGCTCTATTGAAAGATAATCCTGAAATTATAGAGGAAATGCTATGAATATAAAAAAGCTAGTTATAGATATTACTAAAGATAGAATAAAAGTTGCTATCAATGGCGAAGAAGTTAGTGGTATCCAAAAGTTAGACTTAACCATAAATTCTGAGCCAGAGCCCACTGCTACAGGAATTATAAAGGCATGGAAGAAGTCCGGATCTACTGACCTACTTAAGCTCAGTGAAATGGCTAATCAATATACCAGCTGCTTCGGACCCTATATAACCCCATTCACAAACAACCTCAATCTGGAAACCGAGGCTATATCAATTCTAGAAGATCCAACTGGAGAATTTTCGGATGATTGATCTTGAAAACATTGATAGGTACCTATTGGACGACTACATAAAGGATGCTTTTATAGGATTCTATCAAAACCTGTTTTTCCAGAATAGCACTGAGTTTAAATACAGTCCAGATCCACAAGTCACCAGACTTAATATCTGTGACCAGTTCAGCTCAAATGACTTGACACCAGAATTTAAACCAACTATATATATTCGTAGGCACCCATTCAGCTTCATGAATACATCTATAGACCAGTATGCTGGTGGCAACATTATGACTGGAGCTAAAGCATATTCAGACCTGATAGGTGGCCTGGTGGACATTGTCTGTTTATCCAGTGTCGAGCTGGAAGCACAGAGACTGGCCAGCATAGTATTCTTTACAACAAATGCGTTTAAAGATGAAATATGCAGGATGACTGGCTTGTTCAAGGTAGATGCTAAAACCTTAGGCGAAGCTCAACCCTTGGATGCCAAATCTACTATTCGTATAGTGGAAGTTCCAGTTTCAGTTCAGATTATGTTCCAATCAAGCTGGATATCTGAAAATATTAAAAAGTCCAGCGATGCTATACTTAATGAGATAGTGATCGCCAGATCTACAGATGTATCAGGTAAACAGCTTACCGGTAAGGTAGGGGAAGGCTGTAACGCCGGAATTACCGGTGTATATACAGACAAGGCTAGCAGCAGCATATGTATACCGATGACTGAAGATAGCCCTGAACCCATCGTTGACGACAGCGATGATTCTGACAATTCGGGAGTGCCCGAGTGTGCACGTCCTAATTCTAAATAGGAGATGATTCAATAAATGGCTATTAATTACACAAAACCAGATGTTGAAGTGTTACAGGATTTCCAGAACATTACTCCACTAGTAAATCTGGCTACCCTACAAACCGTAGTCGTAGGTCCGTCCTATAAAAAACTGAAAGAGTTTAACGACGCTGACTCTACCAGTTATAAAGTAGGCACCTACACAAGAGGCGAACGCTTTGAAGCTAAGTTTCCAGAACTACCAGCTGGTTCAAAGATAGATTATGACAGCCTCAGTATCAGTATTAAAAACTATTCCGGTGAACATGAAATACCTAAAGCTATTGCCAAAGTTTCCGGTAATTCTGGTGCTATCACAGAAATCGGTGATGACTACATTCTTTTTGTAGACAACAACGTAGATTTCAATGAAGCTGGTGTTTCATACCCAGTAGATGAACTCGGAGCTCCAGTAATAGAAGCTGATAATGATGCTGACTGCGTGAGCTTCATCCACAACTCAGAATACTGCTATCTTGAAGTGCAGGAAGTTGTAGATGCTCATACCCTTAAGCTGGACAATCCAGACAGCGTTGTCACAACAACTGCAGAGGGCATTGAATATAATTGTGGTAACTTTGGCTGGTCTCTGGATGAAAATAATAATATTATTATTTCCACCAGATTATCTCACAATGGCAGCGTATATATCTCTGGCGAAGCTCTCAGAACAGACTACTGCGACAGGCTGATTTCTGTAGGTTCAGTAGATGATCTGGAAAGCATCTTTGGTGCTGGCGAAGTAACTCTGGATAACCCGTTAGCTTATGGTATGTCTAAAGTACTTCCATACTTAGGCAGTGCTGAAATAGTTGCAGGTCTTATGGTAGAAAGTGATGACGTAATCGGTTATCAGAAAGCTTTTGAATTTCTGGAAAGCCAGGAAGTATACTGTATAGTTCCTCTTACCAATAACCCAATAGTTCATCAGATGCTTAAAGAACACGTCATTGCCATGAGCGATGTTCTGGAAAAGAGAGAACGCATTGGCCTTATCAATAGTGCTAAGATTACCCGTCAGGTTAAATCAGGCTTTCTTGGAAGAAAGAACTCTAAAGGAGTTTATGATTTTGCTCAAGGTAACATTACTAATAGCGGTAAGGAATTACTTGACACAGTAGACAGTGAATATGCCGAATTCAAGAACATTGAAAACGACACTCCTGTTACCTATACAGTAACTAATGCTATGGAACGTGGTGTTATAATTGTTAAAGGCTACGCTGAAGGCGACGCTGTTCAATACAGCACCAGTGATAATCCAGCAGTCTATAAGAGTGCAGCCGTAAATGCTGACGGTTATGCTGTAATAGCTCAGGAAGGCAATAAGACTATTGCCAGCATCAAGTTCTCTCCTGTAGCAAATAACAGCTCAGCCAAGGATGTATATGTTCACTTGTTCAAAACTACTAAACCAATGGCTAACTCTGCATATGCTTATGGTATTACAGCTACTTCCGGCAGTGTTCTCAGCAATGCCAGCATAACTGTTCCAAACAATAAGAAATGCATCAAGATCAGAGCTTTCAACAAAGGCACTGTTCAGCGCCAAGGCAGATCTATCAATGGTGTTACCCTTCCAGTAGTATTCACAGTAAGCCTTGAAGGTGACAGTGTAGCTCAGCAGATTTCTGCTTCAGGTACTTTCGTATTTGAAAAGAACATCAGCAGCATAACTGTAGCCAATGCTTCAGGTGAAGGCACTGCTACTGCTCCGGAAACTATTGTAGACATCATGATTATGTCTAATGGTGGTTCCTACAAGCTTGACTCATTCAGCGATGAATATGCATCATTCCTTACTGACAAAGTAACTCCTGGTGAAGACCAGCTTGTTATTATCAACAAGAATGTAATAGATCCATATACCTACAGTGGTTATGGTGAAACCAGATATCTCATCAGCGAAGTTGTTGAAGAAGATACTCTTAAAGTATCCAAAGTATACGACGAAGCTGAAGACCAGTTTGTTGACAGTATCTTTGAAGCCAAGAATGAAGAACCATTATATTACAGAGTAGAAACTCCAGTAATCAATAATAAACGTGAACTTGCTCAGGCTTATGCTGATATGAGCGCAAGCTTCGGCACTAGAAGAATAGCCCATGTATTTGCTCCATCTGTTGGTGTTTCAGATGATGGTTATACCACTACAATGGTACCTGGCTATTACTTTGCGTGTGCTGTTGCTGGTGCAACTCAGGCATATCCTCCACAGAGAGGTTTCACAAATATGAGCTTTGCTGGTTTCGTAAAAGTATCCGGCACTAATGATACTTTCTCAGAAAGCCAGATGGACATCATAGCCAGCGGTGGTACTATGATAGTTATTCAGCCTAACGTAACATCTGCTCTTACTGTAAGACATCAGCTTACTACTGATATGACCAGTGTAGAAACCAGAGAATATTCTGTAACTAAAGATGTAGACTATATGGCAAAAATGGCTAGAAATACATTCAGACCATACATTGGTAAGTATGTAATCAACGATGCTACTCTGGAAATGCTCTATAAGCTTGGTGGTTCCTTAATCTCCAAGTGGCTTACAGACGGCACAGCTCTTACCGGCACAGTAGTTGATAAGTTCGCAGTAGATCCTGATCAGAACGACAGAGTTTACGCCTGCTTCAACATCAAGGTTCCTCTCCCACTCAACTACATCAGATTAATATTTGTAATCTAATAAGGAGATAAACTATGTCAGTAGAAGCCACAACTAATCTAGCTACATGGGATTTCGCGTCCAAGCATGTTCAGAATAACCTTCAAGGTGGGGACTTCATTGGTTCCCACAGTACCATAATATGTGCTACAGCACCAAGAGCAAGTGATCTTGCCGGCGGATTCAAAGACTACGGCTACGACCAGGGAGACGGTAGCACTACCGGCTCCGCCGCCTATGCTATTCCTATAGGTGTAATAGACAGCGCCGGTGTTCAGCAGGATCGTCAGCTGGCACAGATATTCGAAATTGGTTCTACCAGAAGCTACATCATGAGTGCTAGAACCATGACTCAGTTAAGCATTAACAGAGTTATGTATAAAGGTCCAAACCTTTTAAGAACTCTGTATGCTTATTACCCAACCAATCACGATTCTTGGCAGGGAACTGAAAACGAATATCGTGACAACGAAAAGCTTGAAGGCTCTGCTCATGGTACTCAGCCAATACAGATGGGTAATCCAGATCAGTATAACCAGGGGTTCAAGACAATTCCAGGTTACAATAACTTCTGGATGAATCTTGCTTCTGATGTATTCAGTCATCCAATGGGTCTGGTAATATTCTGGAAAGACAACGACCACAGAGATGTCGCCGCTGTATATCTTGAAGAATGCTATATTCAGAACCATATGATGAATATCAGTGCAAACTCAGTAATCGTAGCTGAAGGATGCTCCATCAGATGCGACAGAGTATTACCTATTAAGGTAAACGTCAGAGTAGGGACATATCAGTCCTCTACTACTGAAAGCGTAGTAAATAGAACACGGTCTCAGGCTTGATAAGACAGGGCGGGTTTATCCCGCCCTTTTTAATAACATATGGAACAATATTACATAGAACCAATTTCAGGTAAAAAATCAGAAAATGAAGAAGAGTTGAGGAGTCTTATAAAAAATAAGGCTGTTCACGGGCTTATTACTTATGTAATGATAGAAGATCCGGTTTCAATGGAATGCGTTAAAGACGAAGATCTTAATATTATTCATCTGAATATAATAATAGATAAAAAAATACCGGGCCGTAACAAACTGGAGGGAATTGTTGCTGAAACTCTTCCGTCTGTACTATCGGTCGAAGACACCGTATATAATCTGTCAGGTAATGAAAAAGAATACTTGTTCTCCAGCTTTGTCCTGTCGTCTAGAAAATCAGTAAAACATATAGATACTCAGGAATTATGCTCAAGAGTATTTCAAGCTTTGACACTTTCTCTGAATTGAAGAAGGACAGCTTTACCGCTATCTTCCAACACCTTCACCATAGATTTCAATAAAGCCTCTTTAGTTGCTGTGTGCATTGATATCAATGTTGCAGTAGTATAGGCATTCATTATATTGCAGAGTACTTCCGCCTCTTTATCCGCCATAGCACGAATCTTTATAAGAGTAGGGTGCTCATCCTCAAAAATTTTCTGGCCGAATTTGTAGAGCAGTTCGCTTACAGCTCTCAACTGATTTTCTTTTGGGCTTTGATTCTGGCTGTTTTCCATTTAAGTAACTATCCACCTTTACCATTAATGTGCCCAGATAGCCATTAGCTTTCCAGGTTCCTGATTTCCACATAAGATAATATCTATAGGTAAGACCTATACTTATAGCATCTGCTACATTATCATCCCGTTCTCTTATTCCGAATCTGCCATACAGACCATTCATTACCTGAGACTTTGTAGCCTGTCCGTTGCCAGCCATAAACATCTTAGGGTGAGCTATCAGCATTGTAACTACATCTACACCCTTTGAGTGGAAGTGATATTTTAACACACCACCCAATTCACCCAGTTGGAATATTTGAGAATTGGTACTGGCAAAGGCATAGCTCTCTATAACTACATGTTCTATTGGGGACGGGTTATCTATACTATCCAAAGCACTCAGATCAAAGTAGCTATCCAGGACACCTATAATATAATCCATACGTTCTTCCCAACTGAAATTCGGGGAGGTTTTTATAAGAGCCGATTGAACCTGCCCATCAGCTGAAATATAGGCTACACCTGTTCCTGAGTATGATTGGTCTATGGCTAATATCATAAGGACAGTATACAATATTTACAGGTAAAAAGAAAGAGGGCGAATAAATTTATTCACCCTCCCCAAATATGAATATACTATTTCAGAAAGTAGTTTACTTAGTTATACCTGACCCCTTCTGCATCATACGCTGGTAGGCGGCTAGCTTAACCATGTTAGGACACATCTGGGCTTTAGCAGTTTTCTTGAATTTATCTTTATCACCGGACAAAGCAGTAAACATTTCTCCGAGAGGAGCAGAAGCGCCTTCAGCCATACGAACTCTGTTAGCATACCAATGTTCCTGTTCAAGTTCTTCTAGATATTTGAAGCATCTCAAATATGCTTTCTTTGATGGGTTAGGTTCATTAATGCCAACCACTTTATCAACTGCTTCGTTCTGACCAAGTTTAATTCTCTTGTTTACGCAATGTTTTACTGATTCGCACAAGGACTTAGTCAAATCTTTTGCAAGAAGTTCTATGGCAGCACAGTATGTCTTAACTAAAGCCTGTTCAACTTTAGTCAATTCTGTAGATTTCTTCATACACGTAGCAAATATATCAGGATTATTTGTTTTTTCTAAACCCCATATCTGCTTTAATGTTTCTTCATAAACTACAGTTTGATCTACACCCTCTGATTTTGACAGTACTATGTTTACTAAACGTTCCACTATTTCTTTTCGACGTGGACCGTTAAAGTAACCCATAGTTTTCTTAGCCGGACCAATTTTAGCAAACCCATTAATGGTTGCTTCTTTCATTCCAGCAAAAAATCTTACTGGAAACTTCGATGCTTCTGGTTTAGCCGAGGACTTTTTCTTTGTTGGTTTCTTTGGCATTATAGCCTCCTTAATCTTCCCCGAATATTTCCATTTCGAGGGAATTGTAAAATTTTTCTCGGGCCTGCCAGCTGGTTCTAAGCTCTGGTATATAATCATCCACAAGGTCGTATACTAATGGTGGAGTCTTGCCTTCGATAGCTCTGGCAATCCTGCCGACCCGTTGCCTAAGCAACTCATCAAATGAGGTAGGGGCAGTTAGTATTAACCGGTTGAGTCTGGCTATGTCCAAGCCTTCATCAGCTATGCTGGTCCCGAATATAAGCCTTATCTCTCCCCTGTTAGCCTTCTTCAATATCTCGTCTTTTTCTCTGAGATAACTGGTGGTGCCTCCACCCATAAGAAGACCTGAAGGAACTCTATCTTTGAAAGTATTGTATAGAATTTCTGCATGCTGCCTCTGCTTGACCAGAACCAATGTATAGTTTGTGGGGCTTGCAATGCATTCTTCTATAATATTTTCAATGAGTCTGTTTCGTTCCGGACATTCAGACATCCACCTGAACAGTGACGTGTAATCTAAGAAAATTTCACGGTCGCCTATACTGCCATTCTTCGCGCGTCTATATACGTAAAAGTTTTCAGGAGTCCACGTAACTGGTTCCGGAACTTCCACCTTCATAACAGAAGGGAGGGAGAGCCTGTTAACAATGTCCTTATACCCCAGCTTCACAATCACTTTACCGAAAACAGCTCCCATAAGGAACTGTTTGCCATCTCTGCGTTTAAGCGATGCAGATAGACCATACCTTCGTAAAGCTGGAGATTTACCTACAACCTCCATAAAGGAGGGTGCAGAGGAATGGTGACACTCATCTAATATGACGCATCCAAAATCCTTTAATACTTCTGGTACCTGGTCTGAATACTTTTCAGTATCACTCATCAGTTTCTTCATAGTCTGCACTGTAGCAACAACTACGTGCTTACCTGAAAAGTCCTTCTTAGTACCGTTTACCTTAGATACACTGATAGCCTTACCAAAACACTTCTTAGTAAGAGCGTCAACCCACTGTGTAGCCAGAGCAGCAGTATGAACAAGCACTAAAGTTCTCTGGTTCAACAGTGATAAAATCTTAGCTGCAGCAATGGTTTTTCCACCACCCGGTGGGTAACTTATTATCCCCTGGAATGGTGTCTTAGGATCCATGACCTTATCTATAGAAGACTGCTGATAATCTTCCATGGTAAGTTTGAATGGCGGGAACTTAACAGGGCAGCTTATGGTCTGCATTTTGGGGCACAACTGCACCTGCTCCCAACCCTTAACTTCAGCCATAATATTAAAAGCATTTACTGCAGTAACAATATTTTTCCACAAGCCTCGTTCATAAACAAGGTCCCTGGTATTGTCAGGTCTTATCTTCAAAACTCTGGCCTTTATCCACAATGGTGTTTTATAGTTGCTCAGATTTAGAGAACGGTTTCTGTAATAGTCTGGATTCTTCCACTGACCAACCTCTCTAAGCAGTTCAATCATGGCGGGGTGTAACGGACCCACGTCATGAAGTGTGATATAATTACTTATCGTAACTTTTATTTTTAGCATATGAGTCCTCCTTAGTTTATTTACTTGACGCTTATACCCAAAGGTTGTATTATATTATGTATGAACGACTTAATGCACAATTTAGCTCATGACATATATAAAGCCTCCTGTATAAAACTGGCGGCTATGTCCAGATATGCTGCAGCAAGAGGTATACCAAACCCAACCGGTGGAGCACCATCAGTTGCCGGCAGTAAGTTACCTAAGATCAGCGGTTCGGGTCAAGCCCCGGCCGTTGCAATGCCTGCATTGAATCAGAATGTAGCAAACGGTTTAACACAGGTGACAAATAACGTCCCTACAGTGAGTGCCCCAGCCCCACAGGCTCAGGCTACTCAAACTGCTCCTCAAGCTAAAGCCCAACCACAAGCTGCAAATGCTCAAACTCAGGCTCCTGCTGTTCAATCACAGCCGTCGGCCTGGGATAACATAAAACGACTAGGCACTCAAGCCTTCAACGCCTTTATGCCTAATGTCGGTGGTGGTGGCTGGGCAGCTTTCCAATCTAAAGGAAACTTCTAAACCTCCGAATTTCCTCAACTTCACTCTCACTCACTCCTTGAGAACCCCCGATTTTTACACCGGGGGTTTTCGCTTATTATATAGTCTCTACACCGAACTGTTCACTTTCGTCGTCGTCAAGCAATTCTACTTCATGTGTGACTGGAATTGCCAGAGCAGCTTCTTCAGCGTTCAGTTGCTTGTAATACTCTTCTGGCTCCATGATAGAACCATAAGAATCGCCAACTTCTACTTCAACCTTCATAGGAATATAATCAGGCCATGACCACCCTAATGGATGATTCTTTATACAGTGAGATGGAATGTCGATACTCTTCTCCATTCCCTCTGTGATTATATCTATGACTCGTCTGATAGTGTCCTCGTCCTTAGGGCAGGTAACGACAACTTCATCATGGACGAACTCAATCAACCACGCATCCAGCTGCGCCTCACGGAACATCCTGTCGATATTTATAGCAGCTATCTTTGTCATTGAGGCGGCCAATCCCTGGATAGGGAAGTTGGTAGCTTCCCTGAGATTCTTTCTTACTTCCTTGGCAAACATCCTTTCAGGATAATGGAACCCGCGTTCATTTTCAGCTGTGCCAGAATAATAAGTATTTGCCTTGCTTGGTATGCTCCAACCGGCAAACTTAAAGAGTCTCTTTCTGCCTACCATATCCACCAGCTCGCCATACTTGTCCACATACAACTGACATTTCTCAATGTAATCCTTAATAGTTGGGAAAGTACTGAAGTATGTGTGCATGACTTCCTTGGCTTCATTCAGAGGTATACCGGTAGAGTTAGCCAGACCTACAGCAGTACTTCCATATGCCAGACCAAAAGTGACAGATTTACAGATACTTCTCATTCTGTTGAACTCCGGAACATTCTTGATCTGTTCTATTGGGACATTGATCTTGTCGTGATAGACCTGCTTGGTTATATAACTATGAATATCAACAGTATTGCACTGAGAACCTTCACTATGATCTTCGAATGGGCAGTTTGGCACTTTATACAGGCCTTTACCTCCTTGGTTGTGCTCGCAGTGATAGCATGGATTATAAGCTCTGATAAGCTTTTCGTCCCTTGTATGAGCTGCAAGTATTCTTATTTCCTGGCCGGCATAGTCTGCAGAGATTATGCAATAACCTGGTTTACCAGTAAAGCATTTTCTCATATACTTACCAGCCTTCTTTGGTAATTGTTGCACTAGTGTTACGAGTACTCAGGGTTGAATACTCTCTTACTGTTTCCAGTAAGGTCGGATCATATCATGGAGGTGGAGTTTCCTCCACCAGCTATGGCGCTTCGGACTCATTTACCCTTGAGCCCTACTTCCCCGTGGGAATGATCTCTGAACTCAATCCATTCTGGAAATTTATGTTTTAGTACATTATACTTAGAAGCTTCTTTAAGTATTACTCTAGCTATGTTTATAGGGATTACCCACACTTTATTATTGTCAGAGGTGAACGGAGTATGTCTTTTTACAGTGCCTATAATATCAGTATTAAATATAGAGCTTATTCTAGATTTGAATATCTCAGTATACTCATCTGAGTTGCAGGCATTACCTATAAATAGGAAAGATCTCGTATATCCGTAATTCGAATCTTTCCTTAAGATAGTAGACCCGTCATCCAGATACCATAAAGCCAGGTCGTCCAAAGTAAGAGATTCTAAAAGGACAGAATGCGGAGTATTTTTAACATCTGTTATTATAGAATCCACAGTGGATGCTAGTCTATATAAAGGCTTGGCATTTGGATACCTTCCACTGGCATGCTTTGTTAAATCCTGAAATTTAACACCAGTTTTAAATATCTCTGGACATACAATTCTTTTTGCTTCCAACAGTTCTGGTGTTGTAGAAGTATAAATAACTTTATAATTCTTACACTCAGGATGCTTCCATAAAGTACCATCACCAAAATAAGCATTCTTGGATAATAACATTTTTCTTTCAGTTAAGGATTGTAGCTGCTGATTGTCCATTTCTATAGGCTCCTAACATTCATAATACTACCTATAGTATACTCTATTTTTCTAACTTTCGCAAGTATCATTTCTAATTTTGCTGTAGTATAGAGTCTTTAGGAGGTTCCAGCAATTCACCATATTTTAAAACTTCCATCAATTTAGGCATATAATTGAAAGTTTGGTTTGGAGGAACTAAGCCTCCCCGTCTCAGTTTGTGCTTGATTATATTGTGGATGTATCATCCTATCGTAAGGACTGATCATCTTATCAAGAGTACAGTAAGAAGTAATCAACTTATTAGCAAGTTTATACTCCTTAAGATCTTTGGCCTTTTCTACACCAGCCTGCATCAATGCATCCAGAACATACTTATCCATGCTTGGTTCACCAGATGGTGTTGTGAATTCCATAGGGGCTGAATCCTCCTTATTAAACTCAGAACACTGAGGATTTACACACTTGAAATGAGGCTGCTGGTGACGAACACCACATGTCTTACATTTCCTTGGCGGGATAATCCCCCATCTGTTGTAGAACAAATCCTTCAGCATATCATTAGAGTTGATGTTGAACTTTTCCTTAGGATCAAACATAGCCTCGAATTCTGCTTTAATAGCATCGGCTTTTGCCCTCAGGTCAGTTTCAATAGCTTTGAGCTGTTTTACATCAAGCCTGATTCCTATGCGTTCAGCCATACACAATATAGGTAAGTACTTCATTTCTATATTGAATATGAGGTCATAATGTTCAGCTATATCAGGAGCCATAACAAAAGCGAGACCAAGCATATAGCAAGTATCACGGGCGTTGTATGCTGCCACCAGATCTTTGTCTTCGGCCTGGCACTTTACTATGTCGATAGCCCACCCTGGCACGCCCAGTTCTTTACAGGCTACTATCTTCAAACTACGACGCATGTCACCCTTGATCCCATTTCCAGGTCTGGTAACATAGTGAGCTATCATTGTATCCAGCCATATTGGCAGTCTGATACCGGTATTGCTTAGCATTATGTTAAAGTCGAATTTGGCATTGTGCCATATCGAATCCATAGTCTTCAGCTTGTTGGTTATTACCATTAGCATATCATGGGATATGTTCTTAGTGGAGTCGCCGCGTTTACCTACATACTGAAGACCACCTGCCAACTCAAATCTCCTGCGGAGAGATACAAGAGCAGGAATAAATCCTGTAGACGAGTCAACCAGCTTCCTCTGACGAGGAGGTGTATGTTTCACGCTTACATAGAAGCCTATTCTGGTATTAAAGCAGAGCCCCAGGCTGACCAGATCTGCCGTGAAGATATCCAGACCGGTAGTTTCTGTGTCTGCCCCTACCAGCTTCTGGGTTTCCATCTGATAAACGAAGAGATCATACAATCTGTCTTCCAGGCCATTAAGATCAACCGCAGGTAATTCTGTTATCGGCTTGTTTGCAGTCTTTACTGTCAGGAAGCCATCTCCGGCCCCAGCAGGTTGTAACAGATTATCAGATATGCTGAAATCACCTTTAGGCATATCACCCAGACATAACAGGTAAGTATATTCATTACATGGAAGAACGCACTTGCCTTCAGCATATCTCTGCTGAGCAGCCTTCAGCTTTTCGTCGTCATCTATGTGGACAAAGAAGGTTCTGCCCTGACTGAAATATGTAAGACATGTAATAGTATACATATACCAGGTCATCAGACTGTGCTTATCCTTCTGTAATTCTTCCGGAACCAGAGAGCACACGTCTACTCTGAGAACAGCCTGAACTGTCCCCATTATATAATATATATCAACTTCCATATGTTCCTCGTCTGGAAGCATCCATATATTAGAAACCTTACAATTCTTGGACAAGCAGTAAAGTGCCGCCATATCAAAGAAGTCTGCGGGTTTCTTATAAAGCTCCGTCTTTGTTAGTATCATGGAGGGGACAGTTATCATAGCAGACAGAAATGACTTGTACTGCTTTGTAGTGGACTCCGTGATAGTTAGCAGATTCTTAACGCTAGATGTTATAGGTGTCAGTCTAACGTCCAGTTTTGTTCCCATTTGTTTTCCTCCTTGGGTATATTTTTTTAGATGGAACAGCGGGTGAATGCCCAACTAATTTAACCATCTCTGTGCCACACCTTGGGCAAAGCGTCTGGCAGCAGAGAACAACATATTTACAACTAGGACAGATGTACACAATTCTACCTCCAACTTGAAGATCTTCATGAAGATTTTAAAATCTTCATGTTTTTTAGTGAAAAATTCTCACTCGAAAAATACCCACTTTTACAAACGACTTCTGAGAAGCCCATTAACAGCGAACTCCTTCTCAGGGCCTGTTCATCATATATAGAGGGGTAAATGTGAATTTGCGTTTTGGAAAATTTTGTACTCGGTCGAGATTGCCTAACAATACTCTTATACCCACTACGAAAGGGTAAGAAACAGATAAAAAATAAAGAATAGATTAGTTGAGTTCTATGCACGAGGAATTTTACCCTATTTTACAACCATATAAGTATATTAGAGATTTTTTTATTTTATTTTTTAATTTTTTTTTATATAATATACCTTATATAGTTTTACAAATGCCATTTTTTCCTTTTTCCTCGACTCATACGAAAAATGAGCTTGGGCTAGAACCTTTTGTAGAAATAATACTAGGTAAAAATTAATCCCGACTGAGTACAAAATTTTCAAGAATCAAAATTCACAAAATATGTGAGACCCCGGTTAATACCGGAGTCTCTAAACAGTACATACAGAACTTAGCTATTGGCCAAGCTTTAAGACGCGCATTATACTTCTTACAGATTCTCTTTCCTGAATATATGTATATCCTGGTAGTTTGAATCCTTCGAACTGACCTTCTGGAGCTATATCTGCAGAGGAGTGTAATCTCTTGAGGGCTTTTTCTGCCCCACACATAGCTTCCAGAAAGTCATTCTTATTACCTTTATAGATATGACAGGCGAACATTCTGAGCCTGTCCCACATACAGTATAGATTAACTCTGCTTCTGCAGACACGGACTTTTCTATACAGTATTTTATTCACATCGAGTATCTTATCCAGAGATTTATAATCATCTCTTACTATCCTTTTTCCGCAGTTCCATAGCAGGTTCTGCAGTATAGAATAGCGGGCATCCTGATCTCCATAGAGCATAGCCTTGGCAAGATAATTTAATGTCCAGTTAAATTCCTTAGGCCATGCCATTATAGAAATGAGTCGTTTAACCCAATTTGCAGGCTCACCATCAAACGATGCTGCGGTTGCCCGATGATTATATTCCTCTGAACCTTTTAATGCAACATACTCGACTTTAGCCGCATGGTTCAGGCCATATGATGTAAGTCGTCCTGACAGATACATCCATAGCAATAACAGCTGAAATCCCTCAGAAGTGTTTGGATTTATACCATTGGCTGGTATTACACCACACTCTTGAGCTATAGCTGCAAGTTCTTCACCAGACAGATCGAACACTTTCAAGAGCGTTCCCTGAGGAAACTTGAAGTTGAGTTTCCCCATTTCCAAGTAGTCTTTGTATCTGTATCCCAGAGAGCTGAAGGTTATGTTTTCCCTTCCCTGCTCACGGTCAGAAGGCAATGGGTTGAGGTCCTTTGTCATTTTCAAGTTTCTCCTGTTGTCTATGATAGTTGTAGTATTTTGTCAGTTTACTCTTGAGCTCCAGGCTCCTGCTCTGCTTACCCATTCCAATCATCTGGAATTCCATAAGCTTCTGCTGGATCTTGGCTGTATCTACTCCACTGAGCCCAAGACTGGCGCCTATATCAGACATATAGAACGTTGAGTTGATGCTTGCAATTTTGCAGATAACATTCCACATATCTTTATATTCCTCTGTAGCCAGGCAGGCATCCAATGCCTTTTTCTGGTCGTCACTAAGCTCAGATTCATTACGTCGTTCTTCTGCTAATCCATCCATATTTGCAGAGCTGTTAGCATATATCTGGTCGAGCAGATTTACAGCAAAGTCCAGATCCTGCTGTTCGGGAACCAGCTTAGAATAATTGTCTGTGAATGCTCCACGGAGTCCTGCTGCACTTACTACTATTCGGCACAGCTTTTCTCTCATGTCTGCTGTATTGCATAACGGGACTACGTTGTTATCGAACTTGTCACTGATTTCCCCAGCCTTCTTTAGAATCTTGGAAGTAAGCTCCTTACTTATTACTATATCGTCCGGAGTAAGACTCCATATTCTATAGAAAGCGGCAGCCAGCACTTCAGGTTTCAATATAGGCGGTTTGTCAGAGTTTTCAACGTTTATTTTCTCCGAATCAATATCAGCACCACTAAGAACACATCCCAGATCGAAACGTCTCAAATCTGGTGCCTGCATTACAGTAGCCAGTGCTTGAATACCATACTTGAACTCGGAAACAGTTCTGTTGTTTGGGATAGGGTTGGCAGCACATATCAATCTTATTCTGGCAGGATGTTTCCCGCCTTTTATCTTTGTTACGTCTGCTTCACCGTTGGTTCGTATGGTTCTAAGCTGAGACATTGTTTCAGGGGATATATTCTGAACTTCATCCAGGAATACAAGACCTCTGTCTGATTTAGGCAGCAGGCCCCAGCTCATGAATGACCCGTTGCTGGTCCTGTCAATACCACCTATAAGACCTGCAGTAGTACTGTTGGAGGATGCTATTCTTCCAACCCCACTGTAGCTGCACATCCTGGTTACCAGCAAGCTCTTTGCCTGCCCTGAGTCACCTACAAGAAGAACATCAAGGCGGCCACGCATAGAAGGATTACCGTTGAAGTTAAGAGTCAGGGGAGAACAGAAGCTGAGAAGAACCGCAGTTATGACACTGTCTCTGCTATATATGTGCAGGACGTTGTCTCTGAGATCATTTATCTTTTCAGCTATACTCATTGAGCTGTAGATGTTCAGCCTTTCCTTTGTTGCGTCATCCAGCTGGAAGTTGTCTATCTGGTCTGTCAATGGTGTTACCTCTGTGAACATTATAGTTATGTTCTGGTTCTGAGGATTAGCCATTACCACACCTTTACCCCGGTAGGACTTGGAGCTTTCCAGTGAGTTCTGCATACAGAATGCAAGATAGTCCTTGTATTCCTTTGCTTCACTGAGGTTTTCTGCGTTCTGATCGGGCTTATCTGATTCCGTTGCTACACTTGATGATATCAGGTCAACTCTGTTACCACACATGAATGGCTGAATAAGGACCTTTTCCGTTTCTCTTGAGAGTTTCAGACTTCTGGGAGACAGACAGCCTATCAGCTGTTTCTTAGTGTAGTCAATAACCTTCTCATCTTTTTCACCATATACCTGTATGTGCATCTTGTCATATTTAGGTATGTTTACGGTCTTAAACGTTTCCTTATCTTCACGTTCACATAACCCGAACTTAGGGCATGATTCAGAACATGGTGCAAAGGTAGCCCTTGTGTGACTGTAATATGGCTCATTCACAATAGCAGAGACTGTAAAGTCAACTGTTATATCCTTGCCACACAGAATGGTATTTTCTATCTGGCTCAGAGATTTCAGGTTGTGCATTACACTCTGCTTCTTGGAGTAACCGCTAAGCTTTATAGGACTTGTCCCACGACAGGCTCTTATAACATCGCACTGATTTTCATACGGGCATATGCCACGAGCATACATGGTGGCACACCGCATAGGCTTGATATCTGTATTATTAATTGCATAGTCTGTTGTTTCCTTACTATAGTTGTGACACTCGCTCAACAGATCATGTATCTTGTTAGCTCCGGGAATACCGAACTGCTTCAGGAGGCTTAATATACAGACACGTTCATCGTTTGTGAGATTGATAATACCAGCATCAGGATCTACTGATCTTGACTTGGCCTGTATATTACTCAATGCTTCACATTTAGTGAACATGCTTTCTATAGAGCCACCACGCAGACTCAGGTCTTCCCCTTCCTGGAATTCTGGTTCCTTTACCTGAATTTCCTGAAGTTTAAGAATGTTTTCCAATTCTGTGTTAGATATTGGTTGAACTTCTCTAAGAGCTTTCCACTGGTCTTCAAGATATTCGAAGTTATCATCCACGAATCCGCAGAAGAGGCCAGTCTTTCTGTTGATACTAAGTGGCAGTTTTATCATATCACCAGGATGTTCTGAGTCTGCATACTCCTGTCCAGGAAAGAGTTCTACCCCTTCCAGATCAAGTTCTCTGGCAATGACCTGAGTCATTCTGTAAGCTGATCTTGTGGGGACAGGATTTTCAAAGAACATCCATATGTGATAGCCCTTGGATCCGCTATACTCTAGCAATAGCTGTTCCCTCTTTATCTTAAGGCTAGAACTTAATCCGGATATGGCATTGGCTACAGTTTCCTTCACCTCTGTCATAGCTTCCTGATAAGCTTTCTTGCCTTCTTCAGAAGCAGGGTCAGAGATATGACTCTTTACTACAGCTGAGTTAGCGTCGAAATCAAGGACGGCAAATTTACATTCATTACCGTCCGTTATTACATACACAGCCAGGGTTTCTTTCCTGCTCAGATGGTTTATTACAAGAGTACTGTTCAGGTGACACTTGTCTCCAGTCTGATATCTGGTGGCAGCTTTAGCTCTGTTGAGCTCACACTGCCTCCCCCAGTGGCCCGTGCTGAAGCGCGAAATGAACAGATTGATATCTGTTTCAGTGTATGATAGAGAGGGATTTTTATCCATTATTCGCCTTTCTTTATTAGATATTCAGGACTTACAATCTTGAAGGAGATTCCCTTTTCATAACTTCTTACTACCACGCCTTCACGCAAGGTGTCACGATTGAGGTCAGAGAATCCTGAGGCATACTCTAAAGCCTGGTTGACATCTGTGAAACAGGTAGCTGTCTTGTCTGAAAGTTTACCAGAGACGTGAAATACGTCAGGAACCCATTTGAGAGTATACTGAGTATAATCCTGGAAGTTACAGCTGAGTGTCATTTCATAGGTTAGTTGTTTAGCTGCTCCTGGAGCAAGCTTGCCAAGACGTGAGGTAATTATGTTGAACAGATAAAGCTCGAAGTCTTTAACTTTATATGGATTACCCTGGATCTTAGGACCTATGCATTCACCCTGCAGAACAATCCAGTCTTCTTCAGGATGTTCCTGTAGCCAGTGCTTGAGCTGTTCAGTTATCTTCAACTTTTTGTTCAGCTCTATCTGGGATTTCCCAGAGTCACCTGTAGCGTTCAGTCTGAAGTTACGACTGCATACTATCTCATCATACTTTGTTCTTCCGAACCATCCCTTTTCTTTTCTTACAGCCCAGGTGCCACTCTGTCCATCAACCTTCTCTGTGCCATACCAGTCAGCAGATTCTATATCGAGAACTTTTGGGCAATTCTGGATTCTTTCCTCATCAGTCTTCTGTATCCATTCAGGGAACTTGCCGGATACTTTCTTAGGAAGAAACAGTTTTCCCAGCCATCTGGTAGCAGAGTATTTCATAAGCCACCCTACTATTCCCTTAGGCTTTCTGACACTGTTTGGATTGAATCCTTTGGCATCATCTTGTTCTGTAAAATCTATAATGCCCATTTTTTCGGTAAGATCTGTTCCTTCAGGTTCAGTACCGGTATATTTGAGTACCAGGCCCTGAGACAGATTACCACGCATTTTCATTGTCTTTATTCTGTATTTACGTTTTTCCAGAAACTTATATTCTTCAGTTTCAGGAAGCTGGGCACCTGGTTCTATAAAGATTACTTTTTCACCAGGGGTGTTAAAATCTTCTTTTCTTACAATAGCCTGCCAGCCATCTACATGGGCCATATATACATTGTCATAACCTTCCATATCTGTGAAGCTGGCTATCGTTCTTACAGTGGCTAATTTCTTCATTCTTTTGCACTCCTTTTAAGATAAAAAAGATGGCCGGCCTTTGGGGTCGGCCACTTTTATTATGCTCTATATTAGAACGGGATAGTTTCCTGACTTGAGATAGCAACGACTTTACCTGGTTTTACTACTTCTGCATCTTCCACTTCTTCAGCGGTTTCGTCATCAGTAGTTGGAGCAGCCATTAATTCAGCAGTCTTCTTAGCTTCAGGTGTTACTTCCTGAGGTTCAGTGAGTCTGAAGAAATTGTTTTTGACTGTCTTGTAACCAAGTACGAGTCTGTCCAGGAAATCTGCCGGGGCTTTGTCTATATCGCTGTCTTTTTCAAAGTTAATTACAGAATACTGTTTACTACCAGCTTTTACTGGAGAGAGGCTGAGCTTGGTTATTACTTCACCGAGAGCCTTGTCTTCCTGGGTAGATAACATCTGGATGTATTCCTTCATGCTCTTTGTAGAGGCAGCTGACACTTTCAATTCATATACTTTAGGTTCTTCATCATCGAGCAATACAACAGCAAGCTTGTTATATTCCTTGCATGCCTTACTGTTTTTGCCGCTTGCATCAGTAACCCACTTATTGAATTTGCAGTTTTTGCAAGTGCCGTATTTAGTACCATTGATACCGCCAACGCTCTGGCACTCAGGTGCTGGGCTGTCATCCCCAGGGAATCTGAGTTCCTGCATCTTTACGACATCAACTATACCTACTTTTATAGGGTGAGCTGTATCCTTGCCGGGGATTTCAAACTTGGGTTTGGAAGTGTTGTGCTGGACTTTGATAGCAGGGTTAGCCTGGAATATCATAGTCTGCTGTTCTTTCTTCTGACCTGCCCATAAACCCTTTAAAAGTTCCATGGCATTTCCTGGATTTGCTACTAGTTCTTTATTATTACTCATATTTCTGTTTTACTCCTTCAGGGGGAAAGTTTTACTCTTCTAATTCTTTATCTTTTTCTGAATTATGTGTCTGTTTAGTCTGCCCCATTTCGACAGCTTTGTCAAGAAGGTACGCGTTTTCACAGTATTCCTTCTGTTCGCAGCTCTGACAAAAGACAGACTTACGATTTCTCATAAAGTTTCCACATGATATGGCATCTTTTACCTGATCCATATCCTCTTTTATGCCGGCCAGAGCCTTCTCGTACTCTGTACGGTCCCTATCAAGACTAATGAACGTAGTCTTGGATTGTTGAAACTCTTTTGAGTTCTTACGTATTACTTTAGGAGGATCCTTTTTGACCATATATATTGCAGACACGCCATTTATTTCCAGATTTCTCTGCTCCAATAAATGGACATACAGGGACAGCTGCCTCATAGGAAGTATATCCGGAGGCATTATACCTGTAGTCTTATAGTCTACAATCAGGGTCTTTGGCATTTTATTCTCCTGTTGAATACCTAATACCAGGTCAACCACACCCAGTATCTTATGCTCGCCAAGAGTTCCGGTTAATTTATTTTCTGTCATCAGAACTTCACCTACCGGCTGGCTCTGGAACATTACGGAGCACATACAGTTGTAGGCATATCTGTGATGTGCCAGAAGAATTTCTTTTACTTCTGCTGCCGTTTTGTTCTTGTTTGTGACTAGTGCCAGCTCTTCAAACTCATCATTGAATTCTAACAGAAACTGCTCCATCATCAACTGCTTTATTCTGCATTCTTCCATTGGGACAAGCATCGCCTTGACCTTGTCAACAGAATATAATTTGCAGTCGCGTGTGCACTTTCTGCAGACTTCGTTGTGAGCTTGCATAAGTTCGTTGACCTTAGCTAGACCACGGTGACACCCGGATCCAAAGACCTTAGGTATATCCGCAGTCTTTTTCCATAAGCCCATAAAATAAGTCAGGAATACTCTGTAGCTGCAATCTACAAAGTTATCTATGAAACTTATGGAAAATGATTTGTCGAGGTCGGGTTTGATCCCATACCTCTCTAGCAGGTTAGCCATTTTTCTCCTTTCTCAAGGCTATGGTTGAGCTCTTCCAGCTGATACTCTGCCACGACCTTGTAACTGGTTAACTTCGGCACTTCCATTTCTGCCATAACTGCACGGTCGGTTATGGCGTTGAATAGATTTACCGCGCTCTTTTCCCAGCCGTCCGGAGCAGCTCCGTTAAGAGACAACACATAAAGACCTATGCTGCACAGATTCTGGGAAAGTTTAAAATATACCTTGTCAAAGCCTAGAAGCACAACGTCAGACTCCTTCGTATTAGTCATTATACTTCCGCTCTTTGTCCAAAACATTTTTACCTTACCGTTGTCTAATTCTACAGTGTTGTATATACTTTTTGAGGTTATCGCCTTAACAGCTAACACTGTATTTTCTAACATTGATATTATAAGGTTCATTTGCTCACCACCTTTTCTTTAGGGTATAGCACACCATTATAATTTATATAACATGTAGGGTCTTTTTTCTGGATCTCATGCTTCGACCTACCACCTGGCAAAGTAAATTGATAATATTGATTCAGGCGGTCATCTGGGTTAATTACCGTGATTTTACAGGGATTGTCTGTTAATAGTGCTACGGCATTGACGGCCCTCACTATTTCTCTGTCTCCACCAATGCTGTAACTAACTTTCTTTCCTTTCTTTCTCGGTTCAAACGTCCAGAGGTGTTTGCGCCTGAAATTAGCCATAATTGAAAGAAATTTGCTGAACAGGTTATTTATTTTGTCAGTATCTGCATCTCCCGAGTATAACGCCGGCCATCGGCAATCCTTAGGCTTAACTGTTGTGCTCTTTAATTTCAGCTCTTTTCCACAATGATATATAAACATCAAGCATATTACAGGCAACATATCACTGTTAAATATGACAGCCTGGGTATATAGAAGTTTTATTAGCGTATTATATGCAGTGTCGCTATGGGTGGCCCACTTGTGTACATGTGAGCCCTCAGTATCCGCTATTATACTTGCATTTACAAAAGAGATAAACAGATTATTGATCTGTTTATATACAGGATCTACGTCTGGCCTCTGTTCTAGTATAGCTCTGGTAGTTTCCCTGGTTTTAGGGTCACTGACCTGGCTTAAAAATTCATCTAATAATGTTTTGTTAGTCATTCTGGGAAATTTCCCTCCTTTGTTGAAATTCACTTATCTTATACCTTGATAATACTATGCGTATGTGTTAAATTTTTAAGTATCATTTGAAGTTATGGAGGAAATAACATGGCCGTTAATCACACAGCTAGAATGGTTAAACCAACAGAAGCAGACATTAAAAAGGATGAAGTTATTACATTTACACCTGAATCAAAAACGCAAGTTAAAACCACTATTCAGGCTAAAGCTTCAGAACAGTCAGGCATAGAAAAAGAGCCAGAATCAATAATAAAACCAGAACCTACTGAAGATGAGGCGTATAAAGCTCAAATCTCAGATCTTGCTGGCAAGTTGGATCTGGAAGAGTTTTTCTTCTCTGGCGAAATAAGTTATGCCTTCCAGTTATCAAAGAAAGCTTCAGTTACTATTAAAGTATTGTCAGCTTCAGAGCTGCAGGAAACCCAGTCCTTTATGTGGGGATTACGTAATGAAGATATTTCTGCTATTCAAGCTGAAATGAAATATGCGCTAGAAGTTCTTTCCAGAGCTGTAATAAAATATGGCAAAAAAGATCTTACTAAGATGTCATTGGACGAACGCAGAGAATATCTGAGTGAATTACCCAGCATGGTTGTTCCGCTTATTTTTAATAAATATTCACTTTTAGAAAGAGCTGCTACAGAAGCTCTGAAGAACCCGGAACAAGTAAAAAACTGAAGATGAGGCCATCGGTCAGAGGTAAGCTCCGGCTTATGGCCTCAGGTGTAGACCTTACAGGTAAAACTCCAGCTGTAGTTAGCGGTATGATAAATGCCCAGCTGGACTTTCAACTGATAGAATATTATAAATTATTAGTAACTCTACATATTCAGCAACAGAATTTCGAGGCTGCCAAAAAGGCTTTGGATAATATGCTGAGTATTATAGCTATGGAAACTCCAGGTTCTACTGTCAAGGAAGAAAGTAAACAGGAAGAATTTGAACGGGCTCTGAGAGATATGGATAACTGGGTAGTAGAAATAGATACCTCTACATTAACACTGCCTCAGGATAAACTTATTCTCAAATCTCAACTAAAGAATTCTAATCTAAGGATTTAACTAAAGATCTATGATACCCCCTATTCAATACCCACAGTCAGAATGGATGCCACCGGGAGCTGGTGAAGTAAGTCAGCTTATGATGGCTAATGCAGGAAGTAGTGCCTATCAGGCTACTTGGGGATACGGTGACGTTTTAGGTCATTATCTTAATACTAATGCTATATTGCCCGCGGGGTATACCCGTAAACAATATAACGAGGAACGAGCTATGGCAGCGCAGGAAATGCTGCTATCTCCACTTGAAAGTGTTGGTGAATTAGTCTCTGGCATCGCTGGTTGGCATGTAGGCTACGAACTCTTGCCGAGATTGCCTGGTATGGGGTTAGTAAATGACATGTGGAGTAAGGGCTTTACTACTGCAGGCAAGGCTGTTGGTTGGGGTGGTGGTAAGTTGTTTGGGTTTGCCGCTAATACAGCCACCAGAATAGGTGGGGGTCTGATAGACACAATATCCACAGGTCTGACTGGACGATCAACAGGTATTGACTGGAAGCAGGCAGGGGCCTCCATTTCAGGGGGCATTAATTATCTATTACCAAAAGCTGGCGGCACCATAGGAAATATCTCCGGTATGTTTACACTGCCTTCCTTTATGCTGGCTGGAGAATTATCCGGGCAGGGCCAGAACTACGTTAGATCTTTCTGGGATGAATATAAACTTAATAACGATATCAGACGTGAGATGATCGCTAAATCTGATAGAATATTAAGATTTGGTTCTGCTTCCAGTGGTATGGGGATAGAGGGTGGCATGACAGCTGCCCAAAGAGATCGTACTGTTGATATGATAGATAGAATGGCAGAAGATTATGCTCGCAGATCTTCTGTCATGGGTGGTGGTAAATATTCTTTCTATGGCAGGACTGCTTATACTGAGAGAATTAAGGAACTAAAATCAATGCTCAGTGTAGGTACCGATATGGGTATGTTCGACATGAGCAAGTCCATAGATGACTTTGAAAAGAAGTTCAAAGAAACTGTTAAAGTCGTAGAAAAGCTTAGTAAGCTGATACAGAAATCCAAAGGCGAAGTAATGGCTCTTGTAGGCAGTATTCAACAGAATGAGGGCATATATAATCTAGGGACAATCTCAGATAATATTATGCATAAATACAGGGCTGCTGCAGCTACAGGAACAGATTTAAGTACTGTTATGATGGAGAGCCAGGCAGGTGTCAAGTTAGGTCAGCAGTATGGCTTTAACTCTGTATTCAGTTCACGAGCTATGACAGATAGCAGACTTCTGATGGGTAGGGCCATACGTTCTGGAGAACTCAGTCGCGAAGATTTGTTCAGACTCGGTGGGGAACCCGGAGCTGTTACAGCATTGGCCAATGCCAGAATGCAGATGTTCGGTGATCAGGCTGTCCAGGCAGAACTTGCCATGGGCGTTTATTATGATGACAATGGTGTAAAACATTTTGACCGATCAAGACTCCGTGCTGCTGCCTCTGGAGACAGTGCAGTATTAGCAGAACAGGAACAGAGCAGAACTAATTTCGTCAATAATTTCTCTCGTAACTGGAGACAGAATGGTAGAATAATGCGTGGTGGCGCTTTTCAGGCGGCCATGCCAGATGTTCAGGAAATGATTCAAAATGGCGAAATATCCGATTCAGACCTGTATTCTGTATTGATCTCCCAGGTGCAGAACAGGCATAATAGATTTAATCCAGGTGCACGAGCCTTGACTAGGGATGGTGCTTTAAGAGAGGCTATGGCGCAGTATGGTTTTGATCCAAAAATAAGGGCTATTCTGGCTAAAGGGTTAAATGGTGGCTATGATGCTATGGAATATGATGAAAAAGCTGCTGCGGCTCGTTCGGCCAGACAGAAAGTTGCCGACCAACGTATCAGCTTTACTGAAGCTTTCGAGGGTTATACTCTTGGTATAGCTACTATAGGTTTTAATACATTATTTAATACTGAGGGTCCACGCAGTATAGAAGATTATCTTGTTCGCAGAGGACATAGCCGTGCTGCAGTTGATAAATTCTTTAAAGGTTATAGCGATGCTGATATAGACATCCAGAAATTGAGTTTGACTTCTGCTGATATAAAATATAGATTACGCAAAGAAAAAGGTTTTGTCAGTGATAATATAAATGACATGGCTTCTGTTCAGAATTGGATAAACAGAGGATCTATGGATGCTGCCACTAAGAAAGATTCTGGTCTCCAAAAGGTTATGGCTCAGGCAAGTAGAGCTAACGCTAAAGAAGAAGGCAGCATGGAGGCTCTGGTTAATACCTCATTTATGTCTTTTGATAAGGACA